CTGAGCAACTAGTAAAACTAACACAAGTTGAGCTTTTTGATGCCGCATATCTCTTATACGGTTATGCTACATATATTCAAGATGAAATAAATAAGAACAAAGTGGCATTAAATTGGTGCAACGATCAAATGGAAAAACTCATTGTAAAAAATAGTAACGAGTTTGGTCAGTACACAAAACACGAATCTAAGAAACATATATTAGCAAATATGAATTCTTATGCAGCTTCTTTAGAAAATATGCGTGAAATAGCAGAGGCTAGGCTGCAATCATTAGACGGCAAAGTATTTGAACTAAAGAGAAAAGCCGACATATTACTTGAGAAAGGTAAACGATCATGAGTATGAACGATTTTATAAACATGCTTAACGATGAGCAAAAACAAGCTTTGTTAAAGGCACTGGTTGGCGATAGTCAAACATTGTCTAGCATTCCACAGGAAGTAAAAAAGGAAAGCATAAAACAAATACAATCTTCCACGCCCCCTGCAAGTGTGAATGAAGATTTTACAATGTTTAAGCAGGAAAGTACTTCTAATACTAGGAGAAAAGAACAAGTGAGAGCCAGAAAGAATGAGTGGCAAGATACCGGTGAATTTAGGGATGTAGAAACTCCCCAGTTTGAAAAAACCCCTCGCCGTCGCCAGCCACATAAAAAGGTTGAGGTAGAATGCCACGTTTGTGGTAAAACATTTAAAGAAGACGCACGATTCGTTCACGGCGACTATTATCGCTGTAACCGATGCACTGGAAAGTGATATGGAAACTAAGTTAACTGATATTGGTTCAGAAAGAGCGGTTTTAGCTGGACTGTTGCAGCATGGTATAGATGCATATGTATCTGTATCAGATGTGATAAGCCAAGATAGCTTTGGTCATTTTAATAATCAAGTATTATTCAAATGTATTGAAAAAGTTATATTGAATGATCAAAAGGTAGATATACCATCTATTTTATCTGCATCAGAACAGCTTAGTCTTTCTGAAAGTATAAACACAGATCAAGAGTTGAAGTACATAAAGTCTTTAATGGACTTCCCGATCAATAAAGATAATGTGTTTAGCTTTGCAATACAGATGAAGAAGTTTGAATTTGCACGTAAGATAAAAGGTCTTACAGCAAAAATCCATAAGGATATAGATGACGTTACGGGATCAGAATCTATAAATGAAATTATACAAATACTAGAAAACCCAGTTACAGATTTTTTACGAGAAGACGATAGTGGTGATCTTCCAGAGAAAATTGGCAAGGATGCCAAACAATATTTAGAATTTCTAGAAGAGAACAAATGTGATATCATAGGAATACCAACGGGCTTCAACAAGTACGATGAAGCAATCGGTGGAGGATTAAGAAGGAAATGCGTTGACTTAATATCAGCACGACCAAAGGTTGGTAAAAGCGTATTTGCTGATAATGTAGCTTTAAATGTATCTTCTAAAGGAACACCGGTACTGATGTTAGATACTGAAATGAGTAAGGAAGATCATTTGAATAGATTATTAGCAAACATAAGCGGAGTTCCAATCAATGAAATTGCTACCGGTAGATTCACAGAGGATGATGAAAAACGACAAAAAGTATTAGACGCTATTGAAAAGATTGAATCCATACCGTATAGTTACGTTAGCGTTGCAGGAAAACCATTTGAACAAATACTCAACTTGATTAGACGATGGGTAATGCAAGACGTTAGAATGGATGACAATGGTAAAACAAATAACTGTCTAATCATATACGATTATCTTAAATTGATGTCTTCTAGCTCAATAACTAATAACATACAAGAATACCAAGCACTGGGCTTTCAAATTACTTCTCTTCATAATCTTTGCGTAAAGCTTGATATACCATGCCTTTCATTCGTTCAGCTGAACCGCGATGGTATAACTAAAGAAAGTACAGATGCTGTTAGCGGCTCAGATAGACTAATTTGGCTATGTACTTCGTTTAGTATCTTCAAAGCTAAGTCGCCAGAAGAGTTGGCGGAAGATGGTCCAAATGCTGGCAATAGAAAATTAGTTCCTATTGTATCAAGACACGGCGGCGGATTAGACGATGGGGATTACATAAATATGGTTATGCAAGGATCACATGCCAAGCTAAGAGAACTAAAGACCAGAAATGAATTTAAGAATCAACCAGTAGGAGATACTGGTATGGTAGATCAAGATACACTAGATAAACTAAAAATAAATGGACTTGCAGAAGATCAAGAGTGAACTAAATAATCGTGCGGAAGAAGTATTTTCAAGCCTTGGTATGAAGTACGAGGTTTTAGGAGATAATATATATTGTAATTGTCCTGTACATGATGGCAGTGATAATCCAAGAGCTTTTTCTTTTTCAAAAGATAAAGGCATATGGAAGTGTTGGACTAGAGATTGTCAAGAGCAATATAGGAACGATATCTTTGGAGTCATTAGAGGATCACTATCAAAAGAAACTGGAATTGATGCTGGTTTTTCAGAAGCCCTAAAGTGGTCTTGTAGTTTTCTAGGTATAAATAAACAAGGCAAATCTAAAGTAGTTTCTAAGCCCAAGCTTGAAGAAGATGATTTCTCTAAGCTCGTAAATACCATAAACTCTAGTATTGCTCTAGATCAAGATTATCCAGCAATTAAAGAAGACATTTGTTCAGAATTACCATCGAAATATTTTCTTTCTAGAGGTTTTAAACCAGAAACATTAATACATTTTGGTGTTGGAGACTGTACTGATAAATCATCCAAGTTATATGATAGATCTATTATACCTATCCATAATGACACTGGGGAAAAGGTCATAGCATGTATAGCTAGATCGATTAAAGAATATAAGCACCCTAAATTTTTGCTAGACCCCAAAGGTTTTGACAAAAGATATTTTTTTTATAATTATCACAGAGCTATAATCAATGTACGCAAAACTTCTTCACTAGTTTTGGTAGAGGGTCAGGGCGATGTATGGAGACTTCATGAGGCTGGCATCACACAATCTATGAGTATTTTTGGAAGAACTCTTAGCAAAGAACAAGAAACAAAACTGTACAAAATGCCACTTACGCATATAGTAGTTCTAATGGATAACGACCAAGCTGGAAGAGAAGCGAAGGTACAGTTACAAAGACAGCTAGGCAGAATGTATAAGCTATCTTTTCCAAGAATACCAACTAAAGACGTTGGTGAAATGAGCGTAGAACAAATCAATAAAATAGTAATACCACAAATTCGGGGAATAGTTAATGGTTAAAATAATAGGTATATCTGGTAGAAAACAGTCTGGGAAAAATACCATTGCTAATTATATCAATGGTGATATTTTACAGGGTAAGTCAATGATTGAACAATTTTTTATTGAGGATGACGGTAATCTAGCAATACAGACTAAAGACTCTACAGGGACCAGTGGCTATGGAATATTCGATGTTACTAGAAAAGACAATACATTTGTTGAATATGCACAAAGAGAATTGTGGCCTTATGTAAAGGTATACCATTTCGCAGATTACTTGAAAGACATGTGCGTAAACTTGTTTGGATTCAAGCCAGATAATGTATATGGCACAGATGATCAAAAAAATGAATTAACAAGTATCAAATGGGAAGATATACCAAATAATAATGATAATAAATCGGGATATATGACACATAGAGAATTTTTGGAGCATTTTGGAACAAAGATTATACGAAAAATAAAGTCAACCGCTTGGGTAGATGCTACAATAAATAAGGTATTGAGTGAAAAATCTCGGTTAGCAATTATACCAGATGTACGATTTCCTAATGAGGTAAAATCTATAAAAGACAATGGAGGTATTGTCATACGTCTTACAAGGAATATATTCAACAGTGATTCTGAGTCCGAATCATCACTAGATAGTGATAAATTTGATTGGCATAATTTTGATATGGTCATTGATAATCATAATATGACACTAGAAACTTTATGTTGTGAACTTAAAAATAATACTTTTTGGAGAATTTGAATGCTAGTAACATACATAAGGTCATCTAGTTATAACAATTACGCCTATTGCCAAATGCAATACTTTATAACCTATGTTCTGGGTCATCAACCTGACAGTGGCAAGAAAGCAGAACTTGGAACAATAGTGCATAAAGTTTTAGAGGTATTAGCCAAATTAAAGTTATATCAGCAAACCAATGAGAAAAAACTAAAGTTATCAATCACAGATGATGCACTTGGAGACATATCTATCAAAAAGAATGAGTTTCTTCAAAGCAGTCTAGTGGAGCAATTAATATCTAAAAGTTTTGAGTTTTATACATCTAGCTCCAAAAACTCTTTTACAAACTCGGATAAAAAGCAATGTGCTGAATTAGTCTGGAACACATTAAAATATAATGATGGACAATTTGATCCAAGACATAGGAAGATAGTGGCAGCAGAACCACATTTTGATATCCCAATCGATGAAGATTGGGCATTTTATGAATACGAAATAAATGGTGAGAAAGTAAAGGGACAGTTAGCCATAAAGGGAACTATTGATTTAGTCACTGAAACTGATGATGGAATAATAGAGGTAATAGATTGGAAAACCGGCAAAAGGTTAGATTGGGCTACTGGCGAAGAAAAAACATACGAAAAGCTATGTGCAGATCCACAATTATTACTATATAATTATGCAATTTCTAAGCTGTTTCCAGACTATAAACAGTCTATAATGAGTATCTTTTTCATAAAAGATGGCGGTCCTTTTTCAATGTGTTTTGATGAAAGTGATCAGAATAAGTTCAAAAAGATGCTAAAAAACAGATTTTTAGATATAAAACAAAACAATACACCGCAGCCAATATCACAGAACAGAGATAATTGGAAATGCACTAAATTATGCCATTATTGCAAGCATAACTGGCCGGGGACAGATCAGAATATGTGTATATACATAGAGAATAACTTAAAAACTAATGGTATGGATCACACTATTAAGGAATGCACAAGGGAAGGCTTTAACATAGGATTTTACTCCGCTCCGGGTTAATATGGATAAATTACTAACAATAGGAATGGCAACACACGATGACTATGATGGAGTATTTTTCTCCATACAGTCATTACGCATGTATCATGATATATGTAATACAAACAATGTAGAATTTATTGTTTTAGACAATAACTCTGCTAGTGAACATGGAAAAGCTTGCAAATCATTTATTGAAAATCAAGTACACGGAAAGTACATCATTAATACTGATCAAAATAGTTCTTTCAACAAATACAAGATAGTAGACCACGCCACTGGGAAATATGTATTAATTATAGATTGCCATGTGTTAATAGAAAAAAATGGAATAGATAATTTATTAAAATACTTCCAAGACAATCCAAACTGTAAAGACTTAATACAAGGACCGCTATGGTACGATGATTTAAAAAATATATCAACACACTTTGATCCCACATGGCGTGGCGATATGTTTGGGATATGGGCTACAAACAAGGAAAAATATGACACTGGCCTCCCGTTTGAAATACCAATGCAGGGTATGGGTATGCTTGCGTTCGAAAGATCAAACTGGGTTGGTATCAATCAACACTTTAAAGGTTTTGGTGCAGAAGAAGGATATATAGCAGAAAAGTTCAAAAGAAGAGGAGGCAAAAACATATGCCTTCCATACTTAAAGTGGAACCATAGATTTGGTAGACCTAACGGTGTAAAATATCCACTAATTCTAGAAGATAGAATTTGGAATTATTTTATAGGATGGCTAGAGATAACACAAAATCCAAATGACATAATGATATCAAGTATATACAACTATTTTAGAAATAGAATACCAAAAGACAAACTAGATAATATGCTTCAAGAAGCTATATCAACATTAGGAGACAAAAATGCCACTTCCAAAGAGAAATAAAGATGAAAATAAAGATAAATTTGTTTCAAGATGCATGAGTAATGAAACTATGAAAAGTGAATATCCAAATTCACAACAGAGAGTAGCAATTTGCATAGATCAAGCAACAGCCGATTGCGGCTGTATAGAAGCGGCAGATTTCAAACTACAGGTTGAAGCATTTGGTTATGAAGAAGAAATTAACGAAAATAATCTTCATATACCATTAGCAGCAGAATATGAAGACTTTGGAGAGATAACAGAAGAATACGATATAGCGGCAGAAAGACCCGGATTATGGGAAAACATTCGTAAGAAGAAAGAGCGAGAAGGTAAGAAGTATAAACCAGCAAAACCGGGAGATCCAGACCGTCCAGATCCAAAATCTTGGAAAAAGGCACAGTCTGAAGATGGCAGTGAAATGGCTATTGAACAAATACAAAAGATGCATGATCAACTTATGGAAATCGTTATGAAATTAAAAACTATGTCTTTAGACGTAGAATTCCAAGATTGGACCAAGGATATGATTTCTAAGGCTGAGATTTATGTACAAAACGTATATGACTTTGTTAAGTATTATGAACCCGGTAAGTATGAAGATGAATACACCGACAAAGAAAAAGACGATGAAGAAGAAGTAGAAGAGCCTTCAGAAGTTGAGACAGAAGAACCAGAAATGGAAATGGAAGAAGGTGCCTATGAATATCAAGATCCAAAGACCGGAGAAATCTATACTTATAGGCGAAAAGGTTATTATGAAAGAGATGGAAGAACTTTAATGTATATGGGTGAAGCAAGCGAATACCAAGGAAGAAAGGTAACGCTCAACAAACCATTTAGAACTCCTAGTGGCCCCAAGAAATTTGCGGTTTATGTCAAAAATGAAAGTGGCAATGTTGTTATTGTAAGGTTTGGTGATCCAAACATGACCATCAAAAAGAACATTCCAGAAAGACGAAAAAGCTTTAGAGCTAGACATAACTGCGACAATCCGGGTCCAAAATGGAAAGCCAGATATTGGGCTTGTAAGAGTTGGTGAGCTTCATAACGGTGGGATTCTAGTGTCTAAAAGAATACAAGATATAGATGTGTTAATTCAGCAGAAGAAGATAAATACTCTCACATACACAGATAATCCAAAATTTCTTGAAGTTAAGTACAACTTAGATTGGAAAAATATACTAGATCCCCCACCGGCCAATGATAGTATAATAGTAGCAAATGAATTAAATTACTTATCTAGACTTACATCTAAGATTTCAGATAATCAAAAAAAATTAATAAAATCAGTTGATAAAGATCCAAAATATTTATTCAATGATGTTTTGTTGAAAAAAGAACTTGACTTTCCAGATGAAATGTTTGACAGATATTACAGTATTTTAAAAAATTGCATTCTTAATGTCAAATATCATTTTAATAGAGTAAGACCAGAGTATTTGGGAGATTTATTAAGTAAAAAAATCTATGTTATAGAATCAGATACAACAAAAACTCCATCGTATCCTTCTGGTCATACTTGTTATGCCATGCTAGCTTGCATATTATGTTCAGAATTATATCCCAGTTTGATATCAGAATTTAGAGAATGCGTAAAAATTACAGCTTTTTGCAGAGAAATGCAAGGAGTACATTACCCATCAGACAACAAAGCGTCTGTACTTTTTACAGAGTCGATAATTAGTCAGTTGCAAAAAGAACTTGCGTAAGCTACAATAAGCTGAACCACGTTAATTTGAACAGGAGAGTTGCATGAAATGGTTTCCACTTAAAAATTATACCCATTATAGTCTATTGCGTGGTTTTTCTAAGCCAGAAGAATTGGCCCAAAAGTGTAAAAATAATGGATATACAGCATGTGGTATCTGTGATTATAAAACACTATCCGGCGCAGTAGCCTTTTATAAGGCTTGCAAAAAGCAGGGGATAAAGCCCATTATTGGATGCTCCTTTGATTTTGCTACACTCTTTGCTAAGAACAAAGAGGGTTGGTATGAATTGATTGAAATGGTTTCGGCGTTGGACGAAAACGGTAAACTCCCAAGAGATTTTGATAGTCTAGAGGTCAGTAAAAATCTTATTAGTATTAGTGCTTTTAATAGCCAAAGCGACTCTATGCCTATTAGTTATTATACTAATCGTGAAGATGCCAAGCTTCATAGAATATTATTATGTTCAGACATGAAGACTACTCTACCTAAAATAAAAAAGAGTATTAAACCAGACGGTAGTGTAGATTCGAAGTATCCACAAGAACATATGGATAAACTAGTATATTTTATGCAAGACTCATTCTATGTAAAAAATAAGAGTGAATCTGAAGGTCTAGATACATCTAAGCTAAAAACGATTTACGATCAATGCGAAGACTATGATATTCTTAGTAAGCCAATGCTTCCAAAATTTGAATGTCCAAAGGGTGCATCAGAAGAAGATTATCTCAAAGAATTATGCCGTGTTGGCTGGAAGAAAATATTAATAGATCAAAACAAGGTATCAAAAGAAGAAGATAAGCAGAAGTATCTTAGTAGATTTAAAGAAGAGTTTGACGTTATTAAGGATGCTAATCTATTCGGATATTTCTTAATTGTGCATGATATTATACAGCACGTTAATGATATGGGGTGGCTTTCTGGTCCCGGTAGAGGGTCTGCCGCCGGATGTTTGATTTCATACTTAATTGGTATCACAAAGATTGACCCAATAGAGTTTGACCTTCTATTTGCACGATTTTATAACGCTGGACGAAATACGGCTGATCACATATCTTTACCAGATATTGATATGGACGTTCCCGGCACTAAACGTGATGAAATTATATCATATATAAAAGACAAGTATGGTCATGAAAGAGTAAGCCAAATGTTAACGTTTGGTAGATTACAGGGAAAGAGTGCAATAAAAGAAATATTGCGTGTTAATGAAGCCTGCTCTTTTGCGGAGATGAATGCTATCAGCAATTGCATTCCAGACGAGGCTAAGATTTCAGATCAATTAGCAGAAATGGACGATGAAGATAGATCTATCATAAAGTGGGCATTGATAAATAATGCCGATGCACTACGGGACTTTTGTAGATTATCAGAAGACGGTAAGTTAGAAGGAGAGTATGCTGAATATTTTGAGCAAGCTATTCAAATAGAGGGTACATTTAAAACTCAAGGTAAACATGCCGCTGGAGTGGTTATATCTGCTGAACCTTTACAGCAAGTATGTCCAATGGTAAAGCAAAAGGGATCATCTGAAAAGATTGCCGGATTAGAAATGTCAGATTTAGAAGCGTTAGGCCATGTAAAGTTTGACGTTTTAGGTATTAATCTTCTTGATAAAATTATGAAAATAGAGGAGATCGTTGATGATAGACAAAATAAATGAATTGATAAACATATCTAGTTCTAGGGACGAAGTGTTCTTAAGTATTTTGAATACTTTTTCTAATAAGTCGGTTAATATTTTTCAAATTGGTGCCATAGAAACACTAGATAATTATTTATTTAGGATAGGTTCTGGTTGGTCAGATATAGTATTTGGTAACTATATAAAGAAAAATGGTGGAACATTTACTATAGCAGATATATCTTTAGACCACTTAGCACACTCAAATTTAATTGCCAGCCAGTTAGGTTATAATGTCAATCTTTGTTATGGCAACGGATTAGATCATATTACTCCAGAATACAATATTTATTATCTAGATGGAAGTATAGATCCAGCCGAAACCAAAAATCAGTTTGATAAAATATTATCTTTTAACCTAAAAGATATCTATATATGTGTTGATGATTTTTCCATTAAAGGAACAACAATAGATCTTTCCATATATCCATTTAAAATTCACAAGATAGAAAAGGGGCTAGGAGTATTACATTATCATGGCTAATAGAGACTATATTATATTTGATTTTGAAACTGGAAGTAGAAATCCTCACAGAACCCAACCAACACAAATAGCTGCTATTGCTTTAGACGGCAGAAGCTTAACAGTAAAGGGGCAATTTAATAGTGAAATCAAGCCTATTTTTGACGAGGATAAGGCACGGGCAGCGGGATTCGATCCAGTAGAAGATGAAGCATTAAAGATCACTAAAAAGACTAGAGAGCAACTAGAACTAGCACCCTCTCTAAAAGCGGTATGGACTAAATTTACTAAGTTTGTTGATCAGTATAATTGGAAAGGTGATGCATTTTTTAATCCTATCCCAGTTGGGTTCAATATCATTGGCTTCGATATGCATATAATTAACCGTTTATGCAGAGACTTCGGACCTTGGGATAAAGAAAGAGAACAACAGAAACTATTTAGTAGAGTCTATAAGATAGATATAATGGATAATATATTCGCGTGGACAGAAAGCGATCCAAGTGTTAGATCTATTAGCATGGACTCACTACGAGAAAGAATGGGGCTATCATTTGACAATGCACACGACGCATTACAGGACGTTAAGGATGAAGCTAATATATTCATAAAGCTCATGAAGACTCATCGTGCGGTGTATCAGAATATGAATTTTGATAAGGCATTTGCTGACGGAAATTTATATGTCAAATAAGATTTGCCCAAAATGTGGACAATTTAAGGATGAATCTGAATTTCGATATAGACAAAGATCAGAAGATAATTCCTTATTAAGAACATATACAAATTGTAAATCTTGTGAGCATAAAATAAATACATTACTAATCAAACTTAAAAAGGAAAACAATCATACTAAACCGATCAAATGCGAATGTTGTGGAAAAAGTGGAAAATTACACTTAGATCATTGCCATAAAACAGATTTATTTCGCGGATGGCTATGCAATAATTGCAATGTAGGGATGAGTAGATTAGGAGATAACATAGAGGGCTTAATTCAAGCATTGAATTACTTATTGTCGAGGAATAAATGATCGATATTGATTATAATGATAAAGCAACTTGGCAGTTATTCGCAGAAGGTAAAACTAAGGGTATCTTTCAATTAGAAAGTAACCTTGGAAAGTCTTGGTCTAAAAAATTAGCACCAACCAATCTAGAAGAACTTTCTGCATTAATTGCTATTATTAGACCGGGAACTTTGAAAGCTTTCGTTGATGGCAAAAGCATGACCCAGCGATATGTAGACAGAAAGCATGGAAGGGAAGAAGTAACCTATTTACATCCGGCACTAGAAGACATATTAAAGCCAACATATGGAGTTCTTGTATATCAAGAACAATCCATGCGTATAGCTGAAAAAATTGCTGGATTTAATCTACAAGAAGCTGATGTTCTTCGTAAGGCTATCGGAAAGAAGAAAGCCGATCTTATGAATGAAGTCAAAAAATCATTTATAGCAGGAGCAGAGCGAGTAGGAACCGTTTCTAAGGAAGACGCTGAACAAATCTTCGGATGGATTGAAAAGTCTGCACGATATGCTTTCAATAAGTCGCACAGCGTTTCATATGCAGTATGCTCCTATTGGAGTGCGTATTTTAAGGCCCACAATACCAAAGAGTTCTTCTTATCATATCTATACTATGCTAACGAAAAACAAGACCCTCATCAAGAAGTCTACGAATTAATATCAGAAGCAAAACTGTTCGATATTGAGACTAGAACACCAAGTTTGACCAATTTTGATCGTAAGTTCAATATCAAGGATGGAAAGATATACTTTGGTATTAAAGATATAAAGTCATTAACTGGTGCTACTGGCGATAAGTTAATTGAGACTATTATAGTCGCAGAACAAGATTTAGGAAAAAGCGTCGATAAGTTTACTTGGCTAGAAATTCTATTATTTATCGGGGCAAATATTAGCTCTACATCTTTTAAGGCTCTAGCTTCTATAGGATTCTTTAGAACCATCAAAGGCAGTGTAAGCCGAAACAAAGCTTTGTATGACTACGAGATATATAGGACTCTTACCAAATCAGAACAAACTTGGATATTAAACAACTATACCACTAAAAAATGGAATACATTTATGGATTGCTTAAAGGACTTAGCACCTACCAAAAAGGAGGGTGGAGGAACTAGCAAAGCCGATAGAAAACAAGCTATAGAAAATGAAATACAATTATTAGCTAATCCACCGTATGACTTAGAAGATGATCCAAGTTGGATAATAGATCAAGAAATTAAATTCTTAGGTTGTCCAGTTACTATGACCAAGGTTGAGACTTCTGACACTTCTGCCGCCAATACAACTTGCAAAGAGATTGTGAATGGTAAAAAGGGCAAAGATATGTGCATAGTAGCAAATATACACAGACTGTCAGACTATACAATAACTAAGGGAGAATCAAAAGGGCAAGTTATGTCATTCCTAACAATAGAAGATGACACATGTATATTAGATAGCGTAATAGCATTTCCAAAAGTGAGAGAAAAATATAAGTATATTCTGTATGAAGGTAATAATTTAATATTTTGTGGGTCAGTCGGCGTCAATGATACATCTTTTATTGTTGAAAAAATTCATGAAGTATGATAGTTGTTTTTTTCTTGTGTCGCTGCTAATATAATAAGATAAGGAGAGATTGATGAATATATGTTCTTTTACCGGATACCTTACAGAAAATCCAAGAGTATCTGTTGTCAATGATATTGTTTTGGCAGAATTTACCATGGTGGTCTATACATATCGCAAGACTAAGAGTGGCGAGAAGAATAGGATACCTACTTATATACAGTGTGAGGCATGGCATACTGGTGCCGAAACCTTAGAGAAGTATGCTACAAAGGGTACAAAACTTGTTGTTAATGCATCTGCCAAGCATCCATCAAAAGACAGTTATGAAATAGTATTTAGGGTAAATGAGTTTGATTTCTGTCATGGTGATATTGAGGATTAAATGATACCAAATAATATTATATTAACTTACAAAAATGATAAGATTCCAAAGTATGTTTTTGATAATATAAAACTACTAAATCCAGAAAAGAATATACTGTTTTTTACAGATGAAGATGTGGTAAAATTTCTTCTAAAAGAATATGACTCATCGTATGTTGACTTTTTCCATGGCGTAAAACTTGGATGCACTAAAGGAGATTTTTTTAGATATTGTTACTTGTTAAAGTTTGGTGGATATTACTGCGATGTTGATATTAAACATGTAGAACCTATTGATCATTATACAGCAGATAATCTTGAATTTTTTAGTGTTAATTCTGCAATAGGTCCAATGACATTTCAAGCTTTATTATATTGCGAAAGCGAACACCCAATTATATTAGATTGTATAAAAGATATAATGAATCCAGAAACAGCCAAAGATTTATTTTATCAAACAACAGAACATATGTACAAAAATATAAAAAAATACTTAGACATCACATCTATGATTCAACCAACAGTATATATGATAAATAATAAAGCTATACAAATAGCTCAAGAATATCAATTAAATTCGACATATGTATGTATTTACGGAAATAAAATAATAGCATTGTCGAGATATCCAGAATATCAAAGGGAAGTAGGATTCATATGAGAAAACCAAGAATATTATTTTGCAGCGAAGCTACATTTTTGAACACCGGATATGCTACATATACTAGAGAGATTTTGAATTATCTCCACAGTACTGGTAAATATGAACTTGCAGAAATGGCTTCTTATGGAGAAAGAAATGATCCACGGGCATCATCTATACCGTGGAAATTTTATGGCGTTGTCCCAGATGCTTCGTGTTCTGAGGAAGAAAAAAATCAGTATAATCAACAGCCAGTAGCACAATTTGGTGAGTTAATGTTCGAATCTGTTTGTCTTGACTTTCTTCCAGATATAGTGTGTGATATTCGTGATTTTTGGATGTTAGACTTTGCAGAAAGATCGCCATTTAGAAAATATTTTAAATGGTGCATTATGCCAACCGTAGATGCTAGACCACAAGCAAGACAATGGATAGCAACTTATGAATCTGCTGATGCATGTTTGACATATTCTGAATGGGCTGGAGAAGTATTGAAGCAACAATCGGGTGAAAAAATCAAGTATATAGGAATTTCACCGCCATCGGCCCATCATGCTTATCGCCCCATAGAAGACAAAGAAGGGTTAAGATCATCTATGGGTATTGATCCTAACGCAAAGATCATTGGCACCGTAATGAGAAACCAGCGTCGTAAATTATATCCAGATCTTTTTCAAGCATTTAGATTATTATTAGACAGAGTAGAAGACAATTCTAATTATTATTTGTATTGCCATACCAGTTATCCCGATCTTGGATGGGATATACCAGAGCTATTACAACAATATCAATTGTCCTCTAAGGTATATTTTACATATATATGTGGCCAAACCGGCAAACCATTTCCATCCTTATTCAAAGGTGCCATAGCACAATCTCCATTTACTGGACAATTTGGTGCATCATTGTCTAATGTCAAAAATGGTGTAGAATATGAAGATTTGTCTAAGATAATTAACTTGTTCGATCTTTATGTTCAATATGCTAACTGTGAAGGTTTTGGATTACCGCAAGTTGAAGCAGCGGCATGTGGCATCCCAGTAATGGCTACAGATTATTCTGCTATGGAAAGTGTAGTAAGAAATCTTGGCGGTATACCATTGGCCCCAAAAGCTTTGTACAAAGAGTTAGAAACTGGATGTTTCAGAGCAGTACCAGATAACGAATTAGCCGCACAAAAGTTTAAAGAATTTTTTGAACAACCAATCGGTATAAGAAAGAGAATGGGCTTTGAAACAAGACAAGCATTTTTGAAACATTATCAATGGGATCAAAGCGGAAGGGCTTGGGAAAAATTCTTTGATTCTGTAGAAATCTCAGACAATTTCGAAAATTGGAAACAACCACCAAGAATAGTAACGGCTAAACCAAAACCCGATCCAATTCCGACTAATGTCAATTATAAGGATTTAGCCAAATGGTTGATAGTTGAAGTTCTTGGAGAGCCAGAACGATTAAATTCATATTTTGAGTCTAGAATTGTAAGAGATTTAACATACAAAAATCACACAGCTACTACTGGCGGTATGTACTTTAATGAAAGTTCTTCCATGTTTGATGGTAAACAAAATAGAAGTCCTTTCGATTTTAGTATAGCATATGATCAGTTAGCATATTTGTCGCAAAGACGAAATTATTGGGAAGAAAAGAGAATAGAAATGTTGAAAGCTAGAGGTATGATATGAAAGTACTATACATAGGTCATTACAAAGAAAATAGCGGGTGGTCACAAGCTGCCATGGATTTAATTCAAGCTATAGATTCCGCTGGTATAGATATTGTATGTAGAAACATAAAGTTAACATCAAAAACATTCAATACGCCAAATAAAATAAAAGAGTTAGAAAATAAATCTCTTGATAACATTGATATATGTATTCAGCATTTATTACCTCATCATTTAGTGGGAACATCAAAGTTTAAGAAAAATATAGCATATTATGTCGGGGAATCCACAACATTAAAGTACAATAATTGGAAATCCAACCTGCATATTATGGACGAGATTTGGGTTCCGAACCAAACTCAATTAAATAATATGAAAAAAGATGGTTTCAATAACTTGAAATGTGTACCACACGCATTTGATTTAGCTAAATATTCACAGAAACAAACTTCACAAATAAATTTTGGTGATAAAAATAACACTTTTAAATTCTATTATATAGCAGACTTAAACCAGCGAAAAAATATAGAATCCGTAATAAAATGTTTTCATAGTGAATTTTTTAGACACGAACCAGTTTCTTTAGTATTGAAGGTAAAAAAGTTTGGTGTTAATCCAATAGAGCTACAAAAACAGGTTCAAAACATGTGTCTTACTATTAAGAATACATTAAGAATCTATCCATCGATAGATGACTACCATAAGGAAATAATTATTACTGATGATATGTCATCTGAAGAAATTAATATTTTGCACCAATCGTGCGATTGCATGGTTAATACAACTCATGGCGAGGGATGGTCTATACCATCATTTGATGCCATGTGTTTTGGAAAGACTCCGATATGCAGTAATGAGGGTGGTCCAAAAGAATTTATTAAAGATAAAAACACCGGTACTCTAATAAGTGGTATATATTCTGTTTGCGAACACTCGGACTCCGCATTTCCAAATATATTCACAGGAAGAGAGTCTTGGTTTGTTCCAGATGAGGAAGAAATAAAGTCAGCTATGAGATTTTACTATGAGAATAAAGATTCTATAGATAGAAATAAGGGTCTTGAGAATGCAAAACAATTCTCATACGAAAATGTTGGTAACTTGATAAAGGAATTACTAAATGCTTAATAATATAACTAGTAGAATAATAGATATAGCTAATAGTGAACAAAAGAAAAAATACAATATTTTAACCTTTCCTACTCACGAAAGGTATGAAACAGAGCTATGTAAAACAGAACATGAATTTTACTCTATAAACATTTCTAATGCTAAAAAGTGGAATGTCAATCAGACAGAGGTTCCAACAAATTATCACATATTGCCAGAAAATCAATTATGTAATTATCTAAATTTTGACTTGATCCTTGTACAAAGTAAATTTGGACAATTTCAAACAGCACAAGACATAAATAGACAATTGGGTTTACCAATAATATGCCTAGAGCATACATTGCCAACTCCACCATCTATGACTGAAAAACAAGTGGCTCAAATGAGAACTATGCGTGGAGATGTAAATGTATTTATTTCTGAATTTTCTAGACAAGCTTGGGGAATAGATGGTATTGTTATACACCACGGTTTAGATACTAATACTTTTAGACCCACTGGGCAAACACGCGACAGTACAGTCCTTACGGTAGCAAATGATTTTGTAAATAGAGATTATTGCTTAAATTTTAGCGGATGGAAACGTGTTACCAACGGGTTAAACGTCAAACTTGTTGGGGATACTCCCGGCTTATCCACGGCAGCACCTAATATAAATAGTTTAGTAGATTCGTATAATTCATGCTCAGTCTATTTTAATAGCTCAGTATTAAGTCCAATACCAATGTCTTTGCTAGAGGCGATGTCGTGTGGATGTGCTGTAGTATCAACAGCAACTTGCATGATACCAGAAATCATTACTAACGGAAAAAATGGTTTTATATCTAATAATGAAACAGAACTTAGATCCTATATTGAGCTATTACTAAAAGATGATGATCTTAGATCAGAAGTTGGAGAAAATGCACGTAAAACAATAGAATCCAAGTTTTCGGAAAGTCAATTCGTAAGTAATTGGAATGCATTATTTAACAAAGTTTATGAGGAATCAATAAGATGAAAATACAGATTATTAAAGATATATCAGATTGTATAGATGGTTATAATCCAGTACTTATAGAAGACGATAATCTAAATATAGACGTTCCAGATAATTCAATTTCTTCTATTTTAATGATCAATACTATAGAACTAATTTCATATAAAAATATCGATGCTTTCTTGAATAAAATTAGACAATTGTTAAGGCTAAACGGTACGTTAGTAATAACAGGCGTAGACATAAATTGTTTGTCAGTAGATTGTGTCAATAGAGTTTTAGATTGTGCAGTAATGAATGAAGTTATATATAATCGCAAGGCCATCTATGATTGCAAAGAACTATCAGATAAACTAACCTCTCTAGGCATCAAAACGGATAAATTATTATTTAAGGGATCAACGTATGAACTACACGCCACAAGAAAAAATTAGTAATACTAGTTGTAAAGATTGTACGTTTGCAATTTATGATGGCATTACTCAAACTGGATGTAAAGATAATAGAATTATCAAATTTAAAGATGATATAATAGAAGCCTATGATAATGACAAAGAGTTTTTTGTAATAAAGAGACTATGTACTTTATATAGAACTAAAGAGTGGAATGAAGGAATTGCAGATATTGAAAAGGCTAAAAATGAATCACAAGTAACCTTTGACTTATTAATTAACTGCGATAACATTGACATAGAAATGTATGAATATATTAATGCCCTACTTTCAACATTACACTCTAAGATTCAAATTAAATTATTTTATTCCTATAAATCATCTCTTGAAACAAAAAATCAATTAAAAAATCTTTTCTATAATCATCCATCTATTACAGTATCTATGTATTTTGATAAAAAAGAATATATTTACTTGAATGTTATGAAAAGTTCTAGTATGTTTCATGTTTTACTTGATGAAAGCAATTATCTAGACATAGAAAAATTTCTATATAAAATCAATGAATATATAACTGAAGATATGAGGAAAGCTATTATCTTTAAAAGAAACAACCAAACAGCTATTTTAAGTTTGATATGCAGAACACTATTTCCAAATTTATACTTAGATTATGATAATGAATATTTAAATATGGAAAAACAAACTAGAGAAGAGGGCTTATATATTGAGCTGTAAAATGGCAAGATTAAAACAACAAAAAAAGAAATCTACAAAAAAAATTATATCTTCACAAAATGAAGGTTCAAGTATCAGTGTAGTAATATTATGTGATTTGCCGGGATATAGAATGAAGTCTTATGGACCTTCATCTCTGATACAAATTAACAAAAAACTACTGATAGATACGCAAATAGAATGTATAATAAAATGCTTCAATAAATATGAAATAATTGTTTGTACCGGATTTGACAGCGAAAAAATAGTTAAGCATATAAGATCAAAATATAAAAATATCAATATACGCATAGTTGAAAATCAAATTTTTTCATCATGTAACTCATGCGAAGGCGTAAGATTAGCTATCAACAATACTCTGAACAGCAAAGTTCTCATTTTTGATGGTAGCCTGCTCATAAACAAAAAAACTTTGTCTTTGATAGATACTAATAAAAATTGTGTCATAGTAGAACAAAATCCATCAGAAAATTTAGAAATTGGAATAAATGTTAACAAAGAAAATATTGCAGAACATTTTTCTTTTGGTGCATATAAAACATGGTCTGAAGTATTATATTTAAATGGATATGATTCTATAGACACATTTAGAAAGTTTTTAAATCATCAAGACAGCAAAAAAAGATTTGTTTTTGAAGCTTTAAATGACTTAATAAAAAATAGCTATCAAATTTATTGTATAGATAACAAAATACCAGTATATAAAATTAACAATGTGAAAACTTATCACAGCATAAAGGACAATCATGAAATTTTTAATATCTAATTATAGTTCTCCTTGGAATACCGAACCGTTTTATTTTAACGCCGCTTTTTCACTGATTGGTGTTCAGTCTAAAATTTTCAACCCACAGTCAAGTATATATGATGAATGTGATGCATTTTTACCAGATGTGATAATTACACATGTCAGCCACATATCAAAAGATATGCTACATTATATAGTTAACAACAAAAAGATCACATTAATGATCAACACTGATAATATTAAGCTGGAAGATTTGAATCAGTTGTCCTCTTCTCTTGAAAAAACAGGTATAACAGCCATATTTTTTGGAAAAGAAGATATACAACTAACCAATGGAAAATATGTAAAAATTCTTCAATCAGCAGATATCTTTCTCAATAATGGGAGAGGCGACTACAAGATAAATAAACTCATTTTTGTAAACTCACAAGACGATATATCTGAGATAGATGGTAGTTATCATTATACTTCAAGTTTACCAGAGTTATCTAATTATGTAGATTTTATTTTTCCTATTAATATACTAACAACATTGTTTTCTAACTATGACGAAATAGTATTCAAAGATCCATCATATATTGGATCTCAAACAGCATTCAATGCGATATATAGTGGCACAAAAGTTATTTTTGATACAAAAGAATCCAATGACTTGGAACAAATCAATAGTATTTTTAAAGGTGGAAAACTATTGTCATCAGTAAAAAATAAACACACTTGTTTGCATAGAGTCAAATCTTTGTTGTCACAGCTGAATTGTAAAGATATAATAGAGAAACTAGAAAGTGAAATTTCAAAACTATGAGTGTTACAGTAATATTGAGTGGTTTCAAAAGACCATACTCTGCACAGCAACAATATAATGCTATTATAAATCAAACATATAAACCATCAGAGATTATTTTTTGGCAAAATGATTCTGATAAAAAGATTGAATTTCCACCAAGTGTAACATCTAGATGCAAATATATTCGGTCAACAGAAAATTATGGAGTTTGGGGAAGATTTGCAATAGCCATGATGGCTAGAAGTGATTATGTGTGCATAATAGATGATGACACTATACCCGGATTAAGATGGTTAGAAAATTGCATATCAACCATTAAGGAAAATAATGGTATATTGACTACTAGGGGCGTAATTGCTAACCCTAATAAATTGAACCAATATCCGGGTCCAGACAGCTATACAGCATTTGGCTGGTGTAATCCTAATGAAAAAACAGTTCAAGTAGACATAGGGTGCCACTGCTGGTTTTTTGACAGAGATGTATTAAGAGCTTTTTGGGCAGAAGCTCCTCATGCTTTACCTATGAATTATGGTGAAGACATGCATTTGTCATATGTTGCACAAAAACATTTTAATCTAAAAACATATGTCCCTCCACACCCACAAAACGATACTTCATTATGGGGATCTCAGCCAGATACTGGCAAGAAATATGGAGAAGATGCTGTAGCCATATCGTGGAATAGTGTTGCAAATCAAGGGATGAATGATTATTGGAATTTCATATTAAGTAATGGATTCAAACCATTGAGGACAGAATGAAGTTTACTACACCGCCAAATAAAGACTTTCTCTCAGATATTAAGATTTTGGAACATGCACTGAAAAATAAAGAAAATATTAGCTTTTCTAAATTTTGTGATGGCGAATGGTCTGTTATATGTAATCAGCAAATAGATAACAAAGAATTTTGGTTTGATCCAAGTAGTGAAAAGGATCAAATAAAAAGACAGGCTCTAATTAGTGCGTTTCAATATAAGAATCCAAGATATTTTATTGGAATTACTTGTACCAAAGTTTTTGGATTACAAACTCATAGATTTATGAAACAGATATGTAAGCAAGATGAAGAACACTTAACATGGGCAGATATATGGGTAAATTCAAACTATCAGTACTATATCAATAACATATTACCTTTGTATAAGAATAGAAATATAGTATTATTCTGTAATGAGGCTGGAAAAATAGATAAGTTACCATTTGTACCTTATATGGTGGTTCCTCTTAAAAACAATGCTTGGGAATACAATTGGGATTGGGTAGATAATTCTAAGATGCTTCTATCTGCAATGCCAGAAAAAAATATGCTCTTTTTGTTTTGCTGTGGACCATTTGGCAATATATTATGTCATAAATTTACTGAATTATGCGGCGATCACACTTATCTAGACATAGGGTCTACTTTAAATCCATTTTTGGGATCGGCTGGATTTGATAGACATTATTATCTTGGCAATAACTTCTTTTCAAACATGATTGGAGAATGGGACCAATGAATTTAGGAATATATCTATGTAACTTTTCAGACCAAGAGCAATTGATGCACGTTGGCTCTTTTGTAAATAAAAATTTAAACTCTAAGGATATCTATGATATCAGCATTTTTTATGATAATATAGATTTTAACCCACATCATACCCCATGCGGTATGTTTAATTCTACAGACTTATGGAGCTTTAATGGAAATTTAATAGTAACTTCATTAGATGCTTTGGCTACTTCTCTAAGGGTTGTAAATAATATTAACATATTTTATTATCACGGATGGGAAAAAACAAAAAATACATTACATTTAGTTATGTTAACAAAAAATGTCAAAATCATATGCAAGTCAGAAAAAGATGCTAAAGAAATTTATAGATTAACTGGCAAGAAGGCAATTGGAATATCAGAAAATTTTAATAATATCACAGATCTACTATCAAGGTGTGAAGATGAATACAAATCAAATAATAACAATGTATACCAAACAACATAAGAGTACTTATGAAATTGCGGAAGAGTTGAATACTTACCCCAATCGCATAAGACGTATTCTTTTAAAAAGTGGTATTAATCTAAAAACCAAAAGCGAAGCTCAGAAGAATGCTATAGAAAGCGGAACTGCTGTTCATCCTACTAGTGGTAAGGTTAGAACTAAAGAGGAAAAGTTAAAGATTAGTTCTGGTCTTAAAAAGTATTGGGATGATATGTCGGATGAGATGTATAAGTCAAGAGTAGATCAGTCAAAAAAGAGATGGGAATCTCTATCAGATGTAGAGAAGGATAAGATGATGAGTGCTGCTATTAAGAGTATACAGGCGGCTGGTAAAGAAGGCTCTAAGCTAGAAAAATTTTTATATGAAGAAATTACCAAAGGTGGCTACGCTGTTCAATATCATAAGAAGCAACTCATTCAAAACCAAGACATGGAACTGGATATGTACATCCCGTCCATCAAGACTATAATAGAGGTAGACGGACCTTCTCACTTCTTGCCCATTTGGGGAGAAGAAAAACTGCAAAAGCAAATCAAAGCTGACACACAAAAAAGTGGTTTAATATTGAGTAAGGGAATGGTCATAATCAGAATAAAAAACTTATCTGACTCAGTGTGTTTAGCCGATAAAGAAAAGTTGAGACTTGACATTTTGAAATGCTTGGATACAATAAAAGGGTCGTTCCCCCCAAAATCAGAAAGGTACATAGAGATTGAAATATGAGTGATATAGCAGCAATTTTTGAAGAAGTAGAACTCGCTACACCTAGTAATACAAATACCTCAGTAAAGGACATTGTTGTGACAGATGCACCATCGATGCTTTCACCAGAATGGCACGATTATGCGATGACACTGTTTCATCCATCGGAACTTGTAGACGGCCACCCTCTAGTAGCTGGTCTTAGGCGTGTAGCAGAGCTTATACTGGGGCAGATTGTTTATAGCGGACCAACGCAGGTCTTTCCAGTACAGCGTGATGATCATCACGGCAGAGCTACGGTTATATTTAGCGTAGAGTTTGCTAATGGTGTTAGATATGCAGAAGTTGCAGATTCATGGGAAGGTAATACAGACGATAACTTTTGTGCTTATGCCGTTGCTATTGCTAGCACAAGAGCAGAAGCCAGAGCATTGCGTAAGGCTCTTAAAATCAAGGGTGTTGCCGCAGAAGAATTAACCAAGAAGGATACTGCCAAGATTGTTAGAGAAATATCTAACAATAAAGCAGCAAGCGAAGGAGAGTATGACGATCAGAGTAGAATGAGTGATGCACAATACAACTTTATTGATGTAAAGTGTAAGCAACTCAATATCGATGGAGAGAAGCTATTCGCACGTTTTAATGTGGATAGCGGAAAAAAGGTTTCTAAAAAGATCGCTAGTGAGATCATTGATTCACTAAACGATTATCAGCGTGATAAGAGTTCAATTCCACAAGATATTATAGGCTATAAACAGGAGTGGCGTAAATGAAGATTCTATATACAACAAAGAATGGCAGACTACAAGCAGAAATAGAGGGCGAATCACAGAAGGATCTATTTAATGAACTAAGTAGATTTCAAGAAGTATTTGAAGAAACCACATGCAGTAAGTGTGGATCTGATGATATTCGATTTGTGGTGCGTACCGTTGATGATAACCAGTATTACGAACTTCGTTGTATGAAGTGCGGTGCTAGACTATCATTTGGTGTCCACAAGAAGGGTGGCGGGTTATTCCCAAAGCGTAAGGATAACGAAGGTAACTGGCTACCCGATAACGGTTGGGTCAAATGGAATCCAAAGACGGAGAAGCCCGAATGAAATATTTAGCAGTACTATTTATGCTGATAGCATTATCCAAGGATGGATATGCTAATCAGATTTATTTAGTTCCTCAACCTCAACAGATTATTGTTCAACAGCCAGTAATAATTACACAAACTATGGTATATCAAGCACCACAAGTATTTGTAACTGTTCCTGTGCCAGTGGTAGTTTATCCTCAACCAATTATTGATCAAAGAATTTATTGGGGCTATCCTTACTATACAACAACACCTATGCCGGTCATACAACATCGACATAGGTGCTGGAATTACTAAGAATTTAAGGGGGCGGGAAACCGCCCCTTTATTTCATATATAAGAAAAACCAAGTTATAAAAGATCCCAATAGCATTCCTAATGAGCTTATAAAAAACAGGAATTTATTTATTGGATCTTTCATAGGTATTCTACGGTGTAGTATAGTCCATAATTAGTTTTGCTTCCAATTGCTTCTGGTTCCGAACTAAGAGCAATATACCAATCGTGTTGCATAGATTGATGAGCAATACCACTTTGAGAAGTATACCCAAGGGCTGAATCGCTATCAGTAGTGCTAGTATTTAATCCGCTCATGCCGGGAGAAGGTGTAAGTGCCAAATCAGTCTGAGCAGCTGGACTGCCAGCTGGACCCGGAGAAAATTCTTTCCATACAAAATCAGAAACACCCCTTAAAGCCAAGCTAGCCTTAGAAGGATCAGAAGAAGGCTTACGGGCTTCGTATACCCAAGTTGTAACTCCGCTTGCTGGCTTATCAATACCATGATCCCTTGCAAAGATTCTTAATTTACCATTTTGAACACGAACAGGTGTGCTATGAGTAAATCTTACATTGAGTGGGCAAAGGTAATTAGATAATTTATCTAGATCTATAGGGGTGGCACTATTTACGCTGACTGTACCTTTGCTGGAATTATTGACTCCACTGGCGACTTTAGCGGTATTATTTAATCTTGGCCCCGAATTTGTACCATCAGCATTAGTAATCCATGTGGTACTCTGCTGGGAACCTACTGGAACTGAAACACCAAAATCCAACCCGTAGAATCCTATACCGGATCCTAAATCGTGCCTAATTAAATTATCTCCACCGGCAGACAAGAAATTACCATAAAATTTGATTTCAGCCATAGAATTCTCCCTATATTTGTGGGTTATATTGTAATATACACTTTTATTAGATTGACGTTATTTCTAAGTTAACATATCTTGCTGGTGGCACAGAGTACCCTTCCCATGTAACTCCAGCCTCTGGATAATTCAATATATCATTGGCAAAAAATAGAAAAATATCATATTTTCCAGTATCATTTTTGCTTAATGAAAAAGTTGTTGTTTTAGTGCCAGTAACGAAACCACGATTATTTCCTTCTCCATTATTATCTTCTGGAGTAATTTTTTTGGCACCATAAAATCCTATTTTATCTGTAACCAATTTTTCTATTACTTTTCCGCTGTTTAATTTGATAATAGCAGGAATACCACCAGTAGATGGTAATGTAGCTGGAATTGGTCCACTAAAAAATGGATTACTAGTTCCATTATTTGAGGTTTCTCCGTAAGCCTCAATCCCCTCATTCTCCTCGTCAAGAGTCAACCCTGTTATTCCTCCATTGCCACTTATTTCAGAAATAATAAATTTTGCTGGTTTTGTACCTATTGAAAAAGTGACTGGATCATTTTCTTTATAACCAGTACCACCACTTTCAATTACAATAGAAGTTGGACTAGCTCCAATAACTTTCTTAATATATGTAAAACCGCCATTAGTAAGTAACATATTTCTACGAATTTTGTTCTTACGTGTTGGTATAGTTTTTTGAGTTTGAACCGGCGTTCCGGGTGACAAAGTAACCTCTTCAAAATCTACAGATGTACCAGAAGCATTAAACTGCATGGGCGTAAAATATCTACTATCATATATAGTGTCAGGACAATGATCATATACAGCGCACCATAGAGCAGTAGACCCTAACTCTTTAATTTGGTCTGTTCCTAAACTACCACCCCACTGAACAATATCAAAAGTTCGATTTTGACCACCTAAATCTTGAATAAATAATGACAATCCAGTAAAAAAGCTAGAAAATCCTCCACCAGCTATATTAGTTTTACTATATGCTAACATGCCGAGCATATTAGAAGTTTTTAGCTCTATCGCTCCTCCATTTGGCAATGAGAATGTACCTTTAGTACCAATTATTCCCATTACATTAGAGCTTTCATTAGTACTAGCATTTGGTAGTAACTCTGGACCACCGTCTGGAGTGTCGGCTCTAACTGGTGGACCAATAGTAGAAAAATCAACCCCATTTGACAACCTATTACAAAAAGATATTCTACCTTCTACTGATCCATCAGCCTCAAGCTGTGGCCTTGATGTTAATTCCATTCTAGTCCATGCTTTACCAAAAAAACCAGCATCTGCACTAAATCCAGCTTTGTTAGCACCTATAACAGTCAAGTTTGCTGCTAAGTTGGAATATCCACCGTTTATGGCTCTTTGTGATCCAAGACCTTCATTCTTTATGTAGGTATCAGACAAAGCTAATTCTACTGAGAGTGGAGTAAACTGTAGATTAGTAGAATCAGTTGGAGATAAAGCGTATACATCTTTCCCTCCAGATGCTTTGATCCAATCTCCCTTTATTGGATCCATCATGTATTTAATTAAACTGTCACAATAAGTAGATTTGGGAATCATAGCCAATACTAACTTTGACATTTGTAATGTTTGATTACGAGAAGAATTTAGTGCGATTTGTGCTGGCATATGATAAAAATATACATCTTTTAAATTAAACTTTCCTACTTGAACTGTATTTGTATATTGATTAAAATTGAGACTGCCGGGATCATATATCTTCATACTAGGATTAGCTGATGTTGCTGATTTGATATCTCTGGTTCTTGTAACACCGGCAGATGCATATCCGTTAGGAAAATACATACCCCAGCTTACAGGAACACTATTTGCTGCTACTCCAGTATCTGCATCATATATTTCAGTTCTTTTGATAACAGTATTTAATAATCTATTTGGACCAGCATTATTGCCTCCTAAGTCTTTAGTAATTATATCAGCATCATAAAATTGCATATAATTTAAACTAGGAAAATTATTTAAAGAGTAGGAAGTGAAATTATTAATTGCTGAGTCATTTATTCCACCCATATTTATTGATCCATTGCTATTCAGACTGTATTCAATTTTATCTGAATCGCCAGTGTAATATAAATTCAATAGTCTCAATCTACCTAAATCATTATTAGCTACATTATCAGTAAAAGATGTACTCGGTAGACTATCGTAAAATCGACTACGAACATGGTCTTGATAGTTAGATGGCTCAAGAAATCTAGTATCATTGTAGTTTCTAAAAAATCCCTTTGCATTTACTATATATTTTTGTATTTGTGACCATTCTATAGTTAACTTTTTAGCAACAGATGATCCATTTGTAAGTGGAACTGGCACCCAATCTCCGTTTATCTGGCTGGCCAAGCAAATTTCACCTTTAACATAAGATCGTGGACTTCTATTAACAAGAATAATTTTTTCTTTTTCAGATGTATTGCACCCCATTGAACACGGAACACATAAGTGTGGATTTCCTTTTTCTGTACTCATAACCATAGCAATGCCGCTATTAAATGGAGTTTTTAATGATTCGTTGTCAACATTGTCAACATTCAAAGGTAAATCGGCTAACGATACACCGGGAAGGTCATCTAAAAGTTTACAATATGTTTGAGTAGTTCCTGACTCCCACTCTCCAGTGCCTCTGTTAAAATGCATCCTTAATGGACCAGCAACAGTATTATTAGGATTTTTTATTCCACCAACATCTGGGGCAGAAAAAGCTCCCGGTCCAAGATTTTCACTTAAATTAAAAGCGTGTTGTCTTCCAGTTGCTGTCATCCCTACACCAGCAACAACTGGCGGCTGAAACGCTAAACTCCTGTTATTGCCATCACCCTTAGACTGTAAAAATAAACTTACTACACCACTTGAAGCTGTCGTTAAAATAGAATACCCATTAACATCAAAATTTATACATCCAGATAAACTGTTATTAATTTTAGACCATATGTATTTTATATTGTATGCTTCTAAACTGCCATCATCTTTTATCCAGCCCTTTTGAAATAAATCAAATTTTTCTTGAAATAATTGTAAAGTATTGTATACTGTTCCTCCACCCGTTCCGTTTGATCCGCTAGGAGTCCAAAAAATATTGTCTTCATCTGAACCAGAATTAGTAGTATATAAATATCGCTTGGTATCTTTTTCAAATCTATATATTATTAATGTGGCACTATCCCCAATGAGCTTTGGCTTGATGCTATCCAACCCGCCGCTCAAATACTCACTAATATCTGGATCATTTTCTTCTCTCCCGTTCTTGCGTCTTTTCCCAAATTTTTCTATACTATTTCTAGTGTATGAAGCTAATCCTATGTCATGCAATTTTTTATCAGATGTAACATAGTAATGATAATTTCTTACGCTAGATCCAGAACGTGAGTTAAAAAATTCTGTCATTTGTTTTTCCTTATCAAGTATTGTAGAATTCTTTTCTTGCTTCTTGATTGATGTTTAAAGTATTTGGCATATTAGGATTGAATTCTTGTGAATATGGACTAAATACTTCAGAGAATGATGCCCCGCCAGTTTTGTATGATCTGTTATTATAAAGAAGATTTCCCTTCTCGCCAGCAAAATGATTAATGGAGTCTAACAAAGCAGATTCAGACGTAGGTCCAACAGCTAGTGAGTGATCAACAACATTAACTGATTGACTATTTGGACTATCACCAAAATTACTTCCAAAATTTCCACCGCCAAGCACAGAAGAATATGACTGACTTTCATATTCATTAACAGAAGCCACTATGTAATTATTCATTTCTGGCATTCTTACCGGTGTTCCATTATTACCAAATAGGTTAATTGCTCCAATAGTATTAACGCTAGACTGAGATTTACCAAGACCTTTTCTAATCAGTGAGTTTCTTTCATCTCTTAATCTTTGACGCTCTCTACTAATTTTAGAAATCATATCTTGTTTTTGTTTTTGTAATTTTCCAAAACTTGCAGTATATAGATCCAACTTATAAGTTGTTCTTAGTCCAGCCTCAGATACATCTACAGATATATTTGTAACAAGTGGGCCACCATCTTCTAATGCCTGACAAAGTGACCTATCTGGAATTCCTGGGAAAGTAAAACCACCTCGCTCAGAGAACAACAATAAACTATTTGAAAATTGAGCTTGCAGCACACCAGCACTATTCATCAATTCATATCCAGCATAATTCCAAGGAGCTAGATTTTCATCTTTAATAAATTCTACTCTACCTCCAACATTTACGTATGCATTTCCTTGAGGGTCTACTTGAGAAGATATCCATGGGCCATAACATCTTTCGTTAGACATTAATGGTAGTACTACTAAGTCTGGATATACAGGAGATGGTGATGCCATTTGTATTTGATAAGGAAAACCAAATTGCATAGCATATTTTGCTTTTTTTGCTGCTAACCATGCCCGACTACTAACCTCTGATGAAAAAACTGGTAAATTTAATGCGTTACTTTGACCAGCCTCACTTGCATATGCAAGACTAGAAAACTCTGGTAATCCCTTTACAACGTCGATAGTAAGATAATGCTTGATACTCTTAGTATCTCCCTCTTGATTAATAGCATCCCTGAACCTTGCATCTTTGGTAGCAGATACTTTACTTGGTAAAGTAATCAATGCATATACAAATCTAGTATCTAAATCTTGTAATCTAGTGTTTACTATATGACTTTCTAATTCTTGAGAAAAAGGTCTATCATAATCTAGCCTATTTGCAGTACCATCTTGACTTGTTGTGGGAGAATAATTATATTCAATAAATCTAAAACTATCTACATAACATCCAGTACCGGGAATTAAATCAGATACACTAGTTCTAGAAGATCCAGCCTTCCATCCAGAACATGGAATGAAAATTTTTCGCGGTCTAGAAACCTTACTTCTTGATGTAGGAGCATTACCAAAAACTGCTATGTCCCTATTTATTAATTTTGGTGCCATGTATAATTTTTCTTCAACAGTACATTTTACAAATAAACATTGTTTGCTTGCTGAAGGATCGTTATCTCTTCGGTCTGCATCGGCAGTAGCGAATGACTCCCATCGATCTTCACCTGTATTTTCTAAAAATTCACAAAGATCTGGAACCATACCTCTTGGTGTAATAAGTTGCTGAGTAAAATCTTCAGCATTCATAGAATTTACTGCTAAGTGTTGACTATGATCAAATCTAACATATGCCGATAATCTACCATTTTCATCCAAAAAATTAGTAGCATCTTGTGGAATTAACAATTGATATACAGCTTTTGGTACAACAGAGTCTGGTAAGGATTGTAATTGAGCAACACTCAAAGTATTTGTATAAAGATCAAATGGAAAGTAACCGCCTAAATTGGTTGGAGTATAATTAAATTCATATTTATCAGCAACGGGATTAAAATTTACTCTTAATGCTCCAACGTATTTGTTTTGATTGTCATCAATTCCACTGGTCAGAAAAGAATTCATGGATCCTCGTCTATCTCCTCTGACAATTTCTTTAAATGCTTCAGAAAATTCTTCATTAATACCAGAAGTTACTGGTCTAGGTTTGAATCCAAATGGTCCAGTTGCATATTCTCCACCGGCTGCGTTACCATTCCATGCTATAGAGTCTTCATAATGTAAATTGACTTTGCTAGGAATTTTCACTAAGAATTTTTTACCTAAGTTATCATCCGCTACTTTTTTAATAAATTCATAAACTTTTAAAGCATTTTCTGTACCCTTTTTAGCTAAACGTGGCAAAACCGCTCCGATCCTATGTAGTCCATCTTCCACATTATTGAGTAAATCTAAGTTGGGAGGAGTTTGATTTAATGCATTTTTAATAGCATCATAATATGTTTTTTCTTGTTGAGATAGTTCGCCGTAATTTATTTGTTCTAGTTCTGCTAATTGTGTATTTCTAACATCATCCCAAGTATCAGCATCCGCACCTCTAATAGAAGCGGCACCTGTTATCATGCCTGTTATTCTAGATTGTAGCTTGGTTAACCCACCCTCTGGTATTCCAAGTTTTGTCATTCGTTTATAATATAATGGATATCCATATGGCGGATTGCAGGAGCTAGATGGTAAACCATCAGATCCAAATCGCAATCCACTTGGAGCATATGTATCAAAAACAGAACGAGGAACAGTAACTGCATAGTTACTGGCTATTGGTCGAGCGGGAACACCTCCAAAATTTGGAGTTTGACTAAGGGCAGCACCCTCAAATGTATCACCATCTTCTATAGATTCTAAATACGTATCATTATATTGTTGTAGAAAATTTTTCCAACACTCATAAGATACTGACGCGCATCGTAATTCCATCTCTGTAGCAACATAATATGCACCAACCCCTTTTACATTTAATCCAGTAGTATCTAATAGTATTTGTTGGTATGATCCCCAGCCCTTTGGTATACTAATTGCATTTTGTCCAAGCATACCATAATACGGCAAAACTTGTTGTTCGACCTGTTTTTCAAGTGTCCATTGTTTCCAATCGGCATCGTCGCCCTCACCGCCGCTACGTTTGCTTCTTGCATTTGCCATACCTCTATCTGTATTGGTAGAAAAACAATACATATCAACTTCTTGCGCACCAACTACAAATTTGTCAGTTGTTACATTGGACAATTCATATCCAACATCTTGATTTTCAACTAAAATACCAACACCAGACAGACTATCTATATAATTTTTAATAGCACCATATACAGGAGGAGATGATCGGTCTATGCTAGACAATCTGATGATACCAGCAATTAATTTGTTTGGATCCGAACTTTGATTGTTATATATATATTGACAAGCTGGATGATTTATAACCGGAAGCAAAGAAACAAATAAATCTCTACTAGCTACATCGCATACTTCTAAGGCTAAATCTAATAAATTGATTTGATCAAAATCTAAATAGTACATTGTAGGCAATGTGGGAAGTCCGCTGAAATCAACAACATAGTTATATCCTCTAAAATTGATAAGACCGCCATATCCCTTATTGATATATTCTTGAGGCAAAGTATATTCTAATGACATTAAAGCATTCATTCCCTGTACTAATCTGTAGAAGGGCATACCTTGCGGTCCTCTTCTGGACATACCAGTTCCAGTATATGGAAAGGACGGCTTAGAAGATCCAAACGCCGGAAATAATCCTTCGCTTTGACCAATCCAAGAATCCATTGGATCACTTGCGCTAATCGATCCGCTATATGTGACATAACCATTAGTTGGATTTACATATTTTTTTAACAAATTAAACCCACCAAAAGCTGAGTTTAATTGTCCAGAAAGTTCTGTAGAAAAATTATGCTCTAAAAATCCATAAACATTAAATATGTTTTTAGTATTGAATGTACTTCCAGCATAATTATTCAAGACTACCACGACATTAGATAAAATTTCTCTGGGGTCAGTAACTTGTACAGAATACAATGGATTTCCACCGGGACCACGGTTTTGAACATAAGATTGTAATATACCACCAAAGACTATATGACCAGAACCTCTGCCGGGACTAGTTACTGCATTATTAAAATCATATATTGTATTATTTTCTAAATTAACATATTGATTTGCAGCCAAAGATCTAAAACTATCTTTGTTAAATGATCCATTTGCAGTAATAGTAACTGCCTCTAATGTATTAGTATTATATATAGTATCAAAAGTGTACACGTAAGCTTCTTCTACAGTTGCAAAGTTAGATCCAAATTTAAAAAATACGGGGCTTCCAGCCATTGGAGGAACAAACCCATCACCATTTCCACTATGATAAACATCATCTCCTTGTCCTTGAGCGGTGTTGTCAGACTTGTTATATTCATCAACTACTAGGTCAACAGAAAGAGATGAGCTACTGTCTCCAAATCCACCATTCATGCTGAAATTTCTTATGGAAGCTCCTAAGAATGTTTGCTGCGGATAGCCTCTATCATAAGTCTTTGGTGTAGTTGCATCTAACGTCCAACCTCCACCACCTAAACCTTGCGGTATGACACTACCACTTTTACTAGGCCAAGATGTGCCATAAAATCCACTAGCTGGTATTATAGAAGAAATTTGACCATTATTTACAATACCAGCGTATGGTATAGGAACTGGGTTAGGATTACCATAAATACCAGATGTTAGTTCTGTTCTAGTCATGTTAAACCCTATACTGTCTACTATACATTTCAAATCTAAAAGAGGCTGTTATCAAAGAATTATATACATTAAATCTTGGGCTACTGCCCATAGAAACATTAGTTATACCAGCACCTCCTAATGCTGAACCAACAGCACCAGCACTTCCAATCGGTGCGTAATGTATATAGTCATTATACTCTTTAAAATCAGTAATCCCATTTACTCTAGATGCATACCCATTAGAAATTCCAACAGTCTCAAATGTCAAGCCATTAGGTGCTATTGGGCTAGGAGGTCGCGCAACAGACACCGCATCATAAGTAAGTCCATAGGTTACTCCTCGCATATCATTTGTTAATTGAGGAGATATACGACTATCGTTAGCATCTAATCCTTCTGATGGATTATTATTAATATTTTCTGAATCTGTTGGCATTATCTTCCTACCTCGTATGTCCAGTTGATTTGTAATGAATATCTTCCAGTACTTGGATCCCAACTTTCTGATGGCGGGCTAACAAAATATTTTCTTATTCCTGCTTCTTGTATAGGACTATAAGCATGTATAATAGAATTAATTTGAGTTTTAAATGGTTCATTTAAACTTGGTTTTGATAAAACTGATTGTTGTCTAATTCTATTAACAAGAGTTCCAGCACCAGATGTATAATATTTATCCATAACTAATTCAATACTTAAGTTTCGTTGATATTCTGTTCTTCCGCCTATATATTGTAAAACTGGACCGTGCTGTCTGCCAATGACCGGTATAACTGCAAATACATCGCCGGGGTAAGTATCGTTGCAAGTGATATTTTCCGACAAAGCCCCGCTAACAATATTTTGTAATCTAGTATCATATTCAATATCGTAAGTGATCTCTCCAGTAAATTGATTACTAGATAGTGATACGGATAATGGTATAAAGTTAAGAGGTAAATGTAAGACGGACTGTGCGCGACGGTACAAATAACAATTGGGGCCATAAGTACCACTGTTACTTATTTGATTCCATTTATAACGAGCATTTTCATGGGCAGTGTTTAGAGGGGCAACTCCAAATTGCGTCTGTGTGCTAGCATTGGATCCGCCATATTGAGTTGATCCAGCATGTACGCTAGATAATCCTTTGATGCTTCCATTGACAGTAACTTTATGTAAAGCACTATCATAACTTTTAGATACTCCCATATTAAAATTTTCATAAGCATTTCCACTAGACATTAACCAAGTATCATTGACAGTAATGGTTCCGGCAGTGGTATCTATTGATTCTGTTCGTAAATGATTATAACCTCCCCATATAGTTTTAGCAATATTTAAAAATCCGCTACCAAAATATGGACCTAAATTATATTCTGGAAATTGCTCATAACCAGTTGAATTATTTGTTGAAACATTATCATTATCTTTAAGTACAGTATTATAAATGTACTGTTTGGCTTGCTCCCAAGCTTCTCGCCGTTTGATTGGACCTGTACCGTTTTCAGTGTAATACATAGTACGACCAGTGGCCGTAATATTTCTTGTAACACGATAAGTTCTAAGAGATCCTATATGATTAGGTGGCAAAATTGTTGGATTAGCAACGTTAGTATTAGTAGTTCCATTTCCCTCTTCTACTTCCAAAGACCAGCTTTCACTATAATCTTCAATAAACCCGCTAGCATCTAAAGCATTTAGTAATGTCAAATTTCTGTCATTTGATCTTATTGGTATTCTACTTGAACCAGTTGGACTTATAGTAGAATTAGTAATACCATCTGATATAATTTTATTGCTATTATCTAACAAAACCTCTGCGCGTAAATTAATAGTATATTTGCAATTTGTGATATAAGCACCCTCTTCAAAAGATATAGACTGAACTGTTGGGTGAAATTTCAAAATTGGGGTATCTGTCATTGCGCTATCTGATTCCGGCCTATTACTAACAGGTAATAATTCGCAAAGTTGTCCATCTCTTTTAAATAATTCTCTAAGCATATTTTGCTTATGAATTATAGAACTCATAGCATTATCAAAATGAACTGCTTCAGTTGCCGGTCTAGCATAAGTTTGTTGGAATGCAGACTGTACCGTCGCTGGTGAATTGTGAGAAGTTGATCCACCGCCAATTATATAAAATGGGCTACCTTCATCTGGTAGAATAGTACCATTAAGAGTTATATCATAATAACTACCAAGCATACCGGCTTTATTTCTAATAACATTTTGAGTTATAGAAATAAGTGGAGTGGGTCTAATGAGACAGGGGGTAGATTCATCATAATAAACAGCTAGCATTATTTACCTCTTACACTTAAGTTAAGATTGTCGCTTGGACTTCCTATCCCGCTAGTATATAAGCCTAAAGATTCAAGTGCGGTTCCAGAAGAAACCTGTGCAAATAATGGCATACCGGATAGGCTAGAATCAGCATCCCCGGTTTTTACATCGCTATACAATCCTAATGTATTATACACATATGCTGAATTTTCGACACTTATAAGAAGGGGTAATTGAGAGCTTGGCGGTATGTGACCGCCGCTAATATGTAAGTTTAATGTATCATTTATTAGCTTACCATATTGATAATATCCATAAATTGATTCAATATATGGTCTATGAGAAATAAAGCCTTTTGTGGACGGGTCTTGCCCAGATACCTCTAGGAATATTTCACCTTTGCTATTTGTGATTACACTACCACTAGCATGATATCGTGTATTGTCACCAATATTAGTAAAGTATAATGATGCGAATGGATTACCATACTGATCTCTGTCACCAAAGACTTTTGCAGATATCCAAGCCCCACTATTTGGTATAGAAGGTCTTTGAGATTTAAGCATAATGTCCTTAGCATAAGTAGCACCAACATTTAGCATAGATCCAGATGCAAAATTGCATCCAGCTATTATGCAATAGTCGGCATCGCTTCTATATGGACGAGACAAGTATATGTCTCTTCCAAACCTTTCTCCGCTTCCCTTTGCGTAATTGTCTCCATCTGGATTATATGGATATGAAACCAATTTTTCTACTAACTTCCAAGATTGAGTTTTGTTTTCCCAATCTGTAATTTTATTTTCATATACATATATAGCACCAATGTTATTGATGTATGCATTATCTATGTTAAGCTGATCTCTTATTCCAGAATCTCCTAGATCATAAATAGATAATTGTGGTATATCAAACTGAGGGTTAAAATTTTTCCTAGCAAAAGCTCCATCGTCATAATAAAAATCGTAGTAATTACCATAACTATGATTTGGCGATCCTATTATAATAACGTCATTCTGCATATCAACTGAATGACCGAAATGGTCTGAATAAATTCCCACTCCACTAAGTTGTCCCATCAATGAATTAGGTCTAATCTTTTTAGTATTTTCCCATTTGTTTTCTGAAGATTTTTCAAACATGTATACTGCACCGGCACCACCATCTTGACCCAAACGCAGAGGGGTATTATCTCCCCAAGCATTTAATGATTCTGAATCAAAGGCAGAAAATGGAGATCCAATTAGTATTTTATTGCCACGGGCAGAAACAGAATATCCAAATAAATCTCCAACATAACCAGATGGGAACTTATCAAAATCTAGATAATCATAACCTTTGTCTTTTACTATAGCGGGAACTCCACCGCCAATAGTTGCATCAGCGTAAGAAACGCCATCAATAACTCCACTAATTCGTGAAGTAGTAGAATGATTAATTTGTTTAGGTAAAAATCCACTTATTGCATATAATTTTATCTCTTCTATCTTTTTTGGATCAGTTTCTCCATCCCATGGTAATGCTGCCCCAACAATATACTTAGGAATGTATTGAGATTCATAAGAATTTATTGGTGCTGATGGCAGATTTGGATAGTTACCAAAATTTTTATTAATGCCAAGATAAGGTGCTTTAGAATGATATTTATTTGGACTTCCACGTTCTGATGAAGTTAACTTGGTATATACATTAAATTGTCTACCAGCATTTTCTGAAAAGAATTCTGTTTCTGGATACAAGCTTCTAATAAATGAATATGTGTCTTGTGGAATAACATTATTTTCAGTAACATATCTGCCTTGTAAAATACTAGAGTCAGTTATGACTGTTATTCTAGATCTAGCAAATCCAGCATCAAAATCAGAAAAAATTTCTAATTCTTGTGCTACTACAACTGGACCATCTTCTATTAATTGATTTCCCAAAAACTCACATCCAGATTTACAATATTTTGTATTATCTGTACTAATTGTTCTAACAACTTCAACAATTTCACGACTTTCTTCTACTGGATCAGAAATTCTATAAAATGAAATTCCTACAGGCACATCAATGGTAGATACAACTGCTTTTTCATAAATAGGTATTAATACTCCCGAAATGCCGATTAATCTTACACTTTTTGGAGATTTATCATTTTTTAATCTAGGCATGACACATGAAACATAAATGTTTACATTATCAGTATTAGAGACTTGAAAATCTTGAAAGCATGTTCCGCCGCCACAATTTATTGTATTGAATGATGTATTAATAGTTTGAGATTCAAATAAACTTCTATTTTCATCCAGCTCATATATTCCAATTGTACCTAAATCTGGATATGTTCCGGTTGGAGTTACTGATGATTTATCGACATTAACAGTTAGGGCATGTGATTCGGCGGGATCTTGAGAGTCTGTAGTAACAAATAATCTATATCCAGATCCCGGCAGTACTGGTACATTTATTTTTACAATACCGGCATTAATATCCCAGTTATCATTGTTGTATTCTTTTGGAATTTCATCATAAACAGGATAATCTATATATGCTAGCGGAACAGCACCATCATTTAATTTGAATGGATAAAATGATCCATTACCAGAAAAATAATTTATTTTCTTGTTTTTAACATTACTAAAGTATTGACCACCTATTTGATGATTTTGATTTATTGAAAAAGAACCAAAGCCAGATAGTGGATATTCTCCATTATACTTTTGCAATAATTCCAAATTTATACCTAACTTCTCTAGGAATGTCTTTGTTTGAATAATACTAGATATTGTATTATCGCAAGTAATTATCAATCTTCTATTTCCCAATAATAACCAAAGAGATAGATTATCAATTTGCGAGTTAGAAGGTTGAGAAATTAAGTTTGGTAACCATGCGACGTTATAAGTGCTATCTAAAACATTAACATTATATGTAATATTATTATCTGCACCTAAAGCATCTTTTAACAAAGAATTGCTATATGCATCATAAAAAGACTCCCATCCATTCCAATTCAACTGCGCTATATATGATCGTCCAAATACAGTTTTAGAAAAAGAAATTAAATTTTGATAGAATAAGATGTTTTCATCATTTGATCCCTGTTTTAATTGAGACTCTATAACAAGACTAGGTATGATATCAATTTTAGAAGTTGGTTGATTTTTGTAAGAGTATTCTAAAGCAAAATATGATTTATCTGAAATTTCTTCTCTAGACAAATATGGTGTAATATCAATTTTCGGAGAACCTTTAGCTTGTAAAACACCGCCAAGTTCGTCTGTTGGAATATAAAATAAAGGAGTATTGGTTCTGTTATTAATATTGTATAAAATGCTGTTATAGTCATGACCAACCCTGCTGCCAGAACTAAAAGCGAAGTTAAGCTCTTCACTCATAGGAGAACCAAATTCATAATAGTTATTAGAACCTGCTGTAATTGTATCGTAGACAATACGTGTTCCAGAAACCGCAGGTATGGCTGGATATATAATTTCTTGTTTTACTTTTTCAGCTGCTACTAGTATTGGTATCGGTTCAAAATTTTTAGTTGGTTTTGGTTCAAAGGCTACATCCCCACAGGCTGGAGTATATGATCCAAATATTAAAGGCCAATTATAACCATATATTAATAATCCACCATTTGTACAACAAGAAGCATTCCATTCTGCCCTTAAGTCTCCGTAATTTTTTAATGGCATCTGACATTTGGTTTGTATTTGTATTTTTGTTTGATCAATTGAACAATCATCAACTTCTTTGCAGGGCATTTCTTCAAAGTATGGATAATATATTTTGATGTCAGCAACACCACTACCTCTAACTGGAGATCTTGTTACATAAGTACTTGTTAATCCTTGTGGAGTAAAAGATGGAACAATATTGTTAAATGAAGAGTATCCACTTGGAAGTGATTCATATTCATTTCTAGCTGGAACAATTCTCATTCTAGATTGTAATTTAGATAACAAATCATTTAAGATGTTGTTTGATTGAGAATATATTCCATTGGCTTCCCACCTTGGATCATTTCCAACCAATACTAAATTTCTGTCTCCAAGTGCTAACCAATTTTTAATCTTATCCAAGATTTCTTCACTAAGAGCGGAAACCGCTGGCGTTATTATAAAGATCAATCCAGCATCCTGCGGAATTTCAGAATCATCGAATTGAGTTTTTACATAATTTTTGTCAGAAAAAATTTGAGCTAAATAATTAAAGTGTCCAGAATCTGCCGTGTTTGAACTAATATTCTCATGTAAATTTCCAAACTTACCATACTCAATAGCTTTGTTATGAGGATAATATTTTCTAGATTCAAATACGTGTACTGACCCTGTATACAAACTTGCTGACCAAGATGGATGAATTCTACCAGCGGGAATTCCTTCGGATCCTAGATATCTAGCTTGTAAAGTCTTTCCATTTGGTGCATGTCCATCTGTATTATAATAAACATCTGCATTGTTATGAAAATTAAGACTATCCGTTGGTGCGCCAGCTACTACTACTGTGCCATTTTCATTGGTGTCTACACTATAACCTAGTCTAGAAGTTGGTGCGTGTTCTTGTGCGACAAATGACCAGCCACCAGCCGGTTGCATATTGCTATAATCAAATGTATATATATTTTGATATTCTTCTACATTATTATCTAATCTAGCTTGAAATTTGTCTTCTGGATCTAATGATAGATATAGAGCTTTTTTGTCTTCTAATAATTGAGGCTTACTGTAATATGCCGCAAGCTGTTTAGAATACTTGTCTGACCTTTTAGATGCAACCCAATCAGCAATTTGATAGTTGTAAAAGTAATTACGCGCTTCGTAATTCCTTTCATACATCATGACTGCTTGATTGATATATGGAGAACCAATTACTACAAGTTCGCCGTCATCACTTATACTAACTGCGTGTCCAAATCTATCATTGTAATCTCTTGTTACATTGGGAGAAGAAATTGCTTGAATTAAATTCCATGATCCACTTTCTTTTTCAAAAATATATACTTTTCCACCACTGTCTGGTGGGATGTTAAAATTTTTGTCATACTTGTTAAATGTTCCGACATTATTAGAGAAAAATCTTACTTGATTACTTTCAACTAATCGTCCAGTATCTAGAACTTCACCTAAAATCAATTTGGACATGTCTATCCAATCAGTATCGCCTTCTGTCAAATATTCATATACTATTCCAGATGATTGAACGCCATAAAAGTCTTTTAACCCACTAGCAAAACTATATTTCTGATAAAAGTCAATGAATCTATCTAATGCTGGCTCTAAGGCTTCTCTACCACCCATTGAAAAACTTCCATCGATACAAATACCTAGCATCGGTGGAATCCCACTATTTATACTATTGTTGTAAGGAAAAGCTTCCAAAAATGAAGAAGTAATTCCACTCAATGTTCCATTAATAGAGGACTCTGATAATGGGTATCCAAAGTTTTTACTTATACGTTTTAATGTAATAAAATCCGGTTTTTCTGGAAAGACGGGATCAGATTCGTCAGAGTTAGCGGTTGGTACGCAAACAATAATTTTGACATCAAACTCTACTCTAGGATCAGAAAAATAGTTGAATACCAAATCTTTATTAGCTATGCTAGACAAAATATTTTCATATGTTTTTACTTTCCAAGGCGCACCGGGTGATGGGTCCGGTAAAATATAACTAAACTCGTCAGTAAAAATCATCAAACCAATAGATACTTTAGATGGTGGATCATCTTCAAAAGTTCTTGTCCATCTTGCACCAACTCCACCAACTACCAATATTTCTTGTTTATCTTCTCCTAAAGATTTTATATTTTCATTTACAGAGAGATCTACAGAATGTCCAAACTGTCTTCCGTCCTGACCCACAAACCATGATGTTTGTACACCAGTGAAATCAGACGGCAACCCATTGATAAAAATATTTGACTCTATCGCATAATCACCTAGCAATCCAGATGGTAAAGTTAATTCTGTCTCAAGACTCCATTCTGACTTATAATTATCAAGCGGCCAATCAACAGTAGATGGTCTGGCATCTCTTCTATACAAGAATACTTTGCCAGCTTCTTCATATGTGGTAGATCCAGATGTAACTGGCATCTTTGGACATCCAATAGCTAACAAATCATTTTTAGACGCGACAGATTTACCATATTCTCCACCGGCAAAAACGTTATCAACTAATCTAAATCCACTATAATCATTGCTGATTTCGTCAGTTTCGTTTTTATTGTACTCTACTTCTAGAATTTCTGTTGGAATCTTTATAGCGTTTGAAGATCCAGATTTACCTGTTATATTAACGACGTAGGGCAAGTTGGGAGCCAAGCCAGTATATTTTCTTATACCGTAAAAATGACCACTATATGGCATAGGATCAAAAACAACTGAGTCATATGTGCTTTCAGTTACAAAAGAAATATTATTTTCCGTAGTAATTATATTTTGATTTTCCGCCGCTATGTACTGCAATGAGTTACTATCTATAGTATGCTTAAATGATCCACTAGGAAATGTAAGATTGGTATAAGTATTTTTAGCTCTAAATACGCCACCGTCTACACATATCTCTGGATAATACCACTTAATTCCATGAATATCTACTATGGCTTCTGTGCAATAACTCATTTTTTACAGTCTCCGTAACATGCTAAATTAACTCCTCTTATATTATCATCAGCATCGACATATGCATAGACATTATCTACAGATGTTATACCCTGACCAATGTTATCACTATCCCATTTTATTGTAGCACTTTTAGAGGCTAAATTGTCGGAGATAGGATAATTTAATGTCACCAGCGGCAAATTTCCAGAAATGTTAGTTTTAACCGGATCGAAACTAGATAAGAATAAATTAAATGAGTTAGATGTATTCCCAATAAATTGTTGATCATTATAAATATGCAATGACATAACCGAAGATGGGTATGCATTAATTGATCTATTTATTCCGCGTACACGTAAATTTAGTATATTATCAGCTGGTTGATAACCTTCCGGTCCTAAATTACAAAGATTTAAATAGTCATTTGAATTAAATGCCATGCCAGACACATAGAGTGGCATAACAGTTTCATTCATAAGTTGCCCACTGACATTAAGACCTAGACCCCTAAATGGTAGAGATCCAAACATGCCAGTAAAAACTTGTTCACTACTGTCAATAGAACCATTGCCAATAGTATATAGACTCAATATCTCTGGCGGCGTAAAATATCCACTGCTACTATTGTCAACGAATAAGTTCAAACCACTATTATGTATGCCGGTTGGTCCATGGCCAGTAACAAATAAATTGAGTGGCGGAAACCCACTAACAGGTGGGCCATTTTCTGGTGTGAATAGATTTAAAGTATTAAATTGATAATAATATCCACTTGTATATAAGAACAAAGTTCCACTAGTGTGGCCATCAAGATAAATTGCATTGTTTGCTCTAATATTAGTATTATGAATTTTGACTTTAGATTTATAAGGCGAACCAGATGGGTAAACAAGATCATATTGTAAGAACATCTGATTGACATCATTTAAGAGATACTTATCTCTGAATTCATTAAAATATGATTCACTATCAAATGTAGCCCAAGGTTCAGATTTATCTAAAATATCATTGAATGTTAATTTACTAGTAATTTTTCTTATACACCCAGATGGTTCAAGATAATGAATAGATCTGTTTACCAATCCAAGAGATTTACTTGGACGTTCTTGTGATTCTTGAGTTGGCGCATAAATACTTACAATAAATTTAGGACCAACTTTTCCATTTGGCCAAATAATATCATTATTAGTATGATGCTCTAATACAGTATCAACACAAAGAGAGTCTTCTCTAAAGTCATAACCCTTTGGTAAATTTTTAGATATACGCGGAGCTAACCCGTAAAATCTTGATTGATCTTCAGATGGAATATCAGATATGTCGAATCTCAAAAAATCATTTTCTATCTGAGTATGATAAGATACACCAGATAAATGTATGTTGGATGGTAAGGTTTTATTTGTTAACTGAGAATATCCAGAACCCGGATGGTCTAGACTAAACGTAATATAATCTTTTCCTTCTCGCTTTGTGTAGGAATCAAAATCTGATGAAAAACTACATATCTTAAACGCACCAAGCTTCCATCTAGATATATCATCATCTATATTAGATGCTAATACACTATAAGAATCAAAGAAATCATTTGCAGTAATTTGATTTAAAAATCTATTAGGATTAGAATCTACTATATGACAACCACTTGAATAACCAATTTCATGCAAAAACATTGGTATAGATCCAAGTGATGTAAAATAATTAGAATATCCAAAGAAATTGTTTGTACTGCTACTATATGAATTAATAGTTACTTCACCTCTAAATCGATCAAATGGTTTTATCAATTGATTGTCGGTGTATAATTTGAATTTTTTAGTGGCACTGTTATAAGTTATCAATATTGGGAGCGGGAAAGAATATTGTGAAATTTTGATTGTATCAACTATTGTAGATATTGTGGAGTTGGTATTTTTTACTTTTAGTGTTAAGTTTTCATTCTCTACAACTATTGCAATAGACCAATCTCCATCTTCGCAGCACATTATTAAATGATTGTTTAGCTCACCGCTCGATACTTTGTCGGGAGTATATCGAAAGAATAATACAAAATCATTATTTGAGCTAGTCAAAAAATTGGTATTTACATAATCGTTTCCAATACGCAAAGCTCTATCAAAATTATCATATACACTGTTGTTCCAAGATAATGATGAATAATCTGTTGTAATACCATCAATTAGCTGCTGAGAAGAATATCTCCATCCAAAATTACTTAATATATCTAAATCATCGTTTATAGATGCCCCTACCGCTACTTTATTATGATCATATATATTTTGACCATCGCAGTTTGTAAAATCTATGTAAGAATTTAAAAATAAAGCGTCAGACTGCTGATGATTAAAAGAGAAATCAAATCTTTCACGGTCAAAATCTCCTCCAACAAATATATCTCCAGTATGACCTCTCCACCTTCTGGCAAAATTGGTAGATAAGTAACTAGGAGATGAGAATCCAACTACTAATCCGCTAGGCTGTTCGTTGCTTGATATTGTGCCGCTTCCATCTGGTAGTAGTGTTATTATTTTTTGTACAGCATTTCGGTTAGATGGACTACCTAAAGTATGAAGATGTAGAGCATTGGCTGGTTTGTAATATAAGATCAAACTAACATGAGCTATAGAAGCCCCGCTAGGTATCGGACATATATCTATATATAGATTTTCAAAATACGGACTTAAAGAATATTTATTGTATCCTAATTTATTTGGGTCAGAATATATATCTAATGGTATTATATATTCTTTAAATGATGTACTGTCTACTAAGATTGAAGTATTTAGTACGTAGTGATCACCCAGCGAAGATATATCATTCAAGAAAAACTCACTGCCATCAGATATACTACTGCTAGAAATACTCAAGTTAGGTTTTTTAAAACCAGATACATCTGGAATACTACTTGAGATTGTGGGTAAAGATCCACTATTTTGTAAGAATCCACCAATGGCTGGAGTGACATATAATAACTTATCGTCACTATATCCAACTATGTCGATTGGATAATCAGAATTACTAGGGTGCTTGCGGGCTATAACTTTTAACTCAGCATAGTCTACTTCAAAGTAGTCTTGATATTGATACTGTTGTTTTGTAGCATCGTCAAAGACTTTATTTCCACCAAAATTAAATGCACCGCCAGCATATACGTTTAATTCATCGCGATCCGTATCAAATTTAAGAATTAATCTACCGCTGTCAACATTTGGTAATGACCCGCTGAGACTGATATAATCTCCATAATCCGTATTTACATGTCTAATTTTTTGCAACAGCGTATTAGATGACAATACATCTTGATTACTGTGTTCATAATCTGGCGTTCTCCATACGCTACTAGCCTCTGGATATATACCATTGTTAAACTCATTCGTAAACAATGTATTTGGTAATATTATTTTTTTAATTCTTTCAGACTTGTCCCGAACTTTTACAAAGCAGTTCAATGCATTGTCTTTTCGAACTCCAACACCTCCACTATTTCCAATCTCAATAGCAGAAATAAGCAATGCATTGTATGGATTTGGACTAGGGGCATCTTTGATACATAGTTGCTCGTAACCCAAATTAAATCGATCATCAAATGGACGCTGTGGACAATCTACAGATACACTAAAGTTGCATGTATATGGTTTATTTTCTAAAAATAGTGGACTGCCAGAATCCATGTATGGATAACCAGAACTCCATGTCGTTTGATTCACTTTATTTATATTAGCTTGTGATATATATGTAGTAAAGTTATTATCACCTTCTACAAATATATCATCATACTTAATGATCAAATTGCCGCTTGGATCATTAAGAGTAATATCATATATTTTGTATCTCTGAGGTCTTCTCAATAAATAATTGTCAAATGGTGCATATGCCCTTAAAGCGAAATAGCTAAACTTGGGATTAGCAAGTGGATATGTTACTCTAAATTTGTATTCTAAATCTCCAGACGCAAGAGCTTGATTAAGAAATACAAAACTTCTAGCATCATCAGATGTTAAAAATCCATTGGAATTATTATCAGTGTAATTACCCGCAAAAATTCCTTCATCAATACTTGTATATATATTGGTAGATTGAGCTTGTGAATTGCTTATATTGACGTTGGTATCAGTAAACTTATTTTTAAATGATATGTCACCAATAGGATATAGCTTAGATGATGCTTGAAAAGATAATTTACTTCCACTAAATTTATCAGTTTTTGTAGTTTGAAAATTACTAGAGGACAAAAATCTATTATTTACGCCAAGTGTGGCAGATGTTGACCCGAGAATTTTACCAACAGCGGATTCATATAAGTCTTCCTTTGGAGAGAAATTAACATTCTCATGAGCCACTACTTTTCCAACACTAGTTAATGCTTGAGTAAGATTTCTAAATATTGAAGCAGAAGAAGAAACTTTAGCAGATGAAGATATACGGCAAGAAAAGCCATGATTGAATGGAGATATATTAGCAGATATTTTACTATCTGATTGTAAGATAATATTAGTATTTATATTACAAACTGAGCAACTCATTTATGATCCTAATACTGAACTATTTCTTTTAAGTGATCCACCTTGAGAATCCTTGAACTCTCTTTCTATTGCTGCTAATATGTCTTTTCTAGTATCTTCTTTGAGCATTTTTAACAATCCAGAACTATCATTAATATTTACATTGACATTTGAATTAGAACTTAATGTGATATTAATACCTTTAAGTTTATCGACGGCTTCAGATATTTGTGATCCAAAAGAAGTAGCAAATTTAGATAATCCATCAGTTATACCCGCAAACATTCCAGCAAAAGAACCACCACCTTGAGGTTGACCTCCATCTCTGAAGTATTGAACCATTCCGCCCTTTGCCATTCCAACTGCTTGCCCAGCGGCTGGTGGAGGAGAAGAGTTACCATTCATTGCTTGTAAAATTTGCAAGTTATTATCACGTTGAACAGCGGCGCGATTAACCACAAATTCACCCGGAGTTAACATTGCTGGCACAGTGTCCGTTCCGCGAGGAACGAAGATACCACGACTTGCATAAATTAATCCGCCGCGAGACTTGAATTCGGCAGCACTCTTATTTTCAGAAGCCAACCCTTCTTCTGCTTTTGCTCTTCCTCTTGCCATAGTTTCATCAAACTTAACTTGCGCTGCTGTTACATTCATTGTAGCAGTTGTGACTTGCATTTCTGCCATTTCTGTTCCAAGTTGCCCAGTTTCTCCTAGCATACCGCCAAGTTCTCTTAATCTAGATTTACTTGCTTCTTCTTCTGCTGTAGTACCGGCCATAACTTGTGCTGCTCTCATATCAGTTACACCTCTGGCTGATAGTGCAGCACCGGCAGCACTTTCTACTAATCCACCGGCACCACCAAGTTGTTGACCATATAATTCTTGAACACCGGCTTCTTGCTGACGTTGAATATCTTGATATGCCATGCCTAAAGCGTCAGCACCATAATAATTTTGTAGACGAGTATCTCCACTAGCAATTGCGGCTGTAGCACCAACAGCTGATTGCTTCTTGAAAAATTCTTCTACATCTCCCTTAATTAAAGATTCCATAGATTCTTTCTCAAGTTTATTCTTTTCTTGGGTAATCTTTAATTGTTCTTCTTCTAATTTAATCAATCCTCTAATTGTTTCTATTTGTGTCTTGTATGCTTTCTCTAAGTCTTTTTGTGACTCATCAGCGACTACACCGGCAGTTCTATCCATACCACCACGTTCAGTCCTACGGGCTTCGACGTTAGCAAATCCGCCTCTAATTTCTGCATTTCTAGCTCTTAATTCTTGAATACTACCAGTTCTCATAGCCGTCAAACCAAGACGATTGCCCTCTACGTTAGACTTACCAAGAATATTAGCCCGTCTTTCTTCAGCACTTACAGCTTTACCGCCATACTTGGCTTGTACTTCTCTTCCTTCTAAAGTTAAATCTAGTGCTTCTTGTTGAGCAGCAACTAAATTACGTTCAGCATCAATTCTCTTTTTTGTAAAATCTATAAGTACCTGTTCGGCTCTAGCTCTATCTTGCTCAATTTTCTGAAGATCTTCAAACATTTTTTTCTGTACTTCAGTTAATTTATTGCCAAAAACGCTTAAATCTCCAGCAATAATTTGGTCAACATCAGTATCGCTTAAATCCATTCCTCCGATTGCCGCTTTAAGACTCTTTGCGCCTTCTTCATCCATCCCTTTTGTAAGTTCATCAGCAAACTTTTTCTTTATTTCATCAGAACTTAGACCCTTGAAATCTGCTTCGGCCATTGAATTTTTAATATTATCAAAGGCTTTGTTGTAATTTTGTTGAGCAGATGTAAATGCTGCCACATTACCTTCAAATTTCTTAATATATTCTTCACCAACACCAAATTCGCGTAAGTTAGAAGATACATTACTAACTGCATCTTTAATTTCATTTGGATCCATAGCTTGTGCGGCACTACTCATTGACTGCTGTAAAAATTCAATATCACTGCCAAGTGTAGATCCGCCTACCTCAAATCCAGCAGAAAATCTATCCATCGTAGCTGATAGTGCGGATGATGTTGCCGTTGCTGAACGTAATCCTAAATTCATAGCATCATACAATTCTTTCTGACGCTTGACTTCCTTTTCAATATTTTCTATTTCTTTGTTAACTTGTTTAAGTTGTGCTTCCATCTGTGATGCTGCTGCAAATGCGGCTTTTGCTCCAGCCTCATCGCCAGAAGACTGTAGTTGATTACCTAATAATCTTTGTTCACTAATTTGTTTCTGTAACCCATTAGTTGCCTCTGCTCTAACAGCATTTATATTTTTTCCTCTAGCTACGCCAGATCTAATAGCAGCTTGTCGGGCTGGACTTTCAATATTGAATGCTTCTTGTTGTTGTTTTGCGGCATTATTTATTTGATCTGCACTTTCTTTTCCTAGTCGCGCATTACGCGCTCCAGTAGTCTCCATAAATGGATTTAAACCACCTAAAGCTCCAACATTTCTTAGGAAACCACTGTCACTATAAGCATTGGATCTATTTTTTAAATTTTCAGTAGCGAAAGTATTTGCTCGTCCCATTTGAGCATTTGCTTCTCCTGTTTTAGCTCTAATTTTCGCAAGAGCTTCAGAAGCAGAAATGGTGCCATTTTTAAAATCATCCATAGCGGTAGCTGCAACTTTTTGAGCTTCATCTAAAGCTTTTTGAGTTTTAACCGCACCGGCTTGAGCCGCAGCTAAAGCCACGGCACTATCAGTTGTTGTTAAAAATGACGATGATACTCCTAAAATTCCAACTCCTAAACCAACAAGTCCACCAATCACTGTACCTATTACTGGAATAAAACTACCAATAGCGGCACCAGCTGCTGTTGCTGCTAATACTCCACCAATCGCTCCAGAGCCTTGTTGAAAATCTGCCTTTTCGCGGGCAGCTGTTTTAGCCCCCTCTACATCTCCCGACTCTATAGATTGTTTTAATCTTCCGTCAAAATTATAAATACTTTCTGCAATGACATTAAAGGCTTGTTGAGCAAGATATGCCCCTCCAGCAACAGCTAATAATGGTCCAGCTATTTTAGATATTGCATTAACAGTTTTCATAATGCCAACAGTTGCGTCCCTACCAAATCCTAAGCCTTGAGCAGCACTGATGACAGCTTTTTTGCCGCCAGTACCAAGGCCACCACCACCTAAAAATTTCATTACGCTCTGAGCTTTTAGCTCTACGCCAAATGCTTGTAAAGCAAAAGCTACTCCAGCCACTGTAGTAACCAATCCCAATAAAGAATGAGACATTGTAGTCAAAGCGGATGAGTTTTCATCAAGTGGCGGAAGCATAGCTTGTAATGATGCAGTAACCATTGATATAGCTATAGCTGCACCGCCAACGTCTGATGGCATCATGCTACCTAATCCGCCAGATCTCTGAGATTGTCTTTCCTTATTTGCAGTTCTTGCTCTAGCAAATTCATTTTCTCTAGCTGATATTGCATCTGCTTTTTGTTTTTGTAGTTGATTCCAGCTATCAGCGCGACTATTAGCGCGAGTGTCACTATCTTTAAAATTGGATTGTGTTCCACCTTGTAAAGTATCTTTTGTGAGTTGACTAGCAGCTTGTTTGTTGGATTTAGCTTGTTGTATCAAGGCATTTTGTTTATCCATCAACTGAGTTTGTTTTTCTATAGTTGCTTGATGTTTTTTCTGTATACCCTCAAATTTTTGTTCTTCAGCCAAAGCCCTTTGATCTACTTCAATTCGCTTGGACTCAGCATCCATTTTCATCTGAACAATTCTATTGGCAGCTGTTCCAGTTGCAGCAGCTTTTCCTTGTTGTGTTGCTAATTTTGCCAGAGCTTGATCATAAGCACTTATTCTTGCATCCAAAGCGGCAGATTCTTGATATAAACCATCCGTTACTTGCTTTTGTTTTTCTAGCGAAGTAGACAATACTTTAGAATAACTACCAGTTTTCTTGATTTCTTGTGCTGTAGCAGCAATTTCACGTTGAATTTCCCCATTATCAGCTAATCCAGAAATTTTAGATTTAACATTACTTGATGTTACTGCGCCACCAGCTTTATTAGTCGTAGTTGCTGTTGCAGCAGTTGCTGCCGCAGAAGATGCTGGAGAAGTTGCTGAAGATGAAGCTGTTTCACTTGCTGTAGTACCAATTGCTTTTGCGCCCGAAGTCAAAGCATCAACATAATCTTGCATACGTATTTGAATTACAGCACTTGATGCTCCCTGCTTCAACATTTGTGTTACAAGTTGTGAATATGCCGAAGATAATTGAGCGGCTTGCTTAAAAGATAAATTATTAGCATTTGCATAATCTACTAATGATTTACTTAAATCTGGAGTAACGGCTTTTAATACTTGGAATTGTTTACGGCCCTCTTCAACACTAACATCCATAACGGAAAAAGTACCAGTTAATTTACTGATTATTTTATTCAATACTGTAGGAGCTTTTATATCAAAGCCGGGAATATTTGAGTCGCTAACAATTGATTTTGCCCCAGTTCCAGAAGTTCCAGCGGCAAAACGCTGAACAACTCCACCCTTGGCGTATTTACCAACTTTATTCATACGATTTAAATTACCGTATCCTATATTTTGTGCAGATGATCTGTTAACAACAAATTCACCGGGAGTTAATAGGGCCGGAACGGTATCAGTACCAACTCCACCACCAGCAGCAAACTTAGAGATAGGACCACCAAAAAACTTTTTCTTTACATTGATACCAGCTAAAACACCGTTATTGATTGAGTTTACAATCTTACTAGATATACTACCGCTTCCCATATCTCCATCGATAATCTTACTGGAGTATGAGGCTTTAGCATCAGCTTGTCTTAATTTACCTATAGCTCCAGCATTACCAAATAATGCCGCCAATCTCTGTCTATTTCCTTGTAAAGAAGACGCAGGAAAATCGAATACAGCATTACCAGAAGCTGGTCTAGCACCAGTTAAAGCATCGATTACACCTTCATATAAATACCCGGAAGTAGTTCTTATGGCACCTGCATCAGATTGAATTCTTTTTGCTGCTGCCGATAACAGTGCATCATTACTATCAACTGGTGGAATGTCTAATAACTTTTTAGACGAAACTTCATTAGCTACGGATGCAACCGCTTCAGATAGTTTAGTTTTTACATTGTTCTGAATAATTTGACTTAAAGAGCCAGACTTTATATCTCCAATAGATGGATAAAATGTTTGTATGTTTCCAGCTTCTAAAATTCCTTTGGCAAAAAATGTATCTGATTTACCAGCCATTTTGTCGCCTTTGTTTTTATACGGCTTAACTCCAGCTAATGATAACAATTCAGAATTTGTTATATTAAAACTTTTACTTTTAAATGGTTTTAAACCATCTGGAGTGCCTTCTTTATTCATAAAGAATGCGCCAATACTTCCATCAGCTACAGAAAATCTTAATTCATCTTTATCTCGACCAGATGTATATTTTGCTTTTTTATCTTTTTTTCCAAGAGATTGTGTTTTTTGTGGACCTCTAGCCATAGCCAGCTTCTGAGCCGTGGTCATAGGTCCACCATTTTCATAACGATTTTCATTCATCGCAGCAAGAGTACCAGCACCCATCTTATTAACGCTACTCTTGCGTATAACAAATTCACCCGGAGCTAGCATCGCTGGAACAGTATCTCCATTACCAGAACCGGGAACTAGACCACCCCTAGCAAAACCAAGAACTTTACCACCTTTATTATAAGCTCTACCAGAAGTGGCACCGCTCATCATTCCGCCCAAGAAACCTCCCATACCCTTCACTAATTTAAAAGCCGCCAAAGCTGCTAACATTGGAAGCAATGGCTTAATAGAGTCACCAATCTTTATGAGGGCAGATGCTAAACTAAGAGCAGTATTAGCCATTACTTGAAAAGTAGATGTTTCAGTAACACTACGAATAAGTGCCAAAAACTCTTCTTTGACTTTCATAATTCTAATAGCTAATGCCGCTTGTGCTGATGCAGCATCATTAGTCAAAGAATCACCGGCTTTCATAGCAACATTTAACGCGGACTGAGCGGTAGAAAATTGCTGTAAAAGTGGAAGAACTTTACCAATTTGTCTGAATCCACCAAGCTCTTCAGCTATACTAATAAAAGTAAGATCACCTTCTCCAAGTCCACTTAGGGCTTCACTTAGTCGTTTAATAGCCTCATATGGACCAACAAATTTACCGTCTAAGTCAGTAAGTTCAACACCAAATTGTTTTAAGAACTCAATAGTCTTGGGTCGTTGAATACGTGTAAAGATAGTACGCAAACCTGTACCAATACTTTCGGCACTTTCTCGCGTTGTGGCTCTTACGCTTGTAAATAATGCTAATAGTTCATTTAGATTACCACCAGAAGCTTTAAACACACCACCAGTTCTACGAACAACGTCAATTAAGTCACTAGCTTCTACAGCGAATGCACCAGCAACAGCATTAATAGAACCAAGCTGCTGTTCTAAAGCTCCAACTCCCTGCTGGAATTGTGCTAAGATAGCAATGGCACCTTCGGCAGTTTCTGTGATACTATCAAAGTTAGGGGCAAGTGCCGCTTTTGCTAGTGTCTTTAGTGCAATAGATGTATCTTCAGCGGTCAAACCAGCCTGTGCTAAGACTGTAGAAACTTCTAACAAATCAGAAGATGCTACACCAAAACCAGTAGACAGACTAGTAATTTGCTTTGTTAATCCGCGAAGCTGACCAACACTTTTACCAGTAACTTGAGAGACTTTAATTAACTGTCTTTCAAAATCAATAGCACTATTAACAGCACTATTGAGAGTACTAGTAAATAAACCAACTGCTCTTGTGGCTACAGAAAAAGCAGCAAAACGCCTAATGGACAAAGCAAATGCCTTGCCCATGCGTTCTGCTGCCGTTGTTGCTTGATTAACCTGTTGAGTTACTTGCTGTAATTGACGCTGTGCTTGTGGGCTATTCTGAATTTGTACATTAACATTTACACCCTGTAACTGGCTCTGAATTTGTTGTACAACTTGCCTAACGTTATTTGGAGCTTGTAACTGTAATTGTGCGGTCAGTACGAATCTTGACATAATTCTCCTTTACTGATGCCACACAACTCTATCTCATTCACTATCCGTTGCTGTTGACTTCTTTTTCTTGGATGTTGGTTTTTCGGCTTCTTCTGTTTCTTCTGGCTTAATTTCCTTATCTTGGTCATCTACATAAACAACGCTCGGAATATAATTACCATTTTCGTCAAGAACATTACCATCTTTATCTACTCGCTTACCATCTTCGTTGAGCCAGTATCCGTTCTTGTCTATTCTGCGACCTTGAGTATCTACAGTTTCGCCCTTGTCATTAACTAGACTTAAATCCTCGTTGACAAAGTGGAACATTTTAAGGAATTTATTTTCCGGCAGCTTTGCCTCAAAGTCCTTATCTACAGCGTACATCATACCCGCAAGTGCTGATGCAGCACTAAAAGCTATCTGATCGTCAGACCTTTCTTTATAATCATCTAAACTGTTATACACTTTCTGACCATTTTCATAAAAGGCAGAATGTGCTACTAGATAGTCAAATCTGACATTATCTGAGATGGATTCTGCGGTGTTTTGCTCAAGGCTCATTTTCTCTGCAATTAAGTCTCTAAGCTCATTTCGCTTAATTCTCATCTGAATAGCAATATCCTTGCCTTCTGATGCTTTTAGCTTTTTACCACCATTCCCGCTAACATACAATCTTTTTTCTAAATCAGAGATTTCTTGAACAACCTTTCTTTGCTCTTCGTCTTTACCTTCGTCCCAAATCCCCTGCTCTTTCATAAATTTTTCAAGTTCCTTCTTGGTCATAATTCCTTCACGAACACAATCTGTCCAAGCTTTTGCTCCGACTCGTTGAGCTTGAGAAATTAATGCGCTACTGGGGCGTTTAACTACTAACTTGACGTTTTCATCTTTGCCATTCTTATTTAAAACTACATCTACTATCTTTTCCTTATCCTGTGACATGGGTTCCTCCAATTATTTGTTAGGATTTATTACTGGAATTTTAAGTTGATATCTTGTCCACTCTACTTCATATTGAGCTAACTCAGCATCAATATTTCTAGCTTGATTATTACCACGATCTAAGATTTCTGATCTAACCTTATTATAAAGATTCTTCATCATCTCTTGATCTTTAGTAAGTGGCTCTTTGGATTCACTATTCCACAAGAATCCAAAATTCTCTTCTATAGTGCTTAAAGCACCAATCATAGTCGTCTGTATTTTCTTTTTTAGAATTTTAGACAATCTATCTCTTGAGTCAGATTTGTATTTTGAGTCTCTAATCTTTTTATAATCGTCCATCATATCCTCCTTCTATATTCCTTGTCGAGTAGCCTGCATTTGAATATTTTGTCGCTGATCGGGCAAGTGTTGTTCTTGAATGCTGTCAAGTTGTCTAAGAGCAGCAAATCTTTGAGCTTTAATAATATTAGCTTGAGTATTATTTAAACTATTAATTTTATCTGTAGTTTGCTTATTGCTAGACATTACATACACTTCACCAGCATTTTTTATTTTTTCATTGTTTGTTTGGTTTTCAAATTCACGTTCATAGCGTTCTTTTTCTCGTTTCTTATGCTGAACTATGAACCATCCATCTAGCATATCATCATCTTCTATAACTTCTTTATTGGGACAGTCCATTGATTCTTGTATATTATCATACATTTGTGACCAAATTAATAAACTTTTTTGATTATGTGTTAATTCTGTATTTGGTGGATTAGCAAAAAGTGAAATGTTACTTTTCTCACGAACTATCCATAGCGATTTCCATGGATCATTTCGTGCTAAATCTCTACATTTAGTATCGCTCAAAAAATGAGACTGCCACTCATCTATAACATATTGTAAAGATATCTCATCAAAATCATATGGTTGATTATCACAATATGTAGTGTTTTTTATTATCCAAGCTAGTCTTTCTGTTGAGGCTACTCCTTCGCATGTATTTTGATGATACATGTATTTTTTATTGAGATGGCTAGACAACTGAAGCTCACCAGCACGTAAGTATTTTCTTATACTATTAACCATCATCGTATTATCTCTATTATTATAGATTTCAACTTTAAGACGTTCAAGATCATTTTTCAGTGATTCTTCCTTTTTATTATCATGAATAGTCCACAGTTCATTTTCTAACATCCACTGATCCATATCCTCTTCTGTCATTATTTCTTCTGAATAAGCTTTGTCATAAGCAGATTTATAGATTTGGCAAGATTTGAAGTTTTGCTCAACTGTGATAGGGTGTATTTCCAATTCTATATTATTATGGTTAATAAATACTTTTCCAGATCGTATCATAGAAACGAAAAACTCCCGCTCATGATGCTTCATACAGCTTTCTCACAAGCGGGAGTCTCATTTTGTTTCCTTAAAAATCCTATTAAGTTTTAGCTAAACGATATATTACTGACCATTAAACTTAAATCCACCAACTGGAGCAACAGTGCTTCCGGCTGGATCCAAGGGGTGGAAAACGCTTAGAGCATTAAAGGTGCTATAACTATATGTAGTTGTTACATTACCACCACCAGCGTCACCGCCCGTATAGTTAATAGATGATAATCTGTTTTTATTACCAAGGTCAAAACATGTACCATCATGTAATCTGATTAAGATGGTTTCATTTGGAGTATTATTTCCATAATTTTCTGTACCGAGAGCATAACTTACCCCATTCACAGTACCGCCCTTAATGCCTTCTTCTAATGCCTGTACAAAGTCCCCAGAAGCACAAAGAGCTTCAATTTCACATGTAACTTCTACAGGGAAATTTGCATATCTTGTATATGGAGCTTTTCTTCCAAGTTCCTGTACACTTTCACGATTTAAGTCACAACTTATGCTAATATTCTGTAAGTGTACTCTAGGTACTCCAGTAGCGGCTGTTCCGCCCGTCCAAGCATTGCCAGTAGTAGTTCCTACAACTCCCTTGATTGATACGGGAAGCACAGAACCATTTAAAGCAACATTTTCTCTTCTTTGTACTCCACCTCTGAATGCTGGACCTCCAGCACCACCGCTAAAATTGCCGGGACCGTCATAGTAATTTGTTCCAGATGTAAGAGTTCTAACAACAGCATTGGTTGCTACTGATGGACTAGTATTCCATTGCTTGTGGTTGCCAACCAATGTAAGTGACTCAGTAGCATTGCCATCTACAGGAATAGTATAACCAATACTACTAACATACATTCCGCTCATTAAAACTTCTATTGGTGTAGCTGAATCATCGCCAACGTGAGAAACAGTATCCGAGAAAATGCCTAGACCAACATTGCATCTGTATTTTGTTCTAGCGACTAGAGAAGCTTTAGCGGCACCGGTTGTAGAATTATCAGTTGCCACGGCGGCTGTTGCAACGTGATACATTAATGGATAACCATCAAGTACCTTTTCAAGAGTTACTTCAACGTCTGGCACACCTTCAATATTTTCATAAATATGAATTTGACCTAGTTCAAATACTTGCTCTAAATTAAATGTTGTATTGATACCTACGCTTTGTACGCCGTGTAAAACTGTTGCAGCACCGTAATTTGATAAAGCACCGGTTTGTGCATTAGTTTGCTGTGGGTGAAGGGCCACTGCTTGGCAAGCATAAAAAATTCTATTATTGTTTGAAGCGGGCATAATTCTCTCCTATTTTAAGATGGTAAGCTCTAGTTAGTTATACACTAAAATTATATTGATGTTTCGATTGTTTCTAATGTCATTCTCACAATACCAGCGTAAAAATTACTATTTACTACTTTCATATTTTGAACACTAGAGTTTTTAAGGCGTAAATTTCCGCGATAGTAATTTTCTACCAAGTCTGGGTATCTTAAAGCTCCAGAAACAGGAAAACCATGATAATCCAACGGAAAAGACCCACTCCTTGCTATAGCATTACTATTAAACATATATATAGTTTTATCATTTTGTAAGGATATAATATCTACTAATTTATTACGAGTATATTCATCTTCAGCTAAACAGTGGAACAAAATGTCGGTATCTACCCACTGACCACCGCCGAGTTGATAACCTTTCAATGTTCTTCTTGGAACAATCTCAATGGCTATAGCAGGCAATTGAATTCTAGCTTCTGCGGGAATATCATATTTACCTTTATTAAGATCATCAAAGTCTTCCCCTAAGTTTAGGGATGAATACTGAACTTCTGTTAACCAAGGTAAACTATTAGCATATACTACATTTATATATCTATAACTATATTCAGCTTTTACTACACTATTTGTTGGGATTATGTTATTAAATACAACGCGACCATTGAAATAATCTACTTTGTGAGCATATGTTCCACTAGTATTTGATGGATAAAATACATTATTTACATATATTCCAGAAATACCGGGTATAGCATGATTATTCCCTACTATGGGAGGAGGATTGTAAGAAACGCCACTTTGCCAAATCCAGTTTTGTCTAAATCCCTCCCAAGCCTTACCGCTTGGAAAAGATGAATTAGAAGATATTCTTAGTTTACTATAATCTATTCCTTCTGGAGATAATTCCCCAAGTGAAACATTCATATAGTTACCCTTTTCTAAAAGGGACCACTCTAAAAATTCAACAATATTATCTTGCAACTCATTGTTAAGAGTTGTGTCGAATACGCTATCAAAACCCTTTAAGTTTAAATAATTCATTTTAGTTTAGTATTTTTTCAAAGATCTTGGCTATTTGTTTTTCTTGTTCGGCCCCTACTAATGAGCGAGTTATAAAGTTATTGTCTTGAGTACCAGAAAATTGTGGAGGCACTCTAAAAGATCCGCCAGATTTCATATTTCCTAGTTTAGATCTGCCTAAACCAGTTTGTGGGTTGTATTGATAACCAACTACTATTATTTCATCACCCCTATTTAATAACCAATCTAACCAATGTAGGTCGCCACCTAAATAAGTTGAATGCCCTTGTGGAAGTCCAATGAGATTAGCAAAATTATCTGGTTGTATATTGATCTCAATTCCGCCATTTTTTAGTTTACTGTCATATGGAACTATAGATACGGAACATGAGTTAACAACAGCGGATATTATACTATTTATAATCGAAGATGGGTCAATAGTTATACCGAATTGTCCAACTAATGATTGGGGGTCACTAGAAGATAAAGAACTAATTTCTGGTTGATTAGATATCCATGAAGGAATTAAGAGTTTGATTTCATTAAATATTTTAGTCTTGTTTGATTTCATTAAGGAATTAAAATTCGAAGAAATAGCAGATAATATTTTGCTCTCTACTTCATCTACTGAATCTAATAATTTTAGAGAGATACTCATGCTCTACTCCATAAACAAGAAAAATATCTATCTTGTCTTAATCCAACTGGTATATGCTCACCCATTCTTTCAAATCTCATTTCTTTGTAGTCTTCTATTCCTTTATGGACTATTAAAGCTTTAGATTTCAATATTAGTGGCAAATCTTTCATAAAGCCGATTGTTTGTATCACATTATTGGGAACTTGTATATCTCCAGCAACGTTGATCCAATCTCTTGGATTCCAGTATACTTTTAATTTTATCTCATTATATACTTCTACTTCCCTTATGATTTTATTGGATCGCTCATAATCTGGATTGTTTATACGATGAGCATTAATAGAATTTCTTTCTGGTATATTATTGCTAGGATTATATATTACTTCTTCTATTTTATTGGTAGTAACAAGTTTACAAACTACTCCAAATATGTCAAAAGTAGAATCTATAACATCATAGTACTTGTCGAATACACTTTCTGGTACGTTTACTGGCATATTAATACCTATATATTAGTGTTTATAGCTTCTAATTCTTCTGTTGTAGTTGCCATATTTATTGATTGTTTTATGGATGCATATGAATTACTTAAAGATGCTCTTGCTTGTCCGTATTGCAACATTAACGTAGTTAGATCTTGTAAAGATAGTGAATGTGAAGCCCCATCTAAATCTACAATAGATGTGGGATTATTCATACCCATTAAAGACGCTTCCTTAGCCAATGTGAAAGCTCCATTCAAAAGAGTAACGTCAGATATATCTATACCGAGATTATATCCATCTGGAGTTTCCCATCCAGTTCTAAGTCTTACTTTCCAAGATTCATCTAATAACTTAATTTTTTCTAATTTTATTTTTTCAAGAGGCCACTGATCTATAATATTACTAATTTGTAATAATTGAGACTCAGATGGCATATTGTCTATAAAATATTCTATATCAATAGTAGAATTTCTTTCCACTATAGCTTTAATAGGTATAATATTTTGTAATTTAGATAATAAAATGTTTAACATTCGTATGTTCCCATAATTCCATAGCTGCCTACTACCCTGTTACCATATACTACGGGCGAACCAAGTCTAGATTTTTCTATAGCATGATACTTTTCATATCCAACCGGCTGACAGTATATAGAGGCGGAAATAGTTTTTTGTAATCCATCTTGATAGTCTCCACCAATATTTTCTGTGGTTACTAAGCCATTGGTTCCAGATAGCACAATGGCAGCATAGTAATCAAAAGTTGCATCGTTATCTATACTTTCTAAGATATTATTTATTTCTGGCTTTCTTATAATACCAAGAGTGTATTCTGATCTAACATATGGTATCAATATTTCTAGTATTACTTTTAAGTCTATATTAGAATTTAAGCCATTAACTACAGAAACTTCTGATATGTATGGAATTTGCCTTATAACGTTGGTTGGATAAATCCACGAAAAGGTAAAATATGGATCATTATTGATTGAATTTACATCTGATCGAATTATTTTTTTGATTTTATTGTAAAAATTGCATATTAATCTATCAGATTCATTGTCAAGAAAACCAGAACTAGATGTTCTTATAGTGCCAATATATCTTCTGGTATTATTCCCAGATTTACAATATACTCCATCAACTGTTGATAAATTAATAGTTCTTGATGAGTTTACCGGTTCTATTTCTGGAGTCTCTGGATCATAAGGTGTGTACATTGACCAAGGAGTCAATTCAAAACTAATATCATTGTTATTTAAATATCCAAAAACATCATAGATAGTGTTTGGACTTAAAGAAGAAAAATTAGAAACTAACTTAGAATTAAATTGCATGGTCTGCCAAGAAGAGCCATTATACAATGAAATAGCATTACCAAGGTGTTGGGTTAAGTATAATGATGTTCCACTGCCACTATATGTAGAATCAGTCGAACTCAAAGAAAGTCGAGCATTCCATAAATTATTATTTGGATTTGATATAAAGTTATTAATATTTGATATTCTGTTGTCTAAATAACCAGACACTGATGTAATCCTAGAATTTAATGCTCCAGATGCTGAGTTTATTACTCCAGACACTGCTGTAATTCTAGAATTTAACGCTCCCGATACAGAATATATGATTCCAGATACACCAGAAACAGAATTCATAGTATCGTCTAAATCAAGAACTTGCGAATAACCTATTGTGCCAATTTCAATATGACCCAACCCATTTACTGCAAAAACATTGCTATTACTATTAACTTCAATAGCATTTATATCTCTATAGACATTATCTGGTAAACCATTTGGTAAGAAGATCCTTAAAAATGTAACAGAGCTATCATCGTTGCCAACATCAAGATTTGGAATTTCTTGTGGTATATCATACTTATTTAATAGTCTAAAAGATGGATAGTCTGGGCCGCATGGAGGATTACAATAACCGGAAGGTCCAGCAAAGACCATGTTTGAATTTTGTTTTTTGAGTACAATATTTTGATTTACAATTCCACTGAGTTGCAACACTTGAGACAACTGTGAACTTAATTGATTTGGCTGAAAGTGTACTAGTTGTCTTCCACCGGAATAAGATGATAATCCATTATTACCAGAAGGAAAATATATGCCAGACTCACTAACGCTTATACCAGAAACTCTTAATTGTGAATAAGCTAAACTTCCACCAATATCTAAAGCAACAGATGGAGAAGACTTATTAAGTCCTAATCTACTATTTCCAGAATTAAAAATAAGATTGTCATTGTATGATAATGAGTTGGAAGAAGTCCAAAAAGCCAAGCCACTACTTTGAGGAACTGGATTTATACCAGAAGTATTAAAAACAGAGTTGGTAGCTGGATAGTTTACATATACCTCTTTGGTTCCTTCTGTAAAATTTACAAGAGAATTGTTATTAGTAGATTTTACGGGAAAGCGTTGTATCTGATTAGATGAAGATACGTATAATCCAGAACCAAGTTCATACACAGTGCCGTCAGTGATCCCATAAAATAAAGCATCACCATTGGAATAACAAGATGAGAATGTAGAAAATCCGCGAGTGGCACCAGATAACGTAATGTTACCGGTGCCAATCACATAACTTAATTCTTTTATACGATCATATAACTTAATCATATTTTATTTAGTAAGCTGTGTAGTTTGGATTTATAACTACGGTAGGTGGATTACCACTACCTCCGGGTTCTGTACCAAATACAACTAAATCATTAACTATACCATCTAAATACGTGCCAGTGTCTTCACCCATAACAACAAAGCTCACAGATCGTAACTTTTGAGCATCATCGCCAACTCTAGATACCATAGCAACAGTGTTTTCACTAAAGTCTTCTCTACTAGCAGATGTACTTCTACCATTACTATGACCAATAGCAACATAGTTGTTATCTTTTAAAATACCAGATGCAAATATAATAGTAAATTTGCCCCTATCTTCTTTTTTAATACCAGATACATTATAGGCATCTAGAACAGCTGGACTTCCATCTCCACCGATGCCACTACCTTGGAATCTGATCCAAGCTTTAGCAACTCCTCTAGATGAATTTAGAACAGATCTATCTTTTAAGAATGTAAATTGTGTTCCGCTACCAACATTAATAGTTTCTCTAAGTGGGTCTGTTGAGTATATAAATTGTAATCCTTTGCCGGTTGTAGATTGTACTATGGAACTACCACTAGCGTTGACCCATTTATTTCCTAGAGCAACATTCTGTGTAAATGCTCTGCCACCATCGGCTGGAACATATTGTGGGTGAGGATCGCCAATATTTAGTTGAGCTAATCCTGTATGAGAAATTGCCATAGCTCCGGGGTAAGCTACATATTGTATAGAATCATCTGAGAATTTTATACCAGAATCCACAATTAAATGTCCAGTATCTCCATCGCCGTCAGTTCTTTTAATTCTAACATTTTTGATAAATGGATAACTATAAAAGTCCCCACTGCTAACAATAGGAACTATAGAATCAATTGTATCAATTATACTGATACGAACATCAGCGGCTGATATTTGTCCAGCATTATTATCTGCTAAAACTCCAGTTACATATGCTATCAAAGCATCCTTATTTTTAGCCGTCATTTCGAGCCTCCATTAATATCTAAAATAACCACCCCGAGAATCGTAATCGCCATGCGTTCTTACGACATAATCACTAGCGGGACTATATGGGCCAAGAATTGCATGTCCAGCAATACTATTGCCAGCGCGATAATCTAATAACAGTTTAGAATATTTATCAGATAGATCTTTATATAGAATAGATAACGTAGATGCTACTCCACGTAGATCTATTGCTGAAGGACCATCTTTTATAGATATAGCATTTGAAGCTTCTGTTTTTAACTCACTTCCAATTATAATACATGCTGATTTAAGAGCAGTAAGATTTATGAAGGCGTTATCTATCATACCTTCAGTTGGATCTGGAGATAACCCACCGTTAGCAATATCTATAATGTATGAATTAGTAAAATCTGTTTCAATTGACAGCAATTGTGCGCTAACTAGAATAGATGTTTCTATTCTTTCGTCAGAATACTTGTATTTTTCTTGGTCAAGGTCATTTATTAGATGCCTAACAATTAATGGTATTTGACTACGCCAAGACATAATGTGTCCCTGTTATTAGGTTAGTTTATCTAGTATAGTATACACCAAAACTAAATACTATCTAATTCTTCGTCATTTTCTGGAACTGGTTCATTTGCTAGCAATTTACGGGACTTTTTAATAGCCCTGCCTACTAGTAATTTACCAAGAGCGTCCATAAATGGTAAGTTTCTACGCTTGGCTTCATCTCTTAGCCACCCAACAATAGTATCTATATTTTGCTCACACCAATCGTTGCCCTTTTCATTCATTTCTAGAGCATGACGCTTACAAGAGCAACTGTCTGTCATTTGAATACCAACACTTTTAATCATCTTAGACAGAACAGTGCCGGGATGATTGGGGTTTTCTTCTAGAGTCTTTGGATAAAGTGATCGCAAATATACAGCAGGATTATTACTCATTAATTCCTCTAATTTTTTTTCCGCTTGAGATTTAGTCCAATCACCAATTAATGTATAATTGTCTCCACTCCATAAATTGGCAGTAACAGATAATGGTAATATTTGTACGTTTAACGTCTTGGTTTTAGGGTTATCTATAAATATTAGATCTATACTATCAGTAGTAATAGCATTAGGATTGATTATCCTTCCGCTGTTATCAGAATATGGTGGTGGCTGAATTGTTACTTGATTTTTAAGTTTCATATTTATTCCTTTCAGATATAACTTATCCTTTTACTTATATTATAGGTATTTTTACAGTCTAAAACAGGGGGTTATTTCAAATCCTTGTGATTGATTTGTTGGAAATGCTGGTGGAAGACAGTTACAATTGGGCATATTAATATATGAATTTTCCAAAGTGCTTGTAAAGCATCCATTTTGTATTGGTGTAAAATATACTGGATGAACTTTGACCCAGTTTCCATCAACTGCCATCCATTGGCAAGCACCACAGTTAAAACATGTTCCTTGTATGCAAATTGACATATCGGAAAGAGACTCGCAATTTTCTACACAAGTTCCGGCATTATCGCATACATAGCATTTGCTAGCATTGCACTTATCTCTGCATACACCATCTACGCATATGTCACAATCTAATGCAACGCATGGTGGATCACATGCTGCTGATGGATTATCTGGATCTGTTGGTGGAACACAACTAGGACCATTAGGTGGACAACACAAACCGCCCACTAGACTCCAATCGCATGGGCAGCACACCGAACCCATAGGACATAATCCGGGTATACCGCCGCAATCTCCAATGTTTGGATCATCGGTAGGATTAGGAGTATTAGTAGGAGAAGAAGTGGTAGAATTACCGGGATCATTCGTTGTGCTTGAATTTGGATCATCCGTTCCGGTTGGATTAACTGTACCGGTAGTAGTTGGTGACGATGTGGTTCCAGTTGTAGTTGATGGATGTGAAGTAGTATTAGTTGTGGAAGTGGCAGTAGTACTAGTACTAGAAGTAGAAGTAGAAGTAGAAGTTGTGGTAGTTCCACAAGACATACAATTATCGTGTGGTCCACTAACTAAATTATGAATAAAAGGATCATAAGATCCTACAGTGATACATTTCACTTCTGGAGGTTCTGATGTCGTGGTGGTACCAGTGGTTCCAGTAGTACCAGTGGTATTAGTTGTCATAGTAGTACTAGGCATAGCTGTAGTCGATATGGGAGGACATTCGCTACAACTTAAACTAGGACTAGTAACCGCTATGTGAATAGCTGGATTATATTCATATAAAGGAATACAGAATATTGGATCTGGATGCTGAGTAGTTGTAAACGGCGGACTAGTGGTTGTAATTATCTTATCTGTAACACAATAATATTTATTAGGATCTATAGTAGTAGTAGAAGTAGAAGTAGTGTAAGATGTGTTAGGTGGAAAATATGTTGTGCTAGTTGGAACAATAACTTTATTCATAACGCAAATAAAGTAAGCTGGCGGTGGATTGTCTGTAGTTGATGTCGATGTACTACTACTAGTGCTACTAGTACTACTAGTACTACTAGTACTACTAGTCGATGTGCTTGTGCTGCTGGTTGTAGTGCTAGGAGAAATCGTAGTAGGTGGCGATAAAGTAGTGCTAGTAGTAGTTGATGTACTAGAAGATGTACTAGAAGATGTACTAGAAGATGTACTAGAAGATGTGCTAGTTGTAGTGCTGGTGCTTGGTTGACTAGTCGTGGTGCTGGTACTAGTAGATGAACTACTACTTGTTGTAGTTGGTTGTTGCGTAGTAGATGTAGTAGTTGACGGCGGTGGATCTGTTGGTAATACAGTAGTACTAGTTGAGGTAGAGGTACTAGTCGAGGTTGATGGCTCAATGGTGGTAGAAGTACTAGTTGAGGTTGAAGTGCTAGTTGAGGTTGATGGCTCAATGGTGGTAGAAGTACTAGTAGTAGTTATCGATATGTTGGGAATAATTATGTAAATAATAACTGGTATGCCAGATATACCATTAAATGTCTGTGTTATCTTAATAAGATATATACCGCTTGATAAGCCGCTAAGAGAATAATTAGTAGAGTTAGTTTGTTCTAGCGTGGTCCATGTTTTACCACCGTCGTTAGAAATTTCTAATTTATAAGATGTAGTTCCAAAACCGGGGGTATTTAATCCGGGTTGCCATGTAATTACTACTGAGGTTGGTGTTGTATAAGTTAAATCAACATCTCTTACTGGTCCAGATGTATTATATATAATAGGTCCAATAATATCGGAAAATGGCCCAATCCCACTAGACGTTTGAGTAGCCATTCTAATGATATAACCAGTAAAGTTAGTAGATGATAATACATAACTTAATGAATTTGCTGGTATGATTATTCTCGTCCAATCATTACTATTTTCATTTTGGTATTCTAAAATATAATTTGTTATAGTTTGTCCACTAATTGTTACTGGTCGTGTCCATAATATATTTATTGAACCATTATTTGGATTAGCTACTATATTAGTTGGTGGACCAACAAGGTAAGGATAAAATATGTCTGAGAATGGTCCCACGCCACCGGCAGTTTGAGTAGCCATCTTAAAGCTATATATTCCACTAATAGATGACAAAACATAACTTAATTGACTTGGCGGAATTATTATGCTAGTCCAATTTCCGCCATTTTGTGTTTGGTACTCTAATACATAATTAGTAATAGTCTGATTATGACTTATAGTTGGTGGTATCCAAGATATGTTAACTGAATTTCCACTGAGTGTATAGATAATATTTTTTGGTGGACCCAAAAGAGATGGATTTATTGTTGTGGAGGTTGTGGGGGGAGGGTCAACAATTTCACAACATGGACCATGGACAGTCATTATGCTTGGAGATAATGACAAGTCTGGCAATTTATCGCAACATTTTATGTTTGTGTTTTGACATATGCTATCTATTTGAATTTTAAATTTTTTATTTTCTACATTTAATACTGTAGAGTCACACTCTAAAGGTAAATAGAAATTTGTAATGTCTTCAGTTCCGTTACTATTGAATGTTCTATGACATAATAATTTATCAGTAGAATAATCATAAATTGAGATTATAATAGAGTTATATAACTTTGTTTTACCTTCACAAAGTAAATCAAAACCAGTTATATTTAGGTTTTCATTTAAAAGATACTTTTCTGTAGTGGTAAGAAACGTATGTCCGTAATTTAGATTGATATCTTGGTCATGTACCAGCTTTAGAACTATTTCACCTTGAGTATGTAGTATCTTCAATCCAAGTCCATATTCTGAATACTTGGTTCCTTTAGGTAAATTTATTGATCCACATAAACAAGTCATATACCACCTACTTGAGATATACAGTCACAAGGATCTCCACCGCTACCACAAAAACCGTCACAACAAAAACACTGTAGTTCTCCATTAATATTATAACATTGTGAGTATATTACATCGCAACCTTCATTGGGACACTGCATTCTGCAATCTACTCCTGCGCCTCCAGAACAAACCAATCCAGTTCCATATTCTAAAAATGTTGGTGCAGATATAGTACCCGGTATAACACATTGATTGCTACAACATATTTCTCCATCAACACAAACACTTTCACAAGTCTCTGTTTCTTCATTGTATACTTCGCATGGTCCACAGTGTTCACAACAATTACAACCTGACGGGTCACCACTAAACATCCAATATGGAGGATCGTCACATCCGCACGATTCATCTGGTGGGTTAAGAACAAACCCCAATACGCACGGTACATTTACGCTAGCAGACCATTTGGATGAACATGGAGATATATCTGCTGAAGGATTACAAGAAATAACAGCTGATATCACATCGCCACACGATAGTGTTCCATTGCAAGTCCAAGTATTATCTCCTGTCTTGGTACATGAAAATGAATGTTTACGTTTGCCGCAAAGCGATCCAAAATCTAAAGTTGTATTTCCGTCCCAATTACAACAATCTCCTTGTGAGGTTGTACTTGTGCTAGTAGTTGGACTTTCTGTAGTAGTTGGACTTTCTGTAGTAGTTGGACTTTCTGTAGTAGTTGGACTACTAGTCGTTGTGGTAGAAGTGCTAGTGCTGGTAGAAGTGCTAGTGCTGGTAGAAGTGCTAGTGCTGGTAGAAGTGCTAGTGCTGGTAGAAGTGCTAGTGCTGGTAGAAGTGCTAGTAGACGTTGTTGTAGTAGTTGGGCAAAAATTGTAAGCACATTCATATGACAAATAGAAATTTTTAATTTTGCGTCCAAGCAGTCCATTAACATCGATAATATATAGTTTAGCTATAAAAAGTTGACTATATTTAATAAGATATGTATTAAAATAAAGACTTGTGCCACTTATTATGAATCTATCAGAGCCAGCTAATTCAAACTTATATCCTTTACAAGATTCTGGAATAATGATATCTGCTACTTTAATATAAGAACTATCAAGAGACAAATCAGCAAAAATATTAAATAAATATGAAGCATCAATATCTTTAGAACATCCTATCTCGCTAGATGGTACAATAAAAAAATCAATATCATATGGGGCTAGAGTTGTAACCGCTGTAGGTTCCGCATATGTTACATATGGCCTTGGCGGTTTAAAACATGGGTCCGATGGTCTTCCCATTATTAGTCCTCAACTATTGCAACATACGCAAGTTGTATCGCTAGAACTTACCCATATTGGTCTATATTCATTATTTATTTTAGCTGCAATAACGTATGCGCCAGCATGAACAACAGATGTTGTATCTCTATTTGTTAAAAACACTACTCCAGAATTTGACCAATTCACATCTTTAGTAATCAATATACCGCTTGTCTTAGCAGAAGAATTAGGAGCAGCATTCATACCAGTAGGCATATATCCTTCAATAAACATGGAATTAGTGAGATTTATTCCACTGTGCGCAATTGCTATCCCGCTGTTGCCTAGTGCTATGCCGCTATTAGCAAGTCTTGTGTTGGTGTGAATAGGCTTTGTACTACCAAGATATGTTCCATCTGAAAATTGTATATTACCTTTTAGTCTTAGATTTCCATTGAGTTGAGCATACGGTTTGGATACCGTCACATTTGAGTCAGAAGCAACTCCACTAGACGGGAACCAATATTCATCTACATATGATACAGCAGGACTACCAACATTAAGAGCTGGACTACCCCATAATGAATTATAATTATTTGGATTAGAATTATGATTTAGAACTAAAAGATCGGCTGAATTATTGCCAATGAATCTAAATCTTAAATCATTTTCTGGGTAGTTGCTTCCACCGCTATCAATAATTTCTATAAGATTAGATTTTAAACATAACCCTTCAGTATTATCGTGATTGTGAACATATAATCTGCCACTGCTTGGTAAGCTCAAAAATTTGTCAGTATTATTTGGTCCAAGCTTACCTTGTAATAAGATGATATTGGACCTATTTCCAAGTATAAACTGATAAGATCCACTTTGACTAGCACCAATATTATGACCAATTATTATGTTGCCGCTGGTGTGATTTAGTGGACTTGTTTTATTGAACGCTTGGTTACCAATTATAATGTTATCTACAGAAGATAGCAAGCCAGAACCAGCGAACCTACCGATAGCTATATTATCATTACCAGAAAACAAATTATATAAAGCATTATGCCCTATGGCTAGATTACCAGATCCAGATCTAATATCATATAATGCTTGGTAGCCATGGGTAGTATTTTCTTTAATTGAACTAGTAATTTTTCTATTTGATGGAGAAGCATATCCAGCAAATGTATTGCCACTGGTATCTGTGTAAACAGCCCTTCCATCAATATTATCTAATTTGTTAACAACAACATCAAACTTGTTGCCAGACGAATCAAGATAAATTAAAGAATTATACTGGTTGGCATACTGACGAACATCTCTAAGATTGTATAGTTTACCATATCCACTATTAGCAACTACTGTCGTATTAGCGACAAAAGTATCGTCTTTTAAACTAATAGTTGGTAGCTTTGGTGCGCCACTATGACCAATGGTAATAGTAGCATTTGTAATACCACTAGATAAAATACCTATTTGTTGGTCATCTTTAAATCTTACAAAACATGTTGTACCATAGTTTTTGAATAAGTTTATATCGGCTATACCACTATTGTTTAAATAAGTTAACTCTATCCCACTACTTTCGCAATTGGATGATCCTAATAATTGGATAGCTGCTTTGTGGTATCCATTACTTTCAGCTGTAAATCTAGCTACACAATCATTAATGGAACGAATATTAAATATAGTTTTTGGAGTAACATTGTCTGCTATGGATGACATGTTTGTTATACCGACTACACCGCCATCGGCATTTTGCTTCATTAGAGTAAGAGCATTTATTGGCTTAGAAGTATTATTATATGAAGCAATAACAAATCTATCTAATAATGGACCAACTATATTAGAGAATGATTCATCGACATACTTAAGTTCAAAACCTTTAAGTTTATCTTTATTTTGGTTAGCTGAGTCTTTTATACGTTGCTTTGTGCCTGTCAAGAATTTTTGACTTACTGAAACACCGGATTCCAAAGACATTAAAGATATAGAATAGTCTTGAATGCTACCAGAATTAGAAATTAAATTAATGTTACTTATACCGGCAACATGACCATTTGGAAGACCTAGATTGGAACCTAGAACATTTTTACGAGATATATAAGTTATACCGCTATTAAAGAATAAACCAAAAGAGTCATTATCATCAAAGGCGTCAGGGTCATAAGAAATTAAACTATTGGTTTTGACATATCTATTGCTAGGAACTTGTAAGTTAATATTACTAAACCATACAGCATTATAATCATCAACGAATCCCGGCATACCTTCGGCTGGAGGACGAAATGATATTTTGTATTCTTTATTATTTGTAGAAGATTTTAATACCACGCCACCATCAGATAGTTGTAAATCTGAATATAGTGGTTGATTGTTAGAGTTTACTCCAAGATAGAAAGTTTTATTACTGTAAGTATATACATTGCTATAGAATAATTGATTTATTATGGCTCTACCAGTTACTGTCAAATCTTTAAAGAATCCAGATTCCCAAACATAAGAATTAGATCCTAATGAATACTTATTAGTCTGACTAGGATAAATGTGATTGCTGGTACATAGTAAGGAAGATCCACTAGAAAAAATAGAAGATAAATTGCTAAATTCAATTGATCTAGAAAGATATAACTTAGACCAAAAGTATGAATCATATCCTAAACTACTTACATTGGAACCGGATGGTAATATGTTACCGCCAACATGAAGAACACCATAGTTATTTAGCGACTTAGTGCCAATGCCTAATTTAATATTAGACAAATCACCATATATTAATGGCATCCATCCACTTCCATTAGGATTGTCACATATATGTTGATCGTCAACCGGATGATAGCCAATAAATAAATGATTGCTGGTGTTCTTGGTTGCATAATATCCAGCACCATGACCAATAGCTATATTTCCATTGCCAGACTTGTTATTATTTAAAGTATAATTGCCAATCCCTATATTCAAATGACCTACGGTATTGCCAGCCAAAGCATTATAACCTACAGCTACGTTACCCTCACCATAAACGTTACAAGATAGCGAATGCGACCCTATAGCTGTATTCTGGACTGACTGATAATTTGATCTTAGAGAGTTAAACCCAATAGCTGTATTATGATTGCTAATTGAGTTATCAATTTTAACATTATCTAATGCAGAAATACCAACTCTAGTATTTCCATCTGAAAATGTAGCAAAATTCAATGATTCTAAATTTTTATCAAGCGTTAAATTAGATATAGAATCAATGATATCAAGCAAGTTGTGCCTAATATCGTATGGACTAATTTGACCATAGGATTGATCGGATATCTCAGCATTGATATTATTAACAAGCTGGGACTTGCTTAGTTGCATTTTTTATTCCAATTATTTGAGGCTAATTTCTAATGAATTAATATCAAATCGAATATTATCTCCTAAAAATACATATCTTGGATTAGTTAGTTTAGAATACATTAATAAATTACCAGAACCAACAGTATCGTGGTCAACAATTGCTATGCCAGAAACCCAGCCCCATTCAGTTAAAGCTGTGTTAAACACAATTTGATTTTTGTTTCTAATAAACCCATTGCCTTCATAGTCTGGATAAGAAGATTTGGTAGGAACACCAGATTGAAATAAATTTCCTCCGCTTGGAGCAAAGAAAGGAATATTTGGAAAATCTGAAAAATAAAATACAGTACTATTACCATTAACAACATTTGCAGCTATAGCACTAGCATCATTGGCAGCAGATGCTGTTAAGTATAGTGGATAAAAATATCCCGGCGTATTATCATGGCGTCTTCCAGAAACACTATATGACCCATTAGCATTTATACCAATACTTTGCCAAGTATTATCCCCACTTGCGGCTGGAGGTCCAAGCGGTATTCTTTTATAGTTTGTTGAAGTCCATATGTTACCATTTAAAACGCCAGACGGTAACTCTGGGATAGTCTGACCAGTGTCAGAATCTAATGGTACTCCGCTAGTTAAAGCAATTGCTATTGAAGATGGTCTTGGAAATGCAGCGTTGCGAAAAATATGACTTAAAAGACCAGACTCAAGATAATCCGATAGTGCGGCCATAATATTCTCCTATTTTTATCCTAAAATAACGTTATCTACAAGTATTATACACAAAAAGCCACCCCCAATCTCTTGAGAGTGGCTTAAGTGCGACAGATATATTAAAATATATCAGAATGAGCCAAGGATGACTCTACGATTGTCTAGAACACCAAAACCGAGTTCAGCCCAGCCGTAGTAGCCAGCGCGTTGCTGACGATGTAGTGCTGGATCTTCGAAGACCTGTAGCTGTTGCTTAACGGGCATAACGAAGCTATCACTCATTGATTGGTCAAGACCAACTACGAGTTCAACATCGCCACCAGTAGCAAGTGAGCCACCGAGATCAGATGTAACGAAGTTTTGGTACTGTTGACCTTCGCCTAGTTCATCTAGGTCATGAAGATTAACACCAAATACTCTTGTTATAACTGAACCGTCTGGAGCAGAGTTGTAGATTTCACGACGAGTTACATCATCAACTTGATCTAGACCCCAATTTCTGATATCTTCTAACGCTTCTGGTGAAACGTACATATCAGTTAAACGGCCACGACCAACTGATGCCGAGTTGCCACCAGAGTTTCTACGCATAACTGTTTGCATAAGTGATACTAATCTCTTTGAGAATAGACCAGCTGTTGCATCAGCATCATAGACTAGGATGTTACGATCAACGCCAGCGGCGAGAAGTGTGTGCCAGCCGTCATCGTTCATCTTCTTGGTGAAACCAGCTTCCATAACCTGCATTGCACGACCAACGATATCCCATCTGGCTTCGCGGGCAAAACGAAGTAGATAGTCAACCGATGAAGCGATTGTGTAGGTTGGAATCATAACGTAGTCGCCTTCGACTGAACGCTCTGGAATTCTACCGTGACCGGGATTGGTGTAAGCAACATGCTCACCTTCAAGGCCGGGGGAGATAAGATCTAGAGGAAATTCAGTTGTTGAACCGGCTTCCACGTTGATGGTTTCGAAAATATTACCGAGGATATTACCAACTAAAACACCCTTACGTAGTGGGAGTTCTAGTGCTTTGGCAAACTCACGTTGAGCGGCCATTGCTACATTCATATCGGCATCCCCTGACTTGCGTAGGAGAGCGATAAAATCATCGCTGGGTCTTTCTGTTATTGGCATGTTTAATTCTCCTTTTATTTTATTATTCTCAGGGGAGGTTTACTTCGACTTTGGCATAACCGTCAGCGTCCTTACTAGTAAGGAAACGACCAACGACTAGTGCGCCAGAACTACCGGGGCTATCACCTCTGAAATTGCCAGCATTAACATGGCAAGCATAGGCAAGTGAACCGGCTGTTGGTGTGCCTGTGACGTTATTTGTTACAACATAACCCTTGCGGAGTACTGTAACTTTACCACCCTTTTGAACTTCATCCTTATATTGATTAAGGTGAGTACGGGTTAGATCCTTATTTACTACATCATTTAATAACACGCCAACTGGTACAGTTGCCGATGTTGCAGCAGCATACTTAACAAGGTTTACACCTTGGTCCATAGCTGCGCCAGAACCAGCTGTATCATGACATACTACACCGCCGCGAGTTGCTACCCCGGCATTGTAGAAGAAACTGATATCAGTTTGAAGCTCATATCTATCTGCTTTTAGGGCCATAGTTTTTCTCCTTTATCACTTATTACGTAAAACGTTGTTTGTTAGCCACTCTGCCACACTAGCTCTTGTGGACTCTATTTCTTCGTCTTCATCAGAAGCAGCTACAAGAGTGGCTTCTGTTGTTTTGACTTCTTCAAAAATAGCTTCAGTTGATTCTTCTGCTACTTCTGTTTTCTCCTCTGTGACAACTTCTGCTTCGGAAGCCATCTCTTTCTTTTCTTCTTTCATCATCTTGTCTTTCATAGCTCCCCACTTTTTCTTCATAGCAGCAACCACTGCTTCGAAGGCTTCGTCACTAAGAGCATCATATAAAGAAATTGATTCATCAGCTTCGGCTTCTTCAAAGCCAGCCATAACTAGCTTTTCCTTGCGGCTGCGATCTTTTTCTTTCTTCTTCATATCTTTCATTTCTTCGTTGACTGCTGCTAGTTCTTTTTGTAAACTAGCAAGAGTCTCTTCTAATGTTGCGACCTTTGAAGCATAAGCTTGAATTTCAGTATCTTTAGCTGCTAAAGCGGCCTCTAATTCTGAAGCGTTGTTTTCCACTTTGACTTCTTCAGCCACAACCTGTACAGCCTCTTCTGCCACTGGGGCAGTTTCTAGCTGCTTCTCTTCGTTGTTTTCTGACATATTAACTTCTCCTTCTGAAACATTGGAAATAGTTTGTTCTTCATTAACAGAGAAAGCCTTGCTAGAATCAAGAATTATACTTCTTGGATTTGCTGGTCTGGATACTAAACCCTTACCAGAAAAAGAAATATCTCTTAGTAATCTACCAATTTGATAGCCTTCGTATTCTCCGGTTCCACCGTATGCTCTAAGATGTTTTGTCAAAAATGCCGAATCTTCACTACGCGCTATAACCTTGGTTTGTCCAGAGTTATCTTTAACAGAATAGTCAAAACCGGCGAATAAACATTCCATCGAAACGAACCACTTGCCTTGCTCTATCTCTGATATAATCTTACTCATCCTCTCTCTGTTCTCTGGATTAGTCCAACTGTTATAAATTACAGCTTCGGTTACAATATCGAACTGAGATGGGGCGGCATCGTTTTCAGTTGCGCCGATTTTATTACCATCTTGATCAACAACGTAACTTCCAGTGATATGTCCTATAATATCATTTTCATTGTGCATTAAATTGAATTGTTTATCCTCTGGAGTACTACGAGCCGCCCAAGTTTGTTGCGGATCGAAAACGTCATCGTTTTTATTCCATCCAGTGGAAACAAGAATTGATTTGATATAGTAAAGATCAATTTGATTAGGATTACTAGAAGCCTTTACTTTATCAATCAATCGCTTAATTGAATTTGTTTCGGTTGTTAATACTGCTTGCGAACAATAAGCTACAGTCGTATCACTTTTGATACGTTCTGATAGTCCGTCAGCTATTTCTTGTGCATATATCTTCATATTTTTTCCTTGGTGTCTCTCAAGATAATATACACAAAAAAGACATAAACGTATTAAATGAGATCATTCTAGTAATTAAATATATAAGCATATTAGTAGCGGTCGGGAGGTTATATTCTTCCTAGAGCATTTTGAAACTTATTCATAATTCTACTAAATGTACTAACTTCTGTTGGTGATAAATAATTTCCTATACTATATCCTCCACCATATCCAATGAATGTGTTTGGTGAACCACCTTGTAGTACTGATGAAAAATTAGAAAATGCAAATACGAAAATGGGAACGCTGGTTTGAAAATATCCAGAAGTTGGAACGGTGGAGCTAAATCCTATTTGAGTACCATCGTCATACGATCTAATATCTGAAGTGCCACTTCTACTAACAACAAAGTGTCCACCATTGTCTACTGATCGTGAAGATTGAGAAGCTTGAGAATTACCAGCTAAAATTCCCCCGACTAAAGTATTAGTTGTTACACTATTATAATCTAAACTAAGTCTATATTGGTTAGTATACCATACTGAAGCGTCTGGAGTGCCACCCATAAAACTTCCCATAGTTGGTCCACACATAACTCCCATACCAGTAAGCCCCCACTTATTAGCAAAATATTTGGTAAGGCTAGTCATTTCATCATCACTAAGTTTTTTATTATATATCACTAATTCTGCAAGATCGCCTTGAAGCATTTCACAACCGGGGCTATTATATAGTGAACCTATAGATCCTATAACAACTTCATAAGAAGCTGTATTATCAGTATTTCCAAGACCTTGATATCCTGTACCAATATTATCTAACTCGCCAGCAAAATAAATAGATAATTTTTGGCTATTTGGAGAAAACCAAGAACTAAATAAGTAAGTAGTACCGGCACTCATGGTATTATTACTAGAAAGAACAGATAGTGTGTCTGATGTGGTACGCTTAACTCCTTGTGAAAAAGAACTGCTAGTATTGGTATATAATCTACTTCGTAATGATGTTTCTTTGATAGAAACTCCAGATATACTAACACTAGATAATTTTGTACCATCCAATACAATTTCTATGCCAACGGTTGCTGCTGCTGCTACTGTGCCAAAAAACTTTCCAGTAGATGGTTCATATGTTATATAGTTATTAGCCCCAGCTGTTGATAATCTAATTGGTGATCCGGCCTGTAATCCAGTAATATCACCAGTTAATGTGCCAGACACTGTATAGATTCTTCCAGCAACCATACTTGGAAAGCCAAAGTCGAATCTTGGATATCCAGCATTAGTTCCAATAGCAGTATTACTCATTGTCAAAGTGCTATTATTCCAGACACCATTAGATCCAGCTGTGTTTTGTATAGTGGGGGTTACAACACTCCATAGTTCACTGCCTAGTCCATATGTGTCCGCTATTATTGTGCGATTCTGACTAGTCAAATTAGTTGGTTTATATACTGTTAATATAGTATAGTTTCCTAAATTTTGTAGCAAGCTATTACAGCCAGAACTACCAATCATAAAATCATTAGTGCCATCAAACCTAACTATATTTTTAGAGTTAATACTAGATGTAACATAAGTGGGTTGGCAAACTCCAGAATTTTGAATGAAGTGTCTGGAGTTACCGCTTTTATCATTCCATCCAGAAACTGCACTACCATTAAGTAAAACTGATGTTGCGTCACTAGCATCTAACCATAATGAGCATCCAGTAATACCAGTTGGAGAAGCTATCATCGCTGTGGTATTTGGCGGTCTAGCATGAAATGACAAGTGGGTATCAGTATATGGAATAGTATCACATCTAAATCCGGTATTTAAATATTTACTTCGTCTGTCACTTCTTAATCCGCCTTGCTGGCCCCTTTCGTTATAGTCTGGTCCAGTAAATGGTCCAGAATTAACATCAACGGGATTACCATAGAATTGATCAACGGGAGTTGGACCTCTGTATAGTGGAACAAGTGCGGCATTAAGATTGTTTCCACAAAATAAGTTTGTTCTCCACATTTTGTTGCGCAGTCCAGCATTATCTATATCGTAACAAAAATCAGTAACTTTATTTATAGTTTCTTGACTAATCAATCCGCCGTTAGCATACACTCTATTAATGTAGTCTTTTACTTCTTTATGACTTGATGTTGGTCTTTCTATTCCAATGCCCCATTTTTTACTAAGATATTTTTCTAACGAAGAAATTTGAGTATCTGTTAGTGCGCTGTCAAATACTAATACTTCTCCAAGAGTAATATTTTGATGAAAACCTATCGCAGAGTTAGCATTAACATTAATACTAAATCTATTTTGAGTTTTGTTAGTAACATCTATGTCAGAATTATTAAGAACAATTAAACCATTTTGTCTGGCATGAACTTTTAAACCATCTGTTTTTATAGTAAAGATAACCGGCTCTGTAGTAAGCTGAGAAGTATAAGCTGAAGCTGCTGACTTATTAGTTAAATCATCTGCTCTTGTTCTTATGTCCACGTATCCAGTTTCTCCCCTACCTCCACCTTGCCCCCAAAGAGCAAGATAAGGAATATTACTATCATATCTAGTAAAAGCAAATATACTCCCATTCACAACAAATCGTTTGGGCTTGCAAACCATGATAACAGTAGCGGGCTTATCGCTGCCATTTAAAATAGTCAGTGAGTCACTATACATAAATTGAGGGGCTTCAAAATTAGCAGAAGGTAAGCCATTAAATGTAGTAGTATCAAGAAATGGTTTTGAGGAAGCTGTTGGCTGAATAAGATGATTTCCATTACCACTCTTGTCTAAAATATAACCAACCGGATCTCCAGATGATATTACTGCTCCTGTGCCATCACTATTTTGTTTTAAAGTAGATAGATCACTACAATCAGCCCACAACTTACAAGAAGAGTTTGTTTGAGTTGCCCACTTTTTTGCTAAGTATCTTTCTACTCTTAACAAGTCATAAGTAGATAAAGAACCAGAATATATTATTAACTCTGCAAGTTGTCCTGTAAAACTATCAGAATTTGCCGATCCTAAAGTAAGGTTAATAGTTGAGGTTAGGGAAGACGATGGAGCGTTGGTAGATGAATTTGAACCAGCATTTTGTTTGCTATTAGTAAATGTCTTTATTCGATTTCTAGCAACTGCTTCATTGCTATTAAACATGACAGACTGTAAGACAAATTTATTCATTTCTGGTATTACATTATTTACCAAATAATCTGCCGTACTAGTACCACCAACTCCTCTAGTTATACCGCCTCTTAAACTATTGCTAGTGCCTAAAGTAGCCGGTCTATCATCAAAAAAGATATTAAAACCAATATTATTACTTGCATTATCATCATTATGCAAAAACCTGCCATACTGTGCATTGTTATCAATAGCAAATGGCTTTACCACATATATAATTGTGCCACCAGTTGTATTGTGTAGAAAGTTAAATGATCCACTACTATTTGGAATAGACATTTTAGCTGTAGCAGAAAAATTAATAACATTTTTATTACTGAGGCCACTAGCTTGCAATGTGGGCGCACTAGTAGATTGTTCAACCATATGTCTATTATATCCGCTCTTATCATTCCATTGAGTTGCATAAACACCAGATAAAGAAATGCTAGAGAGATCACTTCCGTCTAACCATAGTTGACAACCAGAAATATTATTCGGTGACGCTATATCTTGAATAAATTGATCAATATTTACTGGATAAGTATCAATAGAGTATCGTGGAATAGAAATAGAGGCTATATCTTGTGCTGGATCATCGCTACCAGACAATCCCAACCCCCACTTTCTACTCAAGTAATTTTCTACAATCTCAGATTCTTGTGATGAAAGAATATTATCAAAACAGATTATTTCACAAATTTTTCCAGAAAAATAATTTCCATAATATCCACTTGCTGATCTACCATCAGTTCCACCAAGAATTATACCCTTAGTAAATGATGTCATAAAACCACCTATTATATTAGTGGTTCTGGTGACTATAGTCTTATTAACATATAATTGAGAGTCAGTAAATGTTCCATTTAAATAGGTATCATCTTTATTTTGACTTCTCATCAAAATTAAATCACCAGTATTAAAAGTATATTCATACCATCTAGCGGTAGCACCAGCCAAATCTACTCTTTTGCTATTGTAGGGATATCCAGTAACAAAACCAAATGTTGTAAAATATCCAAATCCAGTATTGTCCTTTGGGCAGAAACTAACTGCCGCTTCTCCGTTAGTATCAGATCCGCTCCCCTTTTCAATAACAACAAAGATTGTCCTGTTCAAAGGAGTAAGATCACCGGTTGCATTTCGTAAAATAGTATTAGTACCATTAAACTGAACAGCACCCCTTCCATTTCTAATACTTAAAATTGGAGGAGAACGATTGCCATCAACAGATCCAGTTCCAATAGTAAAGCTTAGATTTCTAGCTTTATCTCTCCATTCAGTAACACTAGATCCACTAAGCGTCATTGTGGTTAGATCATCAGCGTCTAACCAAAATGAGCAATTAGTTGTAAAAGCTGTTAAAGGATTAAATCCAACCGACGATGAAGTTATTATTCCGGCCATAAGTCCTCTATAATTTACTAGCTTCTATGAACGCATTATCTATCTGCTCTGTTGAAAAACCGAGAGCAATGCCAAGGGTGTCCATCATAAAATGCTTTCGTTCAACATAGGGAGCATATTCCCATTGAACTCTAACGATATCTTTAGTTTGTTGATCTTCTATACTGTCTATTGCTGATTCAATAGATTGTAAACTTATTCCATGAGTTACTAACCATAATCTTATTTGTGTAGCGGTCACGCTATCTGGAACTTTTTCTGGTTCTGGAGGAATTCGCTCCCAACCTTCTGGAAGTAAATCATCTCCAATAGCATAATAACCTTCTTCTGGTTCCCATCCTTCTGGATAATCCATTCTTATGAAGGTTAATACTTTATTGTCTTCTTGTCTAACAATAGCAATCGATGTTGTATTTTTTGTTATTTGTATCATAATTAGTACCATACATAAATTTTAACAAAGCCGTCAGCACCGTTGCCTCCAGCACCGCTAGCAAAACCATTTAAACTAGCACCGCCGCCGCCACCACCACCACCGGGAAAAGCCCCATTACCACCATTTCCACCAGCACCGCTAGCATTACCACCACCGCCAGAACCTCCACCACCAGCACCGCCGGGAATATATGTTGGGGCAGAAACACCAGCACCGCCGCCAGCAGTTCCGAAAGCTACAGATACGGCTCCTCTAGCAATTTCTTCGCTTACTGTTCCGCCTCCAGCACCAGCAACATCATTTGCTCCAATACCGCCACCACCACCACCACCACACGCCGCAGCAATTGAAAAAGAACCTCCAGCAGCAGTAGAACTATTACTTCCAGCACCGCCCTGACTACCGACCCACATATTAGTCCAATCTGAATAGCCAGCCGCTCCACCAGTGGTTGTTCCACCACCAGCACCGTTAGTTCTCCAGATATAAATTAAAGCTTTGGATGTTGCTGTGATTCTAACAATAGTAGCAAAAGTAGCAGCAGGAGTATTACCATTAGTATCATTAACAGTAACGGCAGCAGCACCAGCACCACCAGCACCTACTACGATAGTTAGATTAGTATTTCCACCAAGTTCAACAACTGGAATAGTAAACATACTTCGGCCACCACCAGCACCACCACCGCCACCACCTCTAGCAGTTCCAGCAGCACCTCTTCTACCACTACCTCCACCTTGACCAGCACCAATAGCGTCAATAGTAATCAATTTTGCGCCAGAAGGAATATTCCAAGTCCAGCTTCCGGCACTAACAAAAGTAGCATCACTAGGACCAGAATTTCTGTAAAAACTATAAACACCAGCCTGACCAGATATAGAGTCTACCTTTACAGCACCACCGCTTCTCCATCTTAACGACACGTTATCATATACTAACGTTAAACTGTCATTAGGTCCGATAACCAGATCATTGCTAGTAGCACTAATAACTCTATTTGGTGCAATACTATTTGCAGACTGATGCACTATTCTAATATCATAAGAGCCAACGTTATAGATAGTTATAGAAGTATTAGGTAATGCAACAAAGCCCGTTATGCTTCTTGTAGCATCAGAACTTAATCGTATAACATTAGCGTCATTAGATAATGAAAAGTTATTTTCATCTTTAGTAAGAGTCGGATAACTAGTAAAATTGAAGAGGTTTTGTTTCTTCTGTCCTAGGATACCATCATTCATAAGTCTGCTCCAAATGCATATACGTTGAATGTTTCAGCGTTGTGTGTTGATGCTCTTAATCCATATCCGCTTGGTAGTACTAAGTTAGAATAACTCTTAGATGTTCTGAATGTTGGCACTGTTGAAGATGCTATTGTTGCAGAAACGTTAAACTCATCAAATAGTCTATTATTAGTACCATCATTAACAAATAGCCTTACCATTCCGGCGGTTGTGGTTGATACCGCATCTACTACAACTTCATATATTTTGGTTCCACTAGAACCAGCTGTAATTAATGTGGCTAAAGTTCCTGTACCATCCGTAGCGGTATTAGCACCAGAGGCTTGAACGATAGATAATCTTGGAGTAACTGCAAATTGTGGGGATACTGCCATATTTCACCTCTTAGTTAAAATTTGACCATAAATATAGATTTGTGTTATTTATTATACTGGGTAGATTGGAGCTTGACAGTGTACTACTCCCAATAGTCAAGCCGCTAGAGCTAATAGTAGCCCATGAATTATGATTTCCAGTAAGATCATACCCAAAAGAGTGTTTATAGGTAGAGCTACTTACACTATAACCCAAGGTAGAACCATCTGGCTTATATATTTTTGTATTGTTGTCACCATAAAGACTAAATATAGATGTTCGTACAAATGCTCCTTGAGTCAAAATCCCACCATTTACTGTTAATGATGCAGACCCAGCAAGTACTGATCCGTTGATGTCAATATTAGTAAATAAACCAGTTCCAACAACATGTAATTGTCCACTTGGAGTGGTGGTTCCAATTCCTAATGAGCCACTACCAATAACAACTTCTGGAGTGGTATCATTAGAAACAAAAAATCTATGTAATCCAGCAGTCGATGATCCAGCATAATAATTAATGTTATTGAATCTTAATCCTCCAGTTTCTCCGAGGCTAAGATTTTGACTGCCTACAGCAAAACTTAAAAATGAATCACCATTAACATTTTTTATTACTGTTCGTTTTGCGGAAACATGATTTCCATAGATTGTTAATGATCTATTAGCATTTCCACTTCCAATACTCACATCTCCATCTACTAATAATTTATAGGACGTTGCTCCTACAGATGTTCCCGTAGTTCCTATAGCTAGGTTATCAAATATTCCAGTACCAACAACATGTAATTGAGTACTTGGACTTGTTGTTCCAACTCCAACGCTACCAGCAGAAGTGACAACTAAATTTCCAATTGTAGATGCTCCATCAACTTGGAACATAGCCGTTGGAGCAGCTACAGTATTGATGTAATTAGGAGTAAAATGAAAATTAGCAGCAGAAAATCCTAATCTTGTGAATGGATTAGCACTTTGGGAAGCAAAAGCGCAATTAGCATTAAATGTTCCAACTTGAAAGTAAGTTGTATTTACATTGTCTGTCCATGCTGCGGCATCTAATCCCCTAAAGACTGTTTTATTATTAGCTTTGATGAATATGTCAGTTGCAGATGAATTTATACTTTTACCAGAAGGATCAATAATTATAGAATTTCCAGCAAAGGTAAAGTTGCCAGATCCAGAAACGTCTATTTGGTAAGAAGGTGAAGAGGTTCCTATTCCGACATATCCACCACTACTAGTGATGCACATTCTCTCAACTTGAGTGTTATTACTACTATTGTGAGTCCTAAACGCTAATCGTGACATCAAATTTTGACTTGTGGAAGCAATAGAAGTTATAGTACTAACTGAATATTGACTAGCAGCACCGTCCCACAAAGCATTTTGAAACACTAACTGATAAGAATCTTTTTGAGTGGCTGTGGAGGTAGTTTCTCCAACTCTTGTTACATAATTATTACCTTGAAAATAAGATGTTCCAACATAAAATAATTGAGAAGAATTAAAGTCTATTCTGTCTCCACCACCATTATTAAATCGTATATTATTAGTAATAGGATTTATAGCACCATAAATGTAGCTATTATTACTATTATTACCTACAATAATACCACTAGTAAATAATCCAGTACCTATAACATGAAGTTGAGATGTTGGACTTATTCCTATGCCAACTCTACCATCGTCATTTATTCTAACTAAGTCAGTACTATCTGAAGAATTCCTAATTATTAAAGCTGTGTTTGCTGAGTACAAATAATTAAGTGTACTTCCATTACCGCCAAAAAGTGGTTTTGTTGCTAAAGTATGATAAGTATTTTCTTTGAATCTAACCGAACCCTCAATATGCAAGAGCGATGAAGGGGTAACAGTTCCAATACCAACATTAGTTCCATTATCAAAAATTAAACTATTTCCTATACCACTACTACTTACCCATTTTGTATGATAGTTTGTAGTACCAGTACCAGTAACGGGATTCGTTAAAGTTAGCTGATAAGGTGTTAGCAACCCACTAACACTACTATTAAAATCCGTAATGTTACTTGATGTATGAGTGTGACCGTTGACGCTAACGCCGGTACTATTTACGCTTAGTGATGAGAAATTACCACTGCTAGATGGCATCCAAAGACCACTAGAACTATTATATTGTAAAAATTGACCATTAGTAACACCGCTAATAGCAACATTATGAAGTTCTTCTAGCTCATACCCGTTCTGAACTTTGACGTATACCTTACCGTTATTGAGTTGCTTTCGCAAAACATAGCCAAGGAATACCATATGATTAGGGGCAGATGGCTTGTTGCTCAAACCATAAACAATTCCACCAGAGACTGTGGGAGATAGCCACATAGTATCTCCAGCAGCATTGGCACTACTAGTATCAATTCCATCTAACGCTCCTTCGCTAACAACATATCCAAACTCATTAACAAGAAGATCTTGTTTCAATAATCCAAGAGTCTTGCTAGATGTCATCTCACTAGATGCCATAGCTAATGTAATAGTTGGATGATCGCCTTGCGCTCCATTTATATATACAACTTGTCCTTTATATAGATTTCCACCAGTAGTATTCTTAACATAAACGTCTAACTCTGTACTAAAAGTAGGAATTAAACCACTTACAGCACTGTTGAAATCCGTTATGTTTGATGCTGTATGAGTATGACCACTAGCACTAACATCCACACCATTGACTTTTAACGAAGTAAAGTTTCCACTGGGACCGCTAATACTACCTGTAAAAATTGCTCCACTAAGACTAGCTTTACTAGCAAGATTGTTAGTTACAGTGGTAGAAAAATTGGCGTCGTTACCAAGAGCAGTTGCTAATTCATTAAGAGTATCTAATGTACTTGGGGCAGATGCAACTAGATTACTTATTTCAGTTCTGACGAATGATGTGTTAGCAATTTGTTGAGTATTTGTTCCAGCACTAGCTGTAGGAACTAGTGGAACTCCAGAAAATGATGGACTAAACAGTGGAGCATATATACCACTTACTAGTCCACTAACACTAGCATTAAAATTTGTAATATCAGAACTAGTATGAGTATGTGAACTAGACGCATAACTACCGGATGGCTGAAGACCAGTTACTGATATTGTATAATTTCCAGTTGTTGAAGAAATAGTTACGTAGTTAGTACCAACAATATTCTTAACTGGAAGTAGACCGCTCACACTGCTATTGAAGTCTGTTATATTGCTTGATGTGTGGGTATGGCCAACAACGCTATAATTACCACTTGGTTGTAGGTTCGCATTAGTTATTCTAGAATCAACAGAAGTATTAAAGTCAGTTATGTTAGACGATGTGTGAGTATGACCATTCAATGCAACATCAGTAGATCCTACTTTTAATGATTGAAACGATCCACTGTTAAATACTAATGTATTTGTAAATGTTTTGGGGCCAGTTATAACTTGCCCTCCAGCAGTCATAACAAAATCTGCATCAGCACCAGCCTCTGGCAAATAGTATGTTCTATTTGTATAGATAGTACTTACGGGAGCGATAGTAATGACATTATTTGAAATAAGTCCAGATGAACCTCTTAAAGCAATATTTTTTTTGTAAGTTCCAGATGGAGAAGTTATTACTAGTCCACTTCCGCTAAATGTCTTAATACCGCTTACAACTTGATCTACATTACTAGATCGAACAACCGTAGAATCTATAGAAATACTATCAGCACTAACAGTTAATCCGTCCCCTTGGCCAATATCAAAACTTCTACTAGAAGATAAAGCTCCTCCACCAACTAAGCCGCTACCAGCAGTAAATGTAATTCCAGATAACGCAATGTTTTGAACATCACTTATACCTAAATCTGATCTAATTTGAGATGGTGTTCTAGTATAAATAACTTTTGATGAAGAAGATGGGTCAGAAAGAAATACTGGAAACTGTGTAGCAGAGGTACTTCCCGGTTGAGATTTGATTGAATAAGATCCTGACGATGTTACATTGCCAACAAAAATAGAATCGCCGTAAAAAGTTTTTATTCCACTGACATCTTGATTACCACTGGTTCTAACTATAGCGCTACCATCCAAGAGATTACTTATTGGATATCCACTTGCCACTCTATCTACAGGTAATATGCCGCTTGTTGCTAATATGGGATAGCCACTAGGCGTATCAAATGTAATAAAGTTATCTGAAGATGTTATCTCTATAATGACATCGTGATCTTGAAGAACATCAAGATTAACAATATTTTCAGTAACTTCTATGGTATAGTTGCTCATTTAGCACTCCATGTTGGTAGAATTTTTGCTATTTCTCTTTATTACAGCTATAGTACCAAAAAGTACTCTGGTAACATATGTTCCACCTTGAGTATAAAAAACATCATTAGATTCTAATTCAAGATCATACTTGGCACTTTTAAATGTGAAATTATTAGTAGCAGTTGCTGGAATCATCAATACAATTTTTCCATTTACTCCATCTAATGTCATCTTATAATCAGAGTTAGCATTACCAGTTGAATAAGTTATTGTTTGATTATCGCTAGTAGTCAATAGCATTCTAGCACACCAGTTGGTTATATTAATTGGAGTGCCTTCACTATTCTTGTAGATAAAAGTTAGTGTGTATGAAGACCCCTGCTCAATATTAAAATCATACTTAGCTGCTGCCATTTTATTCTTCCATTTCTGCTAATTGTGTTTGGATATATAAACTTATGACGCGCATTCTATACTTATCTATGTTCATAGACTCTGGATTAATATTCTCTTCATTAAGAATGCTAGCAAAGGCTAACGGGGTTCTTCTATTGTCTGATAAAATATCTCTTATTGTAGTGGCACTTACATCAGACATGATATCCAAATTGGTAAGAACATCGACTTTTAATTTTTCAAGCTCTTTTACTTCCGACTTTGTGAGTTGTCTCAAATTCTTTTTAGATTTAGAATTTAGGTACGCATCAGTCAGAACATCCGAAATTTCATTCCAACTTTCTTCAGCCCAATAAATGAATTCTGCAACTCCCGGTTTACTTCGTGGAGTTTCTGTTCTTTGTTTTCTTGGGCCGCTATCTTTTTTCAAAACTGGCCTTCCATTTGGATTGCTAGGCTTTGGAGAGTTGGGTAAACCGCCGCCGGGAGTTGGTGGCTTTGGCATTAAGATATCTTTTGGAACACTGGTTTTTAAACCAACATCTTGTGGATTGACTTTTCCTGCTTGTAAAGCAATCTTTTCCAAATCCATTTTATGATTAGCGTTATGAAATGGGCCAGCCTTATCGGGCGTATCTTCGCCTTGTCTATCTTCAAATTCTCTTTGTAATCTGATCTTTTCGATTTGAGGAATCTCCTTAAATCTTTCAAGAACAGTTTCTTGACTAATAATATCTCTATCAACAAGCTGTAATAGTAATGCTTTTTCTGCCGCTTCATCAGATAATGTCATCTGATCAAATTGAATATATGCTTTATATCTAAATCCCATCGCTTGTCTGACCATCTCTATTTCTTTTTCCCAAAATCGAATTAACTGATCTCTACCGTATTGAAGTCTTTCTACTAATGTCTTTAGGGATATGAAGTTATTAGTAAATCCACCTCCATTGCTTGCCATACCAGTTAACGTTGGTGGAACACCTAATCCAGCATAAATACTATTTAGTACAGCGGTATACTTTTCAGAGCCTAGAAATTTGTATACTTCGCTACTGGATTCTTTGAAACTTAATTCTGGCCCCCAAACAAGTTCCATTGTGCCACCACCAACATTACTGGCTAGAATATCTCTTAATTTGTTAATTGCAGTTTTATTTGGCAAAATCTTATGCTCAAGATTTCCAAGTGTCCATAAACGTATGTTAGATATAGCACCATCTAAGGCTGACATATCTGCTAATCTCATCTTTTCTAGCATAATAATATCATCTAGAATAGCGTAGATCATTGGATTGGCCCACATTTGCCAATCGTCTTTTTTGTAATGGAATACGCATAATCTTTCAGAATCTAAGGGAATTCTTTTTTCCTTATTTAGAAGTGCTTTTTTAATATCAACGGGCAAACTATCAAGAACATCGTTTGGTATTGTGCCACCAGCAAAGGTATCTAAAAATGTTCCAGCATTCAAAGTATAATTGGAAATACCCATGAACAATGATAACTTTCCATCCTTGAGTTCCACCGTCAATGGGCTAAAAAAATTATATCTCCACGGTATTTGATTTTGCTTCATATTAGGAACTTCTACCCTAATATCTTTTGCTAATGACTTCATGTATTTTTCAAGATCTGATGTTATATTAGCATAGCTTCTATACATAATGACATTACCAGTTTTGTATAGATTATTTAGGAATCTTTCTGATCTCTCTTTTCCATTTACACTCTTAAACCATTGCTGATAAAATTTTTCAACAGTTTTGTTAGGATGAACGATGCTTATGCCTTGGCTACCAAAATCGCCCATAAGATCAATAATATTTCTAATGATACCGACTTTATCATAAGCATCCATGCACATTTTTATAATGCGTCTTTGTTGATTTGGAACAGATTCTGTCTGTCTAAACGCATAATAATCGGTCTTATTAAAACCGGGTCTAACTGATCTATTTGGTTCAATATCTATGAAAGTTCTGTACGCGCTACTGGCGGAAGACTTATTTAAGCCAGAATAGGCATCGATATTGTCAGACAATCTTTCCATAGCATTAGATTTGCTAGAAAAGTTATCATCTGACCAAGTTATCATGTCATCGCTCATAGTTTTTCCTTAATTGGAATGTAATTGGAATGCTACTTTTTAATACACATCTTTCATGTTATCAGAGAACCAACTTGGGCCAGTATAAAGCTTCTCGTCTTCTTTAACTGGAACGTGGCCACCGGTAGCAAAACCACCATAAAACTCATATGCTTCTGGAGTTGGAGTACGCTGCAATGTTCTTGCTGCCATATTTGCCATTAAAAGTGCAGAATATCTATCTTTTCGCATTTTACTCTTTTTACCAGTACCAACTATAACCTCTGGAGTATCCCATCTATCTCTGCCATTAGATGTTTGAGTCATCTGAATCATAGATAATTCATCTTTTAGTTCTTCTATATCCATGACACATTCCTCTAAGGTATCAAACATTCTGTTTTTTAAACCATCCTCAGAGTTTGACAATCCAAGTGTTATAGAGTCAAAGAATGGAAATAACAAAACTTTATCTTCAAAATCTTTTCTCATACCGTGATTAGCTTCTGCCAGCCAATCATACTTAGCGAATTGACACATTTCTAATATATGCAATCCTCTTTCTCCATCTGTATCTTTAGGCTTATCGTCATCAATAGTGGGCCAAATTGCCATCTCGCCATCTTTGATTTTATCTTTGTCATGTAACGATTCCATAACTGCAACACCACCACCTTGCGCATCCATAGCAATATGAACGCATGGAAATAGTCTCATTAAATCCCTAATTTTTCTGGCGCAGTATGCATAGAAATCTGATTCTTGAGCATAACCCTTTTTTACTTTCTCTTTATGTTCTTGTCTAGTTGTAGTCCAGCAATGAACTATTCTTCTGTGATCTCCATGAATCTCTATTATAGTAATACTAAAGTTATCAACTTCAGATGCTGGGTCAACACCAAAAACATATCTTTTATTGACATCGCCAATAAGAGAAGCTTCAAATTTTATTATGTCCTTCTTAGAATCAAATATAGGTGTTTCATTATTCCCAACAACACAAGACTCTATAAGAGATCTCTTAAAGAATCCTTGACTGTCTCTAGTAAAACAAGCCCCATATTCCATTTGATAAATACCAGCATGAACGGTAGCTTTTGATCGTGCCACTTGGTCAGCATCCATAAACCCAACTGGTAAGAGTTCATAAGGCATTCGTATTATAGAGTATTGACGCCAATCAAATGTGTCTGGCGGCTGTTCTCCACCAAATACCTCAGTTAGTTTTGCTATATTACCACGACTTTTTATTATTGATTTCCATTTCTTCCAATATGTGGCAAAGTGATTAAAGTCATAGTATGCTGTACCAGACAATATAATTTGATTGTCTTTTATTTCTGGATTCTCTTCTTCTGTTTCTATTTCTATACCTAATTCAGCTGCCTTCTTTTTTGCAGACATTCTCTTAACATTTTGTACAGGATCAGCACTAACAGCAGCAAAGCCTGCGACCACATTTTCAAATATATCCCTAGGAATAGAAGCAAACTCGTCTGCAATAATATCGTTAGCACGTTGACCTCTAATCTTTTGACCATCACCTAATGGTAAGCATGTTATAACACTCTCATTAATTCTCATGGTGCATCTATCAACATCTCTAGTGGGACCACTATTACTATCACACATATCCCTTAATAACGGGGCATTACGCCATATAGTTTCCATATATTCAAAAAGAACTTTTGATTGTCTAAATGCTGCACCGACTATAACAATTTTTCTTTTGGGTAATAACATTCCACGAAGTATAGAATAAAGAGCTAATTTAAATGATTTTCCAAGACCTCGACTACCAACAAGCATAGGGAATTTTCTATTCCAAAGTTCATTGATGATGAGAGACTGAGATGGAAGTAGTTGAATATTCAATACTTGATGACATAAGAATGGCAAATACTCTGGCCTACTCATAAGCCAAGATAGTTTGAGATGAAAATCGTCTTCAGAAGGATTTAAGATAGACATTGGATTAAAAATGTCTGTATCTATGACATCTAATCCAAGCCAAGCCTCATCTATAATTTTTAACTTATCTTTTTTCATTCTGTGAAATGCCAGTTTCGTAATATAGAATCAGCAAAACCGTAATATACAGTTTCTTCCGCATTGAGATACCAATCTCCAGATTTCAGTTTTCTGATTAAATATTGGCGAACCTGTTTGACGCTTGGCTTCTTTCCAAATTTTTCATAGAAGAACTTGCCCTCTACACACCTTCCGGCATAGATATTAAACATAGTATCAGCTGTTTTTCTATGATAATCAGATTCACTCAAAGCACTAAGATAGTCGGTATTAATATCAATAGATCCATAATGAGACATAAAATGGGAATTTGGAGTCATATAACGATAATCTGCCGCTTGCATAAAAATACTACTCATAGATTCAGCCTGACCATAGATGATAATTGTCACATATGATCTACACATCTGTATAGCATCATAAATAGCCATTCCGTCAGCCCATTCACCGCCAATACTGTGGCAATGAATAGTTATATTAGCATTGCTCCTCATATCTAATGCCCTCAAGTTCTTAATGAAGGTATTAGACATTCTATATTCAACACCGGGGTTTTGGTTATCTTCGGCGTGGTAATGATTGTGAAGAAATATTTCCCTAGTGGCAATATTAGCCCCGTAATCATGAAAATCTTTCAATAGTTCTGGTTCAGACATCATTTTTTCCTCCCTATTGTATACATTTCATTGACACGTTTTAGTATGCTACTAACAGCAATAAATGCATTAGTTTTATTTCCACAAAATAGTATTTGAACATTATTGTACAACTGAAATTCAAACAAACACTTAAGCATATATTTACCAGTTATCTTTAAGGAGCCTTTGTTCTTAACTGGTATTCTTGTTTCATCTGGGAACTTTATTAGATCATCCAAAGAAAATTCTAAAACAATAAATTTATGAGGGAATGGCATCATTCTTTCTATTTCTGCTAAAAAAGCATGTTTCTTTTGACCAAGATTAACTGCCAATTCCTCAACACATCCTTTTCTTTCTATGCATATCTTATCTTCCATACCTTTTATGGAATAGTCTCCGGTGTCGAGTTTTTCTTCGACCATGCCAGCGCAAGTATTGAACTCACGAAAAAAATATCCATCTTGCTCTCTTGTGTCTTTGATCACAGTGAATTTAGGGGCTTCTTTATATTGCATTAATTATTTCCTTAAATAGAGCTTCATAATGGATTTCCTTGCCCTTTATAGAATCATGACATTGTTTACATAGTGTTATACCATTATCTGGATCATATCTCAGAGAAGAGGCAGAAGCCCATTTCTTAATATGATGAACATTTAAGCATGTTTTTCTACCACATCCCGGCATCATACACTTTCTCTTATCTCTTTTTAAGACGGATTTTCTAAAATCAGAGTATGCGGGATTATCGTAATTTCTTTTCATAATTGATATATTTTGTCTATTCTAGATTTTTTTCTAATTTCTATACAAACTATTCTCATTTCTATTGACGAATTTTGTTTCATGATAATCTTTATAAGATCATTCAGAACTGTAAAACATGCATCATCTGGATCATCTGCACTCAAAAATATAGTTGGAAATGGGCTATTGTATGATTTAAGGAATAGGTGTTTTATTCTGCTAAACACATTTGATATGTCTATCATTATGCGATAACTTTTCATTTAATTTCTCTTCTATCATAAGTTTTACAAGACTATTAAAGTCATGTTTTGGAGTCCATCCCAACTTAACTCTTGCTTTTTCTGCTTTTCCTTTAAGGTAATTTACTTCGGCTGGCCTATAGTATCTTTCGTCCTGACCAACATATTTATTCCAATTTGTGATATTAAAATAACCAAAGCTGGCATCTAGTAGATCGCGTATTGAGTGGGTTTTTTCTGTGCATATCACATAATCGTCTGGATCGTCTTGCTGAAGCATTAGCCACATAGCCTCGACATAATCTCCAGCATAGCCCCAATCTCTATAAGAATCTAGATTGCCCAGCATTAATTTAGGAAATGTCACATCATTATACATAATGTAATTTTCGTCGGATTCTAAATACGATGTATTTGTTACATTATTATCACACATCCAGTGTACAAAATCGGCAAGCCAGTTGATGACTTTCTTGGTTACAAAGTTATCGCCACGCCTCGGGCCTTCGTGATTAAATAAAATACCACAACTTGCGTGTAAATCGTAGGCTTCACGATATAATCTAACAGAGTGATGAGCGGCACACTTAGCAATAGCGTATGGAGACTGTGGTAAAAATTTAGTATTTTCATCTTGGTATTTATTTCCTTCTCGGTCCCTATCATAACAAGCCCCAAACATTTCACTAGAAGAGGCTTGATAAAATCGGGTCGATGGCATATAATCCTTAATATGCTGTAAGATATTTAGGCAACCTTTTCCGGTAATATCCCAAGTAAGCAGCGGCTGAGAAAATGAGGTTCCTACATGAGATTGGGCAGCGAGGTTGTAGACTTCATCTACATGTTCGTAATTATTAAGGACATTAGCAACACTACCAGAATCTGTTATGTCTCCCTCGACTAACTGGAATCTAGAATGATTCAATATATGCTTTATTCTTTGTGTATTGTCTGTACTGCTCCTTCGTGATACACCAACTACTTGATAGTTCTTCTCTAGTAGTAGGTCTGCTAGATGGCTTCCATCCTGCCCAGTAACTCCAAATATAATTGCCTTCATAATTTATTCCTTTTTTACTACCCAAGAACTGCTATCCATTATTTTAAACTTACCGCTGAAAAATTCATTTACTGCCATGACTACACCGTGAGTATTTCCATAGTCATGTCCAGAAATGTATCCACCAACTTTTACCTTTGGTAGCCAGCATTCAATATCTTTTTTAACAGCCTCGTATGAATGAGTCATATCTATATAAACAACATCACATGAATTATCTTCAAATTGTTTAGAAGCAAGAGAAGAGTCCATACGTAATGGAGTAAAGTTACGACTACCCATATTATCTAAGAAGATTGTGTAGATATCTGTTTCTGTGGCTAGCTTATGAGTAGTTTCCAGTTCATCTGGAGAACCTTGCCATGTATCCACGATATAAATTTTTATCCTATCTCCAGCCTTATCGCATAGATATGCTGAACTAGAACCTAGCCAAGCTCCACATTCAACAAAGATACCATTATCTGGTATAGTTGATAGTAAAAAATCAAATGTGTTTGGATAATCAAACCAGCCCTGTATTTCATTGTAAGTTTTCATATTGTTCCTTTCCAACATCTTCTCTGATGATATCTTTTTCACATAATTCCACATGGTATATTTCATATACTATACTGTCTTCAAGCCCAATAAATCTATGATTGTTTTTTGGAGGAACTTGACACATTTCTCCTTTTGATAAGATAGTTTCATCTAGAAGATTATAGTCATTTTTCCACTCTTGTATTTTTATCTTTCCTGTTTCAACATAAAACGTATTGTATTTATAATTATGATAATGTTTGGAGCAACAAGAGCCTTTATTAATTTCTATTCTATGTATAGATACATTATTTTTGGTGAATAACTCTACCGTATTTCCCCAAACTTTACCTTGTTTATTCATATTATTTTTAAAGATACTTGCTCTTTAGCTGAATACAAATATTTATATTGTAATTGTGTTTCATCTATGAATTCCATCCACGCTTTTATTTCATTTATTTCAAAGTCTGGATATCCAATAAGTTCATCAAATATTATAACAGTATCTTTTTTTATATACGGTTTCATATAATGTAATATAGTTTTAGTTGATGAATATATATCGCAATCTATATGAATTAAAGAAACGGTATTATTATAGTTTTGCAAAAATGATGGAAGAGTGTCTTCAAAGAAACCTTTAACATAAGAAATATTTGAATTATCGATTTTTGGAAGATTACCATTAACATTGAAATGTCCCTTTTTATGCGTCACTCCTCTAGATCCTGGCCATGCCTCTGGAAGTCCTTCGAAAGAATCAAATGCATATATTTTATTATTTGGCATATACTTAGAAATAAATCTTAGGGAATTGCCAGTAAAAACACCAAATTCAAAAATATCGCCTGTTCCTACAGACTTTAATGTATCTGACATAACGCCACCGCGAGTTTTATAAATTTTGCTTTCTGTTTTTATTCTATTTACTTCATTTATTATCATATTATTTTTTTCTAATTTTGTAGGAATAACTTCATTAAATTCAGATTTAACTGGGGATAAGTTTATAATTTCTATTCCAAGTCTTTCTAATAGATTTAAGGCTTGAGACATTTTTTGCTTTAAGTGATCCATACCAAGTCGCAGTGGATCTGGTGTTCCATGTCCATAAAAAAAATCAGATTCCATACCAGAAAAGAATTCTTCTGACCAATCTTTAATAGATTGATTTTTTGGTTTTAAAAATGAATTTTGTGGAGTTGGTTTTTTGTTATCGTTCCATTTTTGAATTTTTTCTGGGTTATAATCATGGTCAAATCCTAGTAATGAAATAGTTTTTGGATTGAATGTATCACAAATCCAATATAAACCATTAAAAAAAATAGTATATCCTAAGTAATGCTGCGGTGATTTACATTGTAAATTTAATTTATTAACTATATTTTCAATAGATTTGCTATATTGTTTATAACTAACTTCTAAATCAAAGTTTTTATTCTTTGGTCTGTGTTCATTAGGAAAATCTCCGCTATGAATCCAAACGTCAAATCTAGAATTCTCGAAAAGTCTCCATGCATTATTTACACAAACAATAGTATATTTAGATAAATCTATTTTCTCAATGAGTTTTGCTGATCGGCCACTTCCGATGTATAAAATATTGTCGTGCATTTTAATCTATTACTGTATCTGGAGTTAAGAATGGTTGATCAATCTGCCCATCCTCATATTGATGAAAAGCACTTAGTCGCTCACGCTCCTTATTCATAGCAAGCCTCATCTTTTCCATTTCGATCCCGTATCGCTTTAGAGTTTCTGGATCTTGCATTAAATTAGCAACCCAAGAGGTGAAACTTTGCTTACTATCTTCTAGTCGTTTAATACGCTGTTCACGGGTTCCCTTCATTTCGCGTAACATACTAGCCTTTTTGCTTTGGAGTTCGCGGTAATCCCTATTGAGGGCTTCTTGCGAAGCCCGTAATGAAGCAAGCTGACGCTCTAGATTTAAAACGTAGTCGTGGTCACGTTGATCCTTATCGACGGCGCGTTCGTCTGCTAACATTTTTTCTAAAACGGTCATCTCATTGAGATTATCCTTATTACTCTTCAAGCAGCGGTTCATGAGTATTTCTAGCTTAATAACATCTACTACCTGTAGTTCTTCTGTTGGAAAAACGTCATCTTTGAACTGCGAAATTATGCGCGACCAGTGATACTTAAAAAGCTCTAACTCAGAAGGAGTAAACTGGTTTTCTAGTTCAATCCAGTAGGGGCGGTCTTCTAGTGAATATGCGGCGGCTTCTTCGTTTGATAGTCCAACCTTGAACTTACGCTTAACGAAGTTGTCAACCGATTCAACATCGCGGTCGAGTTGCTTGGCAATATCCTCTACGGTAACGTGATCAATCAGTCGCCCGATAATACGTTCCTCGTCTTTAGAAATCCTACCCTTCTTCATCTAACAACTCCTTAATTATCGCTATGATTTCTTCTCTTCGTTTCTTTGGCACGTATACATCATTGATTAACTTTAAGTAATCTGCGCGATATTCTGAAGGTAACTTGCGGTCAACGGTGTCTTGTAAACTTCTGGCATCTATTTTATTGTCATTGTTGTATTCTGTACTAGGGGTAAAATCTTCATAAGACAAACTGCTTGGTTTTAGAACTCGCTTCTTTTCTTCTTCGCCCTTAGTGTAAAAGTTATCACGAACAAAGTTTTTAAGCCTGTTAGATAAGTGAACTGCTAGGAAATTCTCAAGGGGGCGGTTGCTATCATATCGCTCCAGTGCGTCCATACAAATCATGAAAGCTTCTTGTTTTATATCATCAACCTCATAACCGTGGAATGTATAGCGGGCCGACATTCTATTAACAACAATGTTAATCTGATCTATAACTTGGGCCTCTGTCATATTTTTAGGGATTTTCATTCCGCTTTTTCTTCGTCTACCCACTGTAGAGTTCTCCATTTCTCACCGTTATAAAACTGCACGGTATCAGTTTCTTCATCGTAAATAAAAGTCCCCTTTTTAGCATTAGTGCCAGATGACGGTTCTAATTGTAACTGCTTTGCTGCCAACTTGTTGACGTTAAGCTTACTAGTTCGCAAAGATAGCTGTTTTGAGTATTTAGATAAAGCTTCCGACACGTAATCGCTAAACTCTTTACTATCAAAAGATAGTGCGCATATATTGTCGTTAATAGTAGCTAGTAAAGAATCATTTGGTAATGATAGAGTAACTGGAAAAAATGGATCTCTAGCCACCACTAAAGAATTTTGAGCATGATATAGTAATGCTAAACTCGGTGGAATCTCAGAGACTATTACGCTAATGGAATCTTCTGGAAAATAAAATCTAGACGAGCTTTTAATAAATTGAACGTGATTTTCGTTTTTACCGTAAATTAGGGGGACTTCACGCTTAAAGTAGATTTGATTATTATGTTCATAGGCATATCCAATACCCTTCTCATATCCAACAACAGCATTATCTTTATAAGAAGAAATTTTGTAGAAGAACTTATTGTCGGGGCCGAATCCAATAGTATTAGCTATAGAGTTTTCATCAGATATATAATTGTAATATTTAGCCTCTGATAGTACTATGCTTCCCTTTTCTATATCAAGTAGTCCACATAGAATAATATCATTATTATCTAGGTCGCCCTGCTTACAAGTTTCAATCGCTATCTTTGGCGTCATTATCGTCGTTATCCTTGTGCTTATCTTCGTTTAATAAAGATGCAATAGAACGATCCTCATGACGCAAGTCAGAGTCTATTTGTTCTTGTAAAGAAGCTGTAGCGCGACAATCCAATTGTGTTTCAATTGTTTGTTTCTTTTTCATAAAATGTCTCCTATACAACATTATACACGCCATATAGATAAATTAACAGATTCAATGAATCTAGCAGGGGCAATGGGGGTGGATTGGGTAGTACTAATATACGATACTGGTAGTATTTCTTTTGAAAAACGTGTATGATATAGGGGTGGTTTTATCTTATAATTAAGGGACGTTAAAATGAGTAGACCAAAAGGTTCAATGGATGTGATCAAACGACGTAAAAGAAATCAATTTGGATTTGGGTTGGCTGAAGCAAATCAGATTCGTTCTCTAAGAAATAAACATCTTACGTTTTTAGAAATAGAAACTATTACAGGATTAAGTTACGCACAAATCAAAAAGATTTGTAAAGACTTTGATATTAAAACTATTTCTTCGATAGAATTATCTCAGAAATCTACAGTTGATTTCAATCTAGAACAATGCGGCATATACGTTATCGAAATGAGGAAGAAGAATGGATATGTAGGATATTATGTTGGTAGTTCTACTAATATTGGGGAGAGATACAAAAACCATCTAGCATCTCTAAACTCTAATAGTCACTACAACGCTTTTATGCAGTTTCACTACAATGATCGATTATCAATCAATTGTTATATTTGGTCGCTAGAAGATGAAAATGATTTACTGTTTAAAGAGAGTAAGATGATAGCTTCATATTGTGGCCTATATAACGCTTGGCGCAATATCGATATAGAAGAGGTAAAGGAAGAGCTATTGATGGCGGCTCAGAAATTAAATGAGGATAACTATACTGTTACCGACAGCGGTTGTTGGGAGTGGAGAAGTGTTGATTATCATGGATATGGTAGAAGTATACAGGTAGCAACAAGATATTTCAAACCTCATCGCGTTTCACTGTTCAAATATACTGGTGAATATCCAGAACTAGTCAGACACAAGTGTAACAACCGACGATGTGTGAATCCAAAACATCTTGAGGGTGGATCGTACCGAGAAAATGCAAGAGATAGGCAGACTCAAGGGTGATCCAAGAAGATGGGGTAATACTTATCAAAGATTTAATGATTATTGCGTTCCAACTACCCTCGACTTTCCGGCATGTCGTAGAAAAAACCTTCTATAAAGTAAAACCCCCCTATATCCCCTATCTTAACATCAGAGAGTCTAGGGTGGGCCGCGTTTGCCGTAAACCCTTATAGCACATAGACTTACGACTAATCACATGATCATCACGATCTTCTGTTTAAGAGAATAATGTATTTGGCACAGCGTTTGCTATAGAGAATATTTATTGCTTTGGCACAAGATTATATTTAAAAATATTTGAGATTGCCCCTTGACATGGCCGATAAGTATGGTATAATAAGAGCATAAGAAAGAAAGAGAGAAAGAAAATGGAAAAGACAACTCATATCAACGACTTCATCGCTAGCCTTCCTAGGATTGTGGAAAAGAAAATCTGGAAGGTTACCGATAAGAATGGAAAGGTTATCCAGTGTGTGAGTGCTACCGATAACCGCAAGGATACCGCTCAGAAGTATATCGATGAGAAGTATCCTTCTCAGGCTCTTACCCTTACCTTCTCACACTTTGGCGGATTGATTACGATTCGCTGAAAAGGGGCTTGACAACTAAAAACCATACGCTATAATAGAGAAAAGCAAAGGAAAAAAGAAATGACCATCCAAGTTCAAAACGTTGTTCGTCGCCTTGTCGCCCGTCATGGATATTCCGCAACGTTCGTTCAGAACATGGGCGAGGGTATCTACCTCTATAGCATTGGCGGGATCATGTACCGTATCCGTGGTGATGGTACGATTCTCTAAAAAATATTCTTTAAGGACTTGACACGCGGAAAGCCGATAGGTATAATAGCAACATGACACGAATCACTTGGACAATCGAAAGCCCTCACCGATACAATCTCTTTGTTCACGGTATTGAGGTAGGCTACAATCTCTCGTTGAATGATTTCTTTACCCTTCTGAAAAGGTATGAGTGCTGAAATGGTTTTGACTTTTGCTGATTATACGCTGCTCGTTGGATACATTTCGGTCGCTGCGTTCGCGTCGTACTCTGCTCACGTTGTTGGGCAGGCTATTCGCGGATACCTTGACGGGATTTGACAAATAAAAAGATTCCTGTACAATACATTCATCATCACCAAAAGAAAGAGAAAAGAAATGTTTGGCACTGCATACGCTATCCGTAAGAATAACCTCAACACCATCTTCGCATCTATGGTAACTGGTAAGTATACCGCCGTGATCGACCCGAAGGGTAATACTCACGTTGGCCTTGTCAATGCTATCATGCGTGAGGATGGTAGTGGTCGTAACTGGATCGTGACCATCACGAATCAGACTAAGAGTGAACAGGTGTTCATTCATGCTACATGAACGTATCACCCTACCCACACCGGTAAGCACCCACCCACAATAGGGGATAGAATGACCGCTCTAGTATTCATGGTATCGTATATTGGGCTGTTCGTATGTACACTGTGTAAGGATTGAACGTAAAGCCTTACCACATAAGGACTTATGGCGAGGGCGGCGGGCCGGATTTGACGTAAACCCTTGCTATATATAGACTTACGACTAATGAGGACATCGTATCGATGAGGTGTTTAGGAATAAAATATCCCATGCTCAAGGAATAGGCGTGGTAAGATAGGGTATCTGTTGCAAAATGCTACACTGCTATAGTTTCTCGGCCAAAAGTGCTATAGCAAAATGCAACACACTGTAGCAAAATGCTACGCTTAATCTCTAGGCACAGAAAATAGCATAGCGTTTTTCCCGCGAAATACGCACAAAAAAATAATCTATGTTTGGCACACCGATTGCTCTATATATAGGTATAAGAAAGAGAGTTTGAAAGATGATGAATAAGACAATGAAAAATGCGATTAAGAGAATCAAGAATGAAAACAATAGGAAGATTGCTTATAGTCTTCCGGTTGTGAATAAGGATATAAAAAAGAATGATGAAATGGTTCGTAAGTTTTTTGAAAGCATGAAAGGTTGATGAAAATGGAAAAAGTTACCCATATTAACAGTTTTATTGCAAGCCTTCCCAAGATGGTCCAAAAGAAGGTTTGGAAAGTTACCGATGAAAACGGTACGGTTGTACAGTATGTCGGTGCTACCGATAATCGGAAAAGCACTGCTCAAGTGTACATCAACGAAAAGTATCCGAATAGGGTTCTCAAGTTGACGTTTTCCCATTTCAAGGGATTTATTGCAATCCCCCGCTGAAAGAGGGGGTTGACGGGACGGAAAAGTTTGGTATAATAAGAGAAAGAAAGAAAGAGAGTTAGTTATGAATGAGTTAGTTTTTTTCGTTTCCGATTGCTGTGGTTGTGAGAGTAACCCCGATTATGGTATCTGCTCTGCTTGTGGTGAGCATTGCGAAATCGTCACAGAAGTCTATGAAAGGGACTACATTCCCGGTCAAGATGATGGCGAATGGTGACTTGACAACCTAAAGAATCTCGTATAGAATACCGATAAGTAAGAAAGAGAAAGAGAGAAACGAAATGAGAAACCTGACTACTGCTGAACTGAAAGACATCCACCTTGCCATTATCCACCGTGAAAATCGGATTATGGATACCATCCTGCCGATTACGCAGGGTGAACAGCACGAAGCCTATAAGGCAGAAGCCGCTAGACTTCACGCTCTTCGTGACAAGGTTTGCAAAATGTCTCTGGAAATGGAACTGGGTTTCAGTCTCTCTTGACAGAGCAAGAAAAGTTTCGTACAATCCATCATCATAAGTAACCCAAAGGAAAAGAAAATGGCTACCAAGTTTCAAATCATCGAAGATGCAAAGCGACAGGCTCGCATGTGCTTTCTCGGAATCGCTATCCCTCACCAGCCTAGTCTAGCCGATGGAGTGTATGGTCCGATTCGCAGTGAAAAAGTTTTGAAGTTCAATCGCAAGGCTTTGCGTCGATCTGGCAAGGTCAAGAGCGAAAAGGTTGATCCCCGCGTTTTAGGGGGTAGTGATCTTATGATCACCAAGGTAGGAAAGCCCGGTTCGCGTGA